GAGTGACTTCAGATTGTATCCCGGATATTTTATCGAATGCAGATACAGTGATTAAACCAGATGAATCTATGTCAAACTTAACAACAATCTTGGTTTGACCCTTGGGTCTTTTTTCAAAACCGCTAAGAACAAATTCACCAAGGAACTCATTATCTTTAGCAAGTGGACGCTCACCTTGATATATACGAATATTTACGCTTTCCTGGTTATCTTCTGCTGTGATAAAATCTTGAGCAGAAGATACTGGTATATTGGCATTGCGGGGGATGATTTTATTTAACAGCCCGCCCTTGGTTTCAATGCCCAGAGACAGCGGGGTGACATCTATAAGCAACGCGGATCCCTCTGTTTTCTCTGAGATTGTGTGGGCTAAACTTGCCGCACCAGCTGCCACAGTTAGATCGGGGTCGATATCAGAATAAATTTTTGTATTAAAGTTCTTAGAAACATAATCTCTCACAAATTTTGACTTTGTGCTTCCACCAACTAAGATTATTTTAGAAAGTTGTGATATTTTTCTATCAGCATCATTTAGTGCATTAAGAACGTGAGATTTTGTCTTAATGAGAAGATTCTGGATCATCCATTCATAGGTTTCTTTGGTAATATCAACTTTGTGGTGATACAGCTTGCCATCTAATGAGCCACAATATTTAAGGGTTTTTACAACTTGCGTTTTGTAATTAAGTTGTATCTTTATTTCTTCTGCAAATTTTTTAAGCCTAACATCAAAATCTTTAAAAGTTTTCACATGATGTGGAATAGAACTAGATATATAATCTGCCAGAAGGTTATCAAAATCGTCTCCACCGAGCTTTGTATCACCCGACGTACTCAGAACTTGGTATACATTATCTTCGGATAACTCAAGTAGTGTTACATCGAAGGTGCCACCACCAAGATCGTAAACCAAAACAAGCTCATTAAGCTTAGCCTCCTCTCCATAAGCAAGTGCAGCGGCTGTGGGCTCGTTAATGATTCTCAAGACATTAAGCCCTGCAGATTCTGCGGCTTTCTTAGTTTCAAGTCTTTGGTTCTGATTGAAATAAGCGGGAACTGTTATGACAATTCCGTCAACTGTTTCTTTTAATTGAGATTCTGTAATTGATTTTAAATACGCTAGTATTTTAGATGCAACAGAAGTAGCATCAATCGGGCTTGATGCATCGCCTATATATCTTTTGGAAGACCTTATGGTTTCTTGAGGAAAGTTTTCTTCATTTTCGACAGCTTCCGTTCCAACATAATATTTATCTCCATGGCACACAACAGATGGAATTAAGACACTTCCAGATTCATCCTTTATGAAGATAGATTTACCCAGCTTATCCCTGAAACAAACTACAGAATTTGTTGTTCCCAAGTCGCAACCAACAATTATGCCCATGGCTTAATTGTACATTTTAATCCTCTGGATTGTCTGTGGAACCTGGATAATACCCGTCATAGAGTGTCCAGAGCGGGTTATCATCAGCGAACAGTTCTTTTCTAAACACAACTTTATCGTCAGATGTAAATAATTTTATTGAATTCTTTTCCACGGTTCTCTCGGGTAATTCCATTTTGTATTCATGAACCATGTGTAGCATTTGTGAAATTAAGAAAGTGTCTCGGCATGACGGACATCTCATTACTGCATAAATTTCAATCTCATTTTTTGGTAGAAAGCCTTTGTGAGAATCTCGATAGAAGATCGATCTACAATTCCTATTAGGGCATTTTTCGGGCATTCCAAAGAAAACAGATTTGTACATGATCTCCTACAAATATTTTACAGCTAAAAGAGCTAATAGCCTACTAGGAAGTGACATTTCAATTGCTAGAATATCCATCTTTATATTTAAAACTTTTCACATAAAATTCTTCTTCACTCTTGTAAACTTTGTTTCTAGAATAGAATTGTGATTTCAAGCTTTTTTCTTTATGCTTGAAATCAAAGACAACACAATCTGATTTACCATCTGCTTTTCGAAGACCTCGACCAAGTTGCTGAGTTATTGTATTGGGTGAACCGAGCGAACAAGCGAGAATAATACAGCTTATCTTTGGTGCATCAATTCCTGTAAAGCACCATGATGTGGCACACATAATTATCTCATTTTTCTCAAGTCTATCAAGTTGATATTTTCTGTAGTCCAATTCTTCGTCGGGTATAGGCTTATCATCAGATCCATCCCCGCCAGGGACAAAGAGGCAGTTTTCAATCATCTCTTCCAGTAATTTACCATGCTCTATCCTCTCAACCATGATGAGGGTGGGTCTACCCTGTGAGTGCATATCTTCAGCCAAATCCCTTATAAGTTCATTTCTTTGCTGGCTTTGAACAATCGCATTTTTATAAGTTTCTTGATATGATACAGATGTTTTGTCGATGAACTCAACATCAATGCAATAAATCGATGGGCGAACCAGAAAGCCTCTCTTGATTAGGTCAGATGAGGTTACTTTGTGAATAACGGGACCTGTGGCACCAAACATCCTGATATCCTGATTGTCCATGCGTTGAGGAGTTCCTGAAAGACCACACTTATAATAGGCACTCTTCGCCTTCAGGGATATTTCTTCAATAATCTCAGCGGCAATGTGAGTTTCATCAATAATAAGAAGTTGGCATTTGGACACAAGATCTCTTAAATCGGCTTTGCTTTGAAGCATTTTTTGCTTGCCTTCGATCTTCTTCTTTACATCTTTAATCTTTTTCTCAATAGACTTGTGTTTCGCTGCCGGTGAATTGAGCAAATCAATAGAGAGGATTTTCATTTGTCCTAAAAGACTATCCAGGCTAGTTTTGTCGTTTTCGATATCCACCACTTTCTTTTTACTTTCAGAATATTTTCTATCAAACGCAGTGAGCAGAGTTTGATAGGTAGCGACATTAACTCCGCCTGGAGCTATGTCGCATTTCCCACCACCTATCTCTCCAATAAAGAAATCATCAGTTAAAGGCTTTAGGGAGTCATTGAACTCCCTCACGGTCTGTTTTAACAATGAAACAGATGGGACAACAAAAATGACAGGGTAAACAGAAAGCTCAGATATAATTCCGCACGATGTCTTGGTCTTTCCAGCACCAGTACACATAGCTAAAATCCCGCGTGTTTTTTCCTTAATCTTCCTGATAGCCTCTTCTTGATAATCTCTAAACGAGTGAGGCCCTAGATCAACAACAGCTTTCTTTTCCACATTGGGCTTGAATCTGGCGTTTTCTACCGTGTATTCTATATTTGAATCTTTTAACTTATCTAAAACTACGGGGAGTAAGCCCGCAGGGAAAGTCATCAACCTTTTATTAAAAAGGGAGATCTTACCGTCCCATCCTCCAGTTTGATATTTCAAACTCCATTCGGCAGATGGGACTGTGTAAGAACATTGGTCGGTAATAATGCTCATGGCTGTATTTGGGTAGTCCCCAGAGACAGTAACATAGTCATTATTTAGTTTAAAACAAACCACTATTATTATACGAAATAAAAGCGGCTAATTTTAGACTCTCACGGCGATTTCATCTTCATCATCTTCATCAAGATTGATGTCGATGTTGCTCTCTTTCGATGTTGGAACATCAAGAACGTCCTTGATGACAACATCTGGTGCCCATTCCATTGCGGGTGCTGTTTGCTCAGGTACAATCCCTTCGCCTGCCAGCTCTTCGATTTCGCCTGAATGTGCTCTTTTAATCATTGACATATTTTTCCTCCTTATTTGTTTATTCTGAATTCCACGACTAAATTCCCAATTCTGTTATTATTTGCACTATTTACGCCTTTTCCAGCAAATGTTACTGCTTGATTTGAAGATCTCAAGTTTGATAAATCATAGCTAATATCTTCAATTCCAAATCTATTTATATTCACTGTGCTGTTATTATACCAATCTTCCATAGAGATTTCTTTTAATGAAATAACATCTCCGTCATTTCTACAATTTAAATCGGGAGTTAAGATTGGGTTTAGTTTAACAAATAGTGAACCAGGCATGTGATTAATCTTTTCTTGATTACCATAATTGGCTATTTGAAGGGTTGCAAGCAATGGGCAATTTTTCTGAATTTCAATATCTATCGTTTCGAGATTATTTTTATTCCCCACCCCCACACAATCTTGACAAACATTCTTTACAGTCTTGCCTTTACCTTGGCATGAATTACACTGAAGTATTTGCTGAACAATAAACGGGCCATTCTGAACCGACATGACTTGGGAGCCCTTACCATTACATTGCTGACAGGTTGAAACATCAGTTCCTCCTTGGCCATTACAAGTGCCACAGAAAATAACCCTCTGGAAGGAAATTTTCACTTTTCCGCCTAGAACGAAGTCTTTCAATGCTATATCAACAGATAGGTTAATGTCAGTATTGCCGACATGTGCCTTTGGGCGACCAAAAAATTCTTCAAAAATAGAACCGTCACCAAATCCGCTAAATGGATCGAATCCCCCAAAGCCACCACCACCAAATCCAGTGGGGCCAGTAGTATTGCCAAACTGATCGTAATTCGCCCGCTTCTGTTCATCGGACAAAGCCTCATATGCCTCCGAAGCTTCTTTGAATTTAGCTTCAGCTTGTGTGTCACCGGGATTTACATCTGGATGATATTGTTTAGCCAAGTTTCTGTATGCTTTTTTTATTTCTTCTTGTGAAGCTGTTCTAGCCACACCTAAAATTGCATAATAATCCATTATGTTTATATTGTACAGATTGTCAAGACTTCAATAGATTGATTATTTTGTTTGATGGGCAAACAACATTCTGCCCAATCCCATACTCGGCTAGAGAACCGGTAACTCCTATAATCGAGCCAATCACCAATCCATCGGTTCCTATACACATTCCACCCGAAACGCCTTGTAATATTTTAGCATCCACGAAGATGACATCATTCCAGGCCGGAGTGGGTGCCTGATCCCCCATAGACTGATTGACGTTTGAGACACGCCCAACAGTTACAGTGTCGCTCCAGCCTTCTGGGGCACCAATAACAGCACATATCTCGCCTACCGAAACAGAATCTGAATTAGCAAGCATAACCCCCGGAAGATCTCCATAATCTCCTTTGATGGAGAGGATGGCCGAGTCAACATTTGGATCACTTTTTAAAACCGAGACATTGAAGAATGTTTTTTGATCGAACGTAATTGAAACTTCACCCTCATTGATGAGATCGGGGGTGCAAACATGAGCCGCTGTACAGACATAACCGTTGCCGATGTGAAATCCACTACCAGACCATTGCTGCTTTCGGGTTTTGCAGTAAATGGTGCAAGATGCAGGAATTGAAGAATCAATAACTTCTTGTATAGTGTCTTTTACTTTTTCAGGCATTTACGGGCTTCCATGGATTAAAGTTTGCAAACTTGGGTACGCCTATATTATACTCATTTGTTTGAATGATAGACGCCTCGCCCAGATCGTAAAGCAATTTTATCATATTTTTGTAATCTTTAATAAAACTCGGATCAGGATTAAGTTTATACCATGAAAGAATCAGGGCAATCATTCCAGAAATGCATGGACAAGCCATCGATGTTCCATCTAAATTTGTGTATTGATTATTTCCCCAAGTAGAATATATCTTTACACCTGGTGCTGCGGTGTCTAATTCCGGCCCCCTTGATGAAAATTTAGCTAATTGTCCGCTGGATTCAACTGCTGCAACAGCAATTACTTCGTCATATTTTGCTGGAAAATTAACAGTGGCTCCATCATTTCCGCTCGCACAAACTACAATTTTTCCTTGTTTTGCAATTTCCTGAATAAGATTTCTCATCTTAGAATCACCTGGATCAACAGGTGTGCCTAGAGACATATTGATTACATCTACGTCTAGGTTTCTTGCTATATCTAGAGCTTTAATGATATAATCGAAGGAACCTGACCCATCATCTGACAGAGCTTTTATAGGTATAAGTTTCGCCGCCGGTGCCACGCCCATAACCCCTACACCACCTCCACAATTCGCGGCAATAATACCTGCCACATGTACGCCGTGGAAATTGTTATGGTCTATGAAATCATTCCCGCCAGTTGCATCATGTCCTTCAATGAAATTAGGTACCAAATCTTTATGATTTGACCAACCAGTGTCTATAACTGCAACCTTGACGCCCTCGCCCTTGCTGTGATTCCATGCTTCTTGTGCATTTATAAAACCCAGCCCCCAGTTCTGCTGATTTGTAAGAACACTAACTGTGTTAATGATTTTGTCTTTCAAATCAGGGATGAAACGAATTTTATCAGGCATGTTATCTTTTTAAAGAAATTCTGAGCCAAATCCTCTTAGATAACAGCGAACACATCAGAGCTCACAGTCTGACCAAAGCCGATAGTACCATCAGATCTGATCACGCCTGGATATGCAGTATAAAAAATTTGATCAGAAACAGTAATTAAGCTACTTGACAAAGTAGCGGAATTAGATATCAAGATTGGGTTGGTTGTGGAAAGTTTATACCAGCTTATTGAGGTGTTCTGAGTGTATGGATTCGCGGCATAGAAATAACTGTATATTCCCACCTGGTCTTGCCCATTATCAACAGATAATGAAGTGCTGATTCCATTATAAGATGATATAGATCCAACGATTGACAACCCGCTTATCACGGGAGTATAATAAGGCTGAATAGTTATTGTGTTGGATTGGTACAAATTGCCCGCGTTAACACCATTGCTGGGTGTGACCTGAACGTAAATTAAATCTCTGGCGTCAAATAAAGTTCGTGCTGATATATCTTCACTTCTTTCAAACAATCTTCCGTCATAATTTGGCATAGGAGTGATTACAGGTGAGCCGCTAAAGCCCAGAAGGGTATTTGCGTATCCAATGGGGCTAGATGGGTTAATTCTAACAAAGCCACTGGTAGTAGCAAACCCCGGTGTGTATGAAGGAATAAGAGTATATGCTGTTAGAGCAACCCCAAGATTAGAAAAAGCAATATTGCCTGCACCGCTGGAAAGAGACAAGATACTTGTTGTTTCTAGACTGGTGCCGGTTCCTATAAAACCAGCACCTCTGTCCGTGATCAAAACACTAATAATGTTTGTGGCAATTCCTGTGGAATTAATAGTCACAGATAGTATAAATGGGGCGACATCCTGATTGTAAAATGATTTTACACTAACCGTGTTAACTCCAAATAAGCTGCCGCCTGTGACAGACAGACTTTGAGAAGGATTAAATGTTACATACTCTATGCCAGTTCTTTGCCTCCACCAATTAATCTGTGTGTTATTTTCTGGTGCCAAGAAATCATCAAAATAATTATACGAAACACTCATTTGCTGATCTAAGTTAGGGAAGCTTGGAGAAAGCAATGGCGAGCCAATTAGAATCGGCTGAGTGTAGCCAAATGATTGAGAATATGTAGGCAAATCCGGGACACTGGTGTATGTAAAATTGTAACTTTGAAGGGAAAGACTGTCGGGGGAATATGTTTCAATTTGAAGACCTGCTCGGAATTCATCTGCGAATTTCACAAAAGCGGTAACATAATCTGTGCTATTCAAAGTCTTGGCAAACGTGACAGTTCCATCATAAGCACTGATAATATAATTTCCTTTGTAAACTTCTTGATTTACAAGAATAACAACTTGAGCATCTGTGGGTATTCTTCCATTTCTAAAATAATAAGTTTTGAAATCATAAGTAATAGTTGGCTCGCCGATTATACTCTCTCTTCGCTCTATGTAGTCGATAGATGCTGAATAAGACTCATAGAGATAAGCACCATCCACGAATGTATACAAACTAGCATTAACATAAATAACTCCGCTTTCTGGAACAGCGGTGTAGGAGTTACCAGGAGGCGATGGAGGAACTTGATTGCCCGTAACAAACAACTTAAATGTATCATCAATAGTCCATGTATAAAGATTACCTTCACTATCAACTATATAGTAACCAAGATTTGTGACATCATTTACGAGAGGTAACAATTTAAGTCCTGTAACAGACTCTGGGGGCGTAATTCTATATGAAAGCTGTAGATTTGGTAATGCACTATTTCTGTTTAGCTGAACTTCGTTATAGTAAGATGTGTCAGCAGATGATGTTCGGCCAACAATCGGGGTGATATTGACAAGATCGCTATTGGTGAAAGAAGCATTCGCCAGTGTTTCAAAAACTTGTCCTGTAACACTCTGGGGATAACTCAAATATGTTTGCAACGCAGGAGTGACAACCACATGATATAATTTAGTAACTGCTGGCAAAATTCTAGCACCAGATGCATAATCTTCAGTAAAGTTAATTTTGTAATAAATACTTAGAACTTTCTGATTTAAATTATATTTTGTATTTGAATCTAAAGAAATAAAATTGCTAAAGTTAATTCTATCAGATGACCAGCTGAAAGAAACATCAGCTAAGGAATTTCCAGGAGTGCTAATGGATGCAAAAATATAACTGATAAATGTAGGAGAGTCATAATCGAAATTCCTAGTCCAAACAGACGTAAACAAATCCAAACTATCTTCTTCAAAAAGAATATTCTTAAGATCATCTTCAGGGTAAGAAATATATTTGAAGATTTTTGAATTAGTGTCTTCGATCATCTCTCGAAGGTGATTTTCATTCCCTGACTTGGATGGTTCAACCACAAGAAGTTGTGTGCCGGAGCCCGTCCATGCTACTTTTATTGTGCTATTAACGCCAATGGCATCAGCTTGAGAATTATCGTTTCCATCCGAAGTAACAATGATGAGAGGCTTAAAACTAAATGCATATTGTGTCAATGCTAAATTAACCGCCTGAGACGATAGTTGCCAAGCTGATTGGCTACTTGATAAATCATCAATAGACGTATCAAAACTCCAATCTTTACTCAGATAAAGATACAAAGGAGTGGAAACATAAGAATTAACGAGTGTGCCATTGCCGGGGCTTAAAGTGAAAGATGTTGTTGAGGATGTACCATCTGAATAAATCACCATGCTATATTCATATGTGCCGTCAACCCACACAAAATTATTGGAATTTCCTTGATACGTTATATTGTAAGTGGACCCAGAAGCGAAGGTTAAATCCAGATTTAAGAACAATTCAAAATCAGATTTATATTCTGATTTAACAGCGTCTATATTTAAATAGTTTGAATCCACTTCATTGATGTTCCCAGAATAGTATCCATTAATAATTGCAGGGAATTGCAATCTTGCATTATATTGAACGGCATCATATAGCCTTGACAGTCTACCTGTATTGCTCACATAATCTATAGAATTCTGGATAACCGTTGTATTGTTTGTGTAACCTTGGTATACCTGAGAAGATGTATTTAAGCAGTTTGATGAGCTGGAAGAATCCGCTGTAGAGAAGAAAAGTAAATCATTAATCTTATTGTTAAATCCATAAACAGAAGCTATAAATTTACTCGTACCCAATCCATTTTGTAGTCTTGTGGACAGGCAGTTGGTGTCAATTCCGCTAGGAACAAGAGAGTTAATTACAGCCTCCCTCACATAAGATGTTGATACGCCAGATTCCGTGATAATAGCGGTGTCATTAATTTCAAAAGATTTTGATGCATCTAGCACCACATTACAGATGATGCCAACATTAGAATACAGATAGCCAGAAGAAGATATAGATGCCCCAGACCAATTACCATTTGCAAAGCCAACTGGGAAGCTCGTATTGTAGAATCCAACAGGCTCGATGGTTTCAATAGGAGTGGCTGGAGTATTAAGGTTAATCCTAAAGAAGAAATCCTTATTTGTAATTGTCCCACCAGATGTTGTAGCAGTGCCGCCTGAAAATGGATTATCTAGATTTGACAATCCCCAAGTAATCTGGGTAGAGAATGTAGAGTTCCCAGTTATAATACCAAGGCTATAAGAGGTGTTAGCAACATAAGGGGTGTTTGTAAATGCAAATCCGTACATTCCTGGATAGCTACTAGAGCCGAGAGTTACAAAAGATTGCGATTGCGTAATCGCAATGCCATTCGAAATGGATGCATACAATGTGGTTATTCCAGATAGATTTACTGGATTAAAATACACAAAGGCTTTGGAAATTATTCCAGAAGAAACGGAGCTAAATGTTTGCTTGGGTGTTTCTCCGAGCGACACACCGTATGTAGGTGCATTTAATATCTGAAGGCTTGCATCTGCATACTCAGAAAGCTTTACCCATGAATCACCTTCGTCATCGGAAATCCAAAGCCCTATGTTCGTAGTTGCGACCAGGTACCCTGTGCCGGAATTTGTGAAGAATGTTATGTCGCTAACAGAAAGTTCTTGTCCTCCAAATTTAGAAACAGGCGACCAATCGAAACATCTATTGGTAGACTTATACACGCCTATGTCAGTAGCCATGAAGTAAGATGCACCACTAGGATCAATCGTGTTATTTATAATCTTGTAACACTGACGCCCCTTTGCGTTATTACTACCGGAGTTCTGCGGATAGAAGTCTAAGCCGTCTGGGTTGCCTACATCGCATTGCTTCCAGTTAATAACAACATAAACACCATTCGACGTTCCCAATGCAAGCCATGTGGCTCTTCCACCCGAAGGAACCTCAACGATAGTGAATATCTTTGAAGCTAAGCCGATAGAACCAGGATTTAACAAATTGGGATTCCTAATTATATTAGCCCCCAACATCTCTCGTCCGACAAGCAAGGTGTGACCTAGCCCTCGGTCAGAGGGTGAGCCCGTTAAGGCATCTGTGGTAAAAGCCCAAACACTACTATCTGTAGCAAGATAAATAGCAGGATGCTCTGTTTTATTTCCTTTATCATCATAGCGATTAAAAACATTATAATATATCGAATATATGTTATATCCATCAAAGAAATCACTTTGAAGATTAACTTCTCCGGTAGCAATAGTTTCTGTTCTTAAGACAAACGACATGCTATCGCTTTTGCCGTAAGCCTCATAACGCTTCCTGACTTTGGTGTTTGATGTGTACCAAGACCCCATCGAAATACTAAGCAAAGGCTCCGCAAAAAGAGGATTCTGCTCATATAACCCATTGTATTGATAATACAGACCTTGGTTTGTCCCAGCGTACACATTGGATTGATTAAGGGAGTTGGTGAGAGTTTGATTAGCAAAATATACCAACTCAGAATTATCAATTGTGTCAACTCTGATCCATGATTTATTCGATCTTATATATTGCCAAATGCCCTTATCGGTTGCGAATGTAGGATTATTGCCGTAAGAGAAATCAAGAATCAAATTAATTGTGGAGGGGGCGGCGGCCACGTCTGAAGACGAGGGATCCACACCAAATGTGTAACCTATAAAAGTTGCGGATGGATCAAATTGTGTTAAGCTGTTAAGTGCAATGGTATTTTGTAATCCGCGATTTACTCCAGTGATAACCTCATTGGGGTAAACAGGATAATCATAAATATCCGGCACAACATTTAATAATCCATTTGAAAGATTATAAACATTTGCGTGGCTAACAGAATCCATATGATAAGTTAGTTTTGATTTAGATAATGTAATCTTATCTTCGATGCCAAGAACATTTGAATAAGGTCTTGCAACATAAACATTAGATCCAAGAGTAAGAGGGAGAGTGGTTGGCTTAGATTTTATGTATACGGCTAGTCCATTTTGTGTACTCACCCCCACTTGAATGATCTCTGTGTAAGGTTGTGATTGCGAAGATGGCGTAGGGGCTCTTTGGCCCGTAACCTTAATAACTGATATACTTGAGCTCCATTTTGTATTATCAATTTTATTTAAAAACAATAAGTTATTAGGGGCAGAAAGGGGGTCATAAGTTGAAGAAATTCCAGCAGCGGGTACCGCATCAGATATTGTCACATTAAAAGCTTCGCCGTGCGGGGTAATTCCTACGTCGGAAATATACTGACCTTGGTTTGTTAACGTAACCGTAACTGAGTCTTTATATTGCTTGGGGACAGATGTTGTGAAATTGATTTGCCCCAGATCGCCATTATATCCAAAAGTATAATCTGTTATTGAATTATTTATTTTAGTAATAACTAATGGGAAATTACTCCAAGGCTTTGTGTAAAAAGTCTTATATTCCGTTTCATAAAGCAATCTAGAGGGATTGACTCCCGCTGGCTTACTGAATAATAGATACTGCGAAGCGGCATTTGCCTCAAAAATACCCTGGGTGACAGCGTTTTGGAGTCTGACTATTTCTGTGCCATTTACATTTGTGAAAAGCTCTAAAAGATCGTTTGAGTAGCCAGAGCCAGGGTTGTTAATAGACAAGCCTGTTATGGCATTTGATTTAACCGAAAGATCAACTGTTAAACCAGACCCAGAGGTGCCACTTGCATTTACTCTTTGATTTAAATAATTACCATCTGATAGAGAGGTGACTGAAGTAGTTAAACCTATGGACAGAATCTTCCCCGTATACTCTTCAAAAGTATAATCATCATAAACAGTAGCTTGACTAGCTTGTGTTGTAGTGAAAGTATTTATGAATCTAACATAAGAATCATTGGGAAGAATTAATTGTCCAAGTGCATCAACGGGGCCATAAACAAAAGCGGCAGGGGTGGATTTGAAAATACCATTTTCGGTGAAAACGATGAGGAGTCCGTTTTCTGGATCAGATACTCCGAGATGTTGGATGCCCGTGATAAGTCCATTATTTTCATAATCCCAGTTGATTTGCTCTACTAACGGCAAATAGCCGGAAGCAGATGAATTAAAAACTCTATAAATGTATTTAGTGGTGCATACAAAGAATGAGCTATCATAACCAGATCGACCAGAATTATTGGGCTTGGTGTCAACAATATTATCACCAGCTTCTAGTGGTATTATATTTGCAAACCACAATTTATACTCTCTTGATTGTGGGTTTTCCTGCGGTGGCTGAATTTCAATCCATTCTGTTTCAGATTGATTGCCATTCAAAACGTAAACTTTACTGGAGCCGGTGCTTTGTTTCAGAAGAGTTTGTGTGGCAACAGACCAAATATAGATACCATTTTCGCTAGGTTGCTCTTGATTCTTAACAAGAACTAAATCTCCGTTCGTTAATTGATGGTTGTCTATAAACGTAACAATATCTGTAATAACTAAAGGAGACGATGTGGCACAATTCACCGTTACAAGATTTGAGTTGCCATTAGTGAGCGGCTGATTATATGTAACAGTTGTTGTTGTTGAACTTGATGAAGAAGAAGATGTTGTAATTTGCTGACCGGAATTAGAATAATAAATACCGTAACCGTCTCCCCAAATCACACCGAAGATGGTATTGGATGAACTTTCCAATCCTAACCAAGAAACAAAATTAAATGCACCACCACCAACATTGTACTCAGTAGAATTTGTTGAAAAGATTGAGCCGTTTGTTCCATCGAAAACAAATAAGCCTTCATCACAAGCCGCGTAAAGGTTTCTATAATTAACGTAAGTTCTTTCCGTCAACCCGCCAGAATAAGTTGTTGTTGTGGTTCCTACATTAACAGCTTCAGAAATTTTATTTATTGAGCCAGTTGCGGCGTCTGTTGTATTCTTGGATGGAGTAGTCCATATTGGTCTTGTTTTATTCTGATTTTTAGATAATGTAGATGTATAGAGGCCATCTGTGCAAGCCATGTAATAAACATATCTTACATCAAGTCTGGGAGTTAGAATAACTGAACCAGTAGTGAATTGAAAAACATCAACAGTGTAGATGAAATCATTTATAGTCACAATCTGATTGGCACTCGTAAACGGCAAGTTCACTTTCGCATAAGTAATTCCAAAGTCTTGAGAAATATAAAGAATATTAGTGAATTGGTTTTTCGACTTACTAAGTGCCCAGAAGTTTTTTGGGTTTAAAGATTGTGTATCAAAGTTAGGCAACCTGTAGGTAATAAAATTCCCGAAATAATTTTCAGAGAAAACATCAGCAAGTCCATTATCTGAATTCCAAGGTAGTTGAACTATTTTTTCAAAATTAACAGGGGAATCGGATGTAGCGTATAAGCCATTTGGAGTGGATACCAGAATTCTCGGAGGCGTGGAGGATTCTGCGGCATCAAGCTTTATGTATCGAACTGCTGAGCCATGAACAATATAATCAGAGTGTTGAATCAAGCTATCTATCTCTGGATAAAATCTAATATGATCCCCGGAGTCTAAAAGCTTTTTATATGGAATTATGATCGCCGGAGCATCCACTCTTAAAAGCCCCAGGTGGCTCAATCCAGACAATCTTGATGTTGGAACTGTTCCTCGGGAAAAAGCAGAAGCATTAATGGATTTAATTCTATCAGATGATAGTTCATTTTCTACCTGGAAGCTTGGGGTAGTGAATTTAACAACTATATCTAATTCAGTAAAGTTAGAGATAGATGGTAAAATCGGGCCAGTAAATTGCAATCGCCCTCCGCTATTAATTGAGTTACTTACTTGATAAAGATTGTATGTGGTCGGATCTAGTATTTCGCTATTTAAATACACTTGAATTTTTGAATACTCTTCATCGCTCCAAGACCAAACCACAAATTCTTGTTGATCTTCAGACAGTGTTCTTGTGGAACCATTAGTTAGGTAGTAAACCGTATCAAAGCTCAATGTTCTTGCGGTTCTTGGTGGAGTAAGACTTCCAGTTATGAAAATATTCGGGCCAGGTGCAATCTGATACACAATCTGAAGCGTAGACGAAATGGGAATGCTGTTCTGTAAATATATAAGATTTCCAGATATTTGATACTGCTCAGGCAGAAGCAATGTTGAATTCAAAAACACCTGAGGTATTGAATAATTTGAAGCTAAAAATCCAGAAGGGTAAACAATAGTAAATGTATTACTGAATTCAACAATACTTATATTAATCGTCAGATTGGTGTTGAGGTTAATCTTGCTAGGCATGTCACCTTCACCAGAATGAACGTGATTAACCAGGGCTTGATTAAGGAGTCTTTGTATGTCTCCTTGGGCGTTTTTAAGTTCTCTTCTCCTCTCTGAATAGATAATTTGAGTTACAGTGATTTTTGAGCTCACCGTGTTAGTGAAAACTTCCCCAAGATATATCGCTGGATTAGTTAAATCATAGTCTTCATCAGGATATTGAGGTGCGACGATGGAGCACAGATATTCTGTATTCGTGCAAACATTTTTTTCAGCCCATACATAGAATTGACCAGTTGCAGTAAATCTAAAGAAAGATGGGTATTCGGTTGCCGCATGATAGACGCCAACAATTCCAAGACCCGTGCTTACCACAATGCACTGATTCCAGTCATCTTCTGTCACGGGGTAATCAAGAGATTGATATTGAAGGGCTAAATAAGAAAAAGGATCTGTTCTATATGCATCAATTAAAGCCTGACGTTGTTGCAATACATATGCGTCGGTGGTGCAACCCATCCAATGAATCGTCCATCCCGAAATGACACCCTGACCAAGATAGTCATACATTCCGAAAATTTGATTTTCTGCAGTGGTCATATTATCCTGGTCATAGCCTGGATAAATGATATCTCCATCTTCAAGATACAAAAAGTTATAGATCGGGGTTAACTTGGACATTAGGTTGCAATAAAGGACTTAGTATATAGTTCTGAGTTATAGAAGACATTACTTTGCACCCAGCCAGTAACAAATAATCCTATCGTAAATGGCCCAGTATTTGCAAACCCAACTATAGGATTCAGCCTGTTTGCAGCTGGCCCTTCAGTTGGATCTTCATTGGCAGGATAGTATGTTATAATACCCAGTGGGAAGGTCGTTCCGAAAGTCCAGTTGTAAGAGGAGACTATTCCAATTGTTTTATTTACGAACTGGTAAGCTCCTGTTATAGCAAGTCCTGTTACAGGATTGCTGTAAGGCTGTATTTCAAAAGCGGGCTGTGGTGGCATAAAGTAAACGTCATTGGGGCCAAGGTCTAACTGGACGCCAAATTCGTCGAAGAAGCAAGGATCGCTAGTTGCAGTTTTCAGAATTACACCAAACTTAATTGTACTAGATGGAGCGGGTAATGTGAAAATCTGATTAGGTGTGATTACGGTGTAGTTTAGTGGGTTACCATCATTTGGATCTGTGGTATAACCAAACACAATCTCTCCGCCATTCGCCACAAAATTAGCAGTGAGAATCCCTCGACGAATAAGAGGAGACGGATCTATAGTTGATTGAATCGATGTATCAAATGTCTTTGTAACAAAAACAGATTTTCCAGCTCCAGTGTAGGTTAGAAGCACACTTCTAACCGTTGGAGTTAAGTTCTCAGAAGCAGATGTCAGAATTAACTTAAACTGAATCCACTTTCCTGACAAGCTTTGAATATTGGCTAAAATTGAAGTAACGGAAGCAGAGTAATCATTGCCATTATTGATCGTGCTCACTTGATAAGAATTAGTATAAATTCTCGCATTTAGATCAGCAAGGCTAGAAGCGGTTTTAACAAACAATGTAACAGACGTGCCATGCTCGCCCTCACTTACAGCCCCTGGTATCAAAGCTAGAACTTGAATTTGATTCCAGGCCACAACATCTGATGCGTAATATGGGTCAGACTCAAAAACCCCGTTCTCTCTTACAATTTTAGTTCCTGAGTAGATAAAGTCATTCTTGCCCTCTGGTGGCACATATTGCGTAACATTACTTGACACAATAAAGGGATTTATTTCGAGAATTCTACCGGATGGCAAGGCTTGGTTATTTTTCTGCTGTTGTATCTGATTATAAATGTTGTCAGTTGCGTATTGCTCCTCATAAGTGGTAAGGCCATTTATATCTGTAAATCTCGCGTATACTTTATATTCGTTTGAGGAAAGCTCAGTGGTATTAGCCTCTCTTAGTGAGCCATCAGCAAATCCAAAAACGTCCAGAGTGCCGCCAGTTCTGTAGTACCAATTCATAGTTTTTGGTGCCACAAAACTTGCCACTCCAACAATTGGGGAGAATGTTGATACTCCATTGTAAAGAGCTATTGTTCCAATACCCGTAATTCCTATGCCCCTGATCGAAACTGAAAATTCTTTTGGAACATCGGGCTGGAATGTTGAGGAAAAAGCATCATTTTCCAGAGAAATGTTTTGCCCCTCAAGTGTCGCACTAACTATCAGAGAATTGGCTGGATATTGAATGTAGAAGCTCGTGGAAATTCCAGTGCTAACTCCGGCGAAAACGATATACCCTTTTGCACTATATACGAAAGATGAATTAAATCCATTTAGGAGTGGGTCAAAATTAATATTGGAATAAGATTGCGTTATCTTTGTTGAAAGATTTCTAGAAAGCTGTAAATCCTCAGTCTCAATAGAAACCAAAAGCCCCTGTTGATCATCTGCTGTGTACCCCGGAAGGGATAATTGAGTTGTGACAAAATTAGTTTCATTAAAAATATAACTAGAATAATTAGTAACAGCTATTATCGAATTTGAGGCTTTGGTTGCTGTAATTTCGGTAACAACATCCCCGGCTAGGGCAACACCTGTATCCAAGAATGATCCAAGTTTGCTATTGGTAACTGCAGAGTAAAGCAACATAGAGCCAGCAAAAGCAACGTAAAGTCTATTTGTTGAACTTGAAAAATATGCTGTATCCGGTCTTAAATAAGTGGCATAAAGCACAGTTAAGATTGAGTTGTTATAGATGTAAAGCTTGCCAACCAATTTAACCTGATCGTAAGATCCAATCACCAATCCAATCGAAGTGTTATAAATAAACGTGATCTGTGTTTCAGGAATTTGTGTAGACCAGGTTTGGTGAGCCAAAACACCATCACTGAGTTTATAAATTCTTTTTCTTGCCTGGGCGGAGCTATTATCCATGAGCGTAGACACTCCTATAAAACTGCTCGTTAATTGTGTTGCAGATGCTGTGGGGATGTTTACCACGGTTCCAATAATAGTTACAAGATTGTCTGAGAAATTGTAAATTTTGCCGAGTGTATCTGTTAAAAGAATTCCATTTGTGCCAACGGTAGAGCTTGTAAATACTGAATCAGAAAGAGTAAATACTGTGCTAAAAATGCCATTTGAGTAAACGCCGAGAGTGCTCTCAGAAACTATAAGATAACTTGAAATTCCGTTAACAACAACAGCGAAGATTCTCTTAATAGGATATCCAACAGAGCTCTCAATGGTGCTGAATTTTTTACCCAAATCCCCAAAATTATAGTCTACATTATCTATATATTTTTGTAATGGAGTGGGCAGGGTAATGGTTGTAGTTCCACTTTCTGGAAACTCCGGGGAAGTAGAAACTTGCACGGTACTAATCCCCATAAAGTCTGTTGCTGAAAGAAGAATCTTACCCTGACTTCCCTTTGTATAGTAATCGCCAAGACTCTCAAGTCTTAAACCAGTAAGGCTCTTTGGACTATAAAAATCAAATCTCACCACATTTGATGTGAGATTGTTTGCTATCATTGAATAGTATGTTTCTGTGGCAGTCTTGATAACACCCTTAACATCAAAATGATTCTGCCCCGTTGAGTCTATTAAAGTTTCAACAGCATAAACCTGAGTTTGATTATCTAAGATGCTTTTCTGAATATAATGAGAGGTAACTGGGACAGCAAGCTGAGTGTAAACATTTAAGTTGGTTTGATCGCCATAAACAACAGGTATGTTTTGCGGTTCATCAAGCTGGTTATAGATGGTGTCTACTGAGGGTATTACCAATCCTCTTTCTGTTGTTAAGCTGAAGGAGGCACCAAAATTCGCCCGATTAGTATACAAAACTCCATCCTCGGACTCTTTCAGGGTTGTGGTATAAAGATTACCACTTAGGGCACCTGGTAGCGAAATTGGCCTCCCTAAATCGAATTCAGAACCGATTGAAGGATTGAATATAAACCAGTAACGATCTTCGCTAAGTGCTACGGGCGATGCGAAAGTGAAGTTGTAAATGGTACTACTTGTTGCCAAACTCACCACTGATGATTCAGCAAGAACTACCTGTGAGGGATTACCAAAATAATCTTGGTTGATTGTAAAATAACCATTTGCTGTAGAGCTAAAGGTACTCGTTGGGTTAATTGAAATAGATAGTTCCTTTACTATTGTGTCGCCAAAAACATTAAAATCAAAAGCAAAATATCTTGCTAGAGAAGCTCCAGAAAGCGGAGCAATATTAAACACCGTGCTTGATAGTGCCGCAAACCTATGAACTTGCATTGGCCCCAGAAAACCCTCATTAATTGTAACCTTTCCTGTCGGTGGTCTTCTCTTAAGAGTAAGATTTGCTGTGGGGAAATTGGCGTCAGATGTTATCCCCGTGATAAAGTTTGAGAAAACATAACTTGTGAAGTTGAAATTATTTTGCTCGATCATCTCCATCAAAGAAGGGGATGTATTATCTTCAAAGACAGTGGAATTAGTAACAGAAATGACCGATGTTCCATAGGCACCCACTGTGGTTGTGATTCCACCTCTATACAAATTAACCTTAACAGTCCCGTCAATATTTACAGATTTTGAAAGCGTGGCGGTCAACACAGTGTTATTTATTGAATATGTTGATATAGTATTGAATACATTGTTGTCAAACACATAGAACAAATTTGTATTTACACCTGTAATAACAGCTGATGAAAATATGAGCAAATTTGTGTTTGACACTGAGGCGGTAAGCATTCAATCTATTTTTCTCGATTAATGACCTGTTTGCCTAGATTATATTGCTGGATTGGAAGAATCAACGATGATTGTGAATGTGTCATTTGTTGAGATATCTACAATGCTCGTCATAGGTGCACCAACTACAGTTCCGTCAATTGTAACAGTCTGATAGGCACCAGCAATATTTGCGTAGTCCAGGCTCATTTCATAATTTTGTATTGCAGTGGCATAATACTCGTAAGGAGTGACAACCCCGCCCGCGAGTGCAGTAACACACGCAACAGGAGTGTCAGTTAATAATGAGACCGGCAATTGAGCATTCTCTGAATTAACTGTTGATGTCATAGAAGTGATCACGCCTGGCACCGATATGTAGCCAATTATACTCAGATCTTGAATCCTGATAAAGACCAATTTATTTGTCGAGGTGGACACCATCACTACGCCAGCAATAAAATTCTGAATATCTTTTGCATACCCAAATAACGCAGGAAGTGTTAATGTGTTGAGCAACACAGGAGACTGTGCTATCGAAAGCTGAGACTGTATGTATGTATCAAGCGGATCTCCATCACCCTGATAACAATAAATTTGACCATTACTCGTTCCAGCGAATAGATACTTAAGATTTGGGAACTGCCAATCACAGATTGAATCTAGAGCTGTTATTGGATTGCCATTTGGTGACCACGAAGAAATAAGAACAATTCCTCCATCCACGGTGTAATGTGTGGCGTTGCCATAAAGCTCAATTGTCCCATCTTGATATCCAATAGTAATATTAACATCTGACTTCACCCAATCATAAGTTACCCCATTATGGGTAAAATACTCACCCCTGTAGTGGCTGATATAAGCCGAAGCAATCTTTGTTGGATTACCCCTTGCTACAAAAACCTGTACAGGCGAGGTATTGAAGTTTTGAGATTGTGTTTCGGTTATAACATTACCAATATAAATACTAATCGTTGTGTTTGTTGCCGAGCCTTGCAGGGTTGTAACATAAATTCTCTTTGCTCTTGGGTCTACCTGAGTGACATCCGCTTGAGCTAAAGTCATATCAACAAACCCTGGAAGCTGTGCAGCTTGAATCCATGATTCTGAAACTTCATTCTCAGTATCGTGATAAAATACGTTAAGATAATTTCCTGTATCAACTGATGCGGCAAACCCTCCAAAGCTATCAATTGTGTATGCTCCAATAAAGCTGTGAGGTTGCAACGAGAAATTCAAAGGTTGAAGGGTGGTTCCAACAAAATCATTGCCAAACACTCGATATGTATATAACCCGTTAACTTGACCAATTATCGATGGAACGTAAGAATAAAGCTCAGAGTTTTCAAGCCCCGAGTTGTTAGCCGGGAACAAGTAAACGAGTGAATTAGATATTGAAGCTGGCACAAAATTAACGCTCGGTATTGCACCGCCCGAAGCGATTGCTGTTCCATTGGCATTAAGCCAATAATAGTGGAGCGGGTTCTTAATTATCTTAGTGAGGTTAATATCTGGGGTATTTGCCGACAAAGTTCTGCCCACATTTGTAGCGGCAAAACCCAAGCCGAACCCTGAACTATTTGAAGATATGGCGGCACCAACTATAGTAAAATTAGTCACAGGAACAGAAGAGCTGGCCAGCTCAACCAACGCCGTAGCACCTGATCCAATGTGTGTGCCAGCAGATGTTCCAATAGTAACCACTGCAGATTGTGTGTATCCAAAGCCTGGGTTTGTGATTATAATCCCTGTTATCTGACCTTGGACAATAGAAGCTATGCCTATTGCACCACCGCCACCGGATACAGGAGATATTATCACCAATGGTGGAGAGGTGTATCCAAACCCTGGATTTGTGATGTGAATGTTAACCACTTGGTTTCCTGAAACAATTGCTGTTCCAAGAGCAGTAACAGGATTAGAAGTAATGCCGGTAGGATCTGAGAACGTAACCCCAGCCCCCGAAACATAGCCACTGCCTTGTGCAAGGACTGTTGTGCTTCTGACTTGCCCAAGATTGTTCAAGGTAGCAGTTCCTATTGCAGTTACAGCAATAATTGAATTTGGCGGAGATGAAAAAGTTATCAATGGGGCGGCAGTGTAACCGATGCCTAGGGTTTGCATCTGAACCTGGGAGACATAAGATTGATTGGTTGGGGTATAAGCACCCTCAACAAGCGAGAAGTTATAGTCGGCGATTATATGTTGATTGTATGGAATCAGAGCCTTCTGATTAAACGTGTTAAATCCTATAAGGATATTCGGCACAGTGGAAACACCAAGAGTGGAGGTGAAACCAGTTTGGTAGAACGAATTTGCACCCCACGCGAAAACACCGTTCGAGCTTAAGCCAGTAGCTGTGTCCGTCCAGGTTCCACCCGCCACAGTGTGATTTGGGCCTTGATCGAGAACACTTATAATTAAATTACTTATGGGTCTAGACGAGCCAAAAATAGCAAGCTGGGTGATCGCAAATCCCGTAACTATTGTTCTGCCAGCACCAAACTGGAACACAGATTGTATTCCAGTTTGATTATTAAATGTAACATAGGCCGCGTTATCTTCATAAGCTGAAAAGAGTTGAACATTTGTGTCAACCAATCTTGGCATCGATGTAGAAATGGAAATAGTAGATGTTCCAAGTGCATAAAGATTGTTACCGCCCCAAGCGTAAAGATTGTTGTCGGCAGTGATCACATAGGAGCTATTTCGCTGTGCAAAAATATCTCTCACCTTGAATGTGGTTGGTAATCCAACTTGATAGAATATATTTGTGGAAGCACCCAGATAACCAAGCTGATTGTATGTGTTTAATCCAATACTGAATACTTCGCCTTTTGAATCTAGTGCAAGATTGTGATGATAGCCGGATGCGGTCTTAAGAACGCTGGACAGACCCATATATACACGATCTGCTGAACCGATCAATGGCCCGATCACAGGGTAATTCTTAGAAAGTTCGCCATAATAATTGTATCCTACAGAAAATGCATTACCGGAGGTATTGTATCCAGTTACATAATATGTCTGAGTTATGCCAAGTGTTTGAACCTCTGCCTTAAATGTTGTGCTTAAACCAAACGATCTAAATGGAATTTCTGTTGCAATTCCGGTTACATTAGCGTTTAAGCTTATGTTTCCAGTCACCCCGTTTGAATAAGTTACAGCAACGCCCTGACTAATCGGAAGGGGGGCTGAAGGGAATAGATACAATCTGCTTGCCGAACCAGAAACAATCGGGTCAAAGACCGCGAAATAACTTGGTATAGGTTGCACGTTAATAAATGCGGTAGATATTCCATCTCCAACAAGCCGAGCGGTGACGCTCGTCGTAAAGCTTGAAGGCACCCTTAGTGATGTCAGGAATATCGAGGTGGAATTAGAGCCAATTAAAATAGATGAAACCCCGAGTGTAGCGAAACCAGGCCTGGTAATAAATGTTCCTATTGTTGAATATAACACAGTCTGAAGCCCAGTAAGAACGTAAGCGTTCAAGGTAATTGTAGCCACAGCAGTAGCTCCGATTCCCCCAACGATATAAGCTGGACTTTGGGTTGCAACACCGTTCCAGATATAGCTAGTTGAGAAGCTTGAAATTAAAAATGGATTTAAAGTAAGACCGGTTACAGTTGTAGTAATTCCATATGGCCCTACGGCTGTTATTGCAAATCCGGTTATTGCTGTCGTGCTTAGACCAGTGCTGTATCCAGTTGAGGTTGCCGCACCAGTTCCTGAAGTTCCAAATGAAATGTTCCGCGTATCAACCCTTGTTGAGCTTGATGAAATATAAACTGTCGTCGCAAGTCCAACATTTAATGTAGCAGTAACACCGAATTGCTGTACGCTACCATCAGCGTAGGCAGAACCACCAACAATATTATTCGGAGAAACAATAAGATTTGTTACTCTCCACCTATCATTCAACATAGTGAGGGCGGGAGTAGGAGATGTATTAAACCCAAGAGGAGCCCCTTGAACAGTTATAGCCAAGCCTTGTCCATATTGAAGTCCTGTAGAAACGCCAAAAGATGTTGTGGAAGAACCAGCAAAAATTGTTGAGAAGCTCGGGAATACAGTATTCAGCATAGTAGTGCTGGTTACAATATTTCTTATCAAAAGATTGGAAAGAGGAGCTGAATTAATAGTGAAAGTAACCGTGGCGGTTTGAAGCCCAAAAACAGGAGTGGGAAGATCAGAAACTGCTGATGAGATAATAAATGGTGCAGCAGTTGAAAGGCTGGTTGAAACAGAGCCTGGTATTAAAGCTGTAATGAAAATATTTGTGTTTTGTGTTACAGCACTTCCCACAGAGAGAACCTGAGATGTGCTGAATGTTGAAGGATAGATGTATGCACTTGTAGGTGCCCCTAGAATTGTTTGACCCGTAGAATTCAAATTAACAGTTAGGACACCAATCGGCGATCTGTTAATAGACGCTGTTGCACCTATTGTGGTTACACCCTGATTTCCGACAAAGTTCCTATTATTAACGCTGAAACTAAATGAAAATGGTAAAGCGGTAATCGTTGCAATACCAGAAGTGCTTCGATAAGAAGCGATAATAGAAATATTCTTTTGAATTGATGTCGTTAATCCCACAGAAAGAGATGTTATTATACCTATAGATCCCGCAGGAACTGTGACAATGCCAAGTGGAGACCTTAGCCTGCTTGAATCTGTACTATTTAAATTAATAGTTACAGGGCTTTGCGTTATGGCGTTGAGTTGAATATTTGCAATTACTTGATCATCTGAATAAGCAACAAACGATGATGTATTTAATCCGATGCTACTAATTCCTATGGGGAAAACAGTGATCGGGGATTGAGACGTGCTGATGCCGTCGGTAACAGAAATAATTGCAGAGGTTGCATTAGCGGTTGAACCCACGCCTACGCTGATCACCTTACTGAACACATCACTCGGGAAGTAAACGGAACCAGGAACATAAATCAAACTGTTGCTCGATGAGACAAGCACAGATTGACCTGACGGATTCGCATTTCGAGGGAATATAATTACAAGCGTGGCGTTCTCTGCCTGTTCATAAACAATACTCGTTGACAATCCAGCAAGGATATTCCCAATTTCGCTTCTGCTTTGTATGGTTTTGGTAACACCGGTAATAAAGAATGATTTATTTAAATTGCCTATATCATTGGGGGAGGTTATAATATAAGATGTGCTATCTCCAGAATTGTATGTTTCAAAGTTACCAGTAACATCAGTCCATATATCACTCCCCATTCTAAAGACTTTGGAGCCAACATCTGGCAACATAGATGTAAATCTGCTGTCATTTAATGATTTAGTAACTGCGTAAAGATTGTTGTCAATAGTTTTGAGAACTCTTACAGCAGCAGAGTTAGGCACCACATATGGTATGCTCAGTGAATAATTATCTGAACCAAGATCAATATTTTCGATATTAAATGAAAACTTAATCTGCTTCCAGATAAAGTTAGAAGTATTAATCGTTTCAGGCACACCAAAAGTATTGATGCTTTGGTTATTGGCAATTAATGTCGTAGGTTCAAATATAGTTCCGAACTTAATTATAGGACTAACGCCTATAGACGTAAAGAAATTATTTTGCTGAGCAATAAGATCTTGGTCGTTATAAACAAATAGATTGTTGGCAGATTTCACAAAAGTAATGCTGTAAATATCTTTTGCATCAATTATAATTTGTTGATAACTTTGGTTACCATAAGAAATAACCAGAGAATTTACATCGACATCATAAGATGCTAAATTATTTTGACCCGCGTTATTGGTGGTGCCAATTCCAGTGTTGATAACCGGGACAAATGTAAATGCCGCTTTTAAGGTAGTATCAAATGTAGATATCTCTAAAGATTGTGTGCCCTCAATGGCCTCAAAATTAAGAGTAACCATATAATTGCTGCTTGTTTGGCATCGATTAAACCAAGTATTATCTTTAGTTGATTCGTAGAAAACTTGGGCATTTTGACTGTAAATTAATAAACTATCAGCGGATGAACCGTGAGAAACAGTGCCCACTCCGTTTGTGCTAATTATTTTCTTCAGTTGCCAGTTGGAAAGGATGTCAAAATTATAAGGCTTGAATATGAGAATATTGTCTTTATAACTTTGAAACACATATTCTTTGTTTGATTTGTCAACTCTACCAATCAGTGGCTGACCAGAAATAGAGAAGAACAAATTAGTGCCAAGACCGCTATTGTAGGAAGAAAGCTGATATGGGCTTAATGCGTTAAAGTTATTTGCAGATGTGTTCAGCTCAATCTGAGTTGCAGAGAAAATGCCGCTTGACAATCCTAGTTTGACAATTCCATTTGTAGAGCTGGTGAAGAACAATTTGTTGTCAAAAGATTTAATATCATAAATTGAACCGGAAGCGGAATATAAAGTGATATCATCCGACAAGATAAATTTAAATTCCGGATTATAAATCGGAGATGTGGAGAAAGAGATCGAGGGCACTACGCCTAGTCCGAATCCGCTTTCAGAAACAGAAACTTGGCTTAGCACAAATCCGGGGAAAGTATTTAAAGCACCGGTTGAGAATGAAATGCTTGATGTTGAGAAAGCCCCAACCCAATTTGTTGCCACTCCCCCGCTGAGCTGTATGTCTGGAGCTAAAGTGGCCGGGAATGTTGCAGCTGAACCGATTACAGTAACAGATTGTATAGATCCGTACTCAGCTGTAGCAGAAGCAATCGTTGAAAGTCCATTAACCAGAACGCTGGGAGAATTGGTATATCCAAAACCTGGACTTGTGATATTTAATTGATTAACTCTATAAAGGAAACTTGGTGTTAATACCGCACCACCTGGTGAGCTCAGGGTAATACTGCTTGTCGTTCCAATTCCCGCCGACGTAACATTGATTGAATAAATGGAATCGAACTGGGTGCTTGAAGAAGCAGTGGCCTGGCTTCCAACTCCAAGATTGCCAGAGATAGTCACAAGCGGGTTAGTGTTGGTGTAACCATATCCTTGACCGCCAGAATTAAGCCTTACCGATGTTATTGTGCCGTTTGAGTTTGTTATTGCAATGCCAGTGGCTTGAACACCACCAGCGGCAGGTGCTTGTATTGTCACTGTAGCACCAGCGGTATAACCTATTCCGCCCGATAGAAGATTGAGTTTTGATATATAGCCTTGTAGAACAGGGCTCAGACCCACTCCGGTCATCGGACCGCCAACAGTTATGGTTGGAATCGAATTAATATTCGAACCAGAGTTGGTCACAATCACGCTTGAGATTCCGTAAAGCAATCCCGGTGTAAGAGTTGCGGCTTGGTAGCTCGATGAGATTGAATAAGAAAATCCTGTGCCAGACCAAAGACCTGAATTCAAAACATCAATTCTGTCCACGCTAATTGGTGGAGTTTGAACCACTTGCCAAGATAGATTCTTTAAATTATCAACAGGAGTTCTATATATTCTTGGAATATTTAATGTAGTGGCGTAAACATAGGAAATTGATTCTTCTGGATATTTATGAGTCTCAAATTTGGAAATTGATAATGTGGTTCCGCCCCATGTGAATGAAGCGAATGGGCCAGTCATAATTCCGTTTTCGTAAACAAAAGTTCTTCCATTTTCGGTTGCTATTATAACTTTTCCATCCACTGCAAGCATCGCGGTGATAGCCTTACATCCGAGCAACCCAGGATAAGTTAATTCAATGAGTTTTGAATTATCCCAGACATAAAGAGTGGCTTGGTCAGACTTAGAAGCACCAATTATTAAAACCGGATTGTCGTTGAATATTGTTGATTCAATTACCGTAAACAGAACATTAGCAATTAGCTTTGATACCATATTCCAGGTATATATGTAAACTTGTTCTCCGGAAATTGTTGCAGTGCTATACAAAACATTATTTCCATAATCTTTGAATTGGAATTGCACCGAAAGAATGCCATCCTCAATTGATTCTGGCAAGAATACCTGAGCGAATTCATTGTAGTCGAGCCAGTTTCCAAAATCTCCGCTAGGCAAAATTCTGTATCTAAAAGCTTTAACATCTGAAAGAGAGTCTTGTGCCAGTAGCTGAGTAGTTATAATGCTAGATGTGGTAAATGAAATCGGAGAAAAAGTATCAGAATTGACAAAATTAACAGCCGCACTTGGGCCTTGTGTATCAACAAGAGCTGATTCATAGTAGAAGCTCTCTACTGAGTTGGTTTGAGAAATATTTCCCACTCTATCTGCAACTTGAAGACTGTATCTATAATAGCCAGAAAGTGGTTCGCCCGTGGTAACACCAAATTGATTTGCAACAAAACTTGGATAGGCTACCACTGATGAAATACCCGAAAAACTATTAGTATTAAAACCGAACCAAGATCCATAAAGGGTTTCACCTGCAGGATTCTTTTGAATGATTCTTGCGATTGACAGACCTGCTCCTGTGTCAACAGCAGTAGAAATGCTCATGTAAACGCTTTTAGCATTATCAACAGCCTTTGAAAGGATTCCAACCACCGGAGCAGTATCGTCTAAAACAACATCGGTACTAAAGCCGGTTTGTGGGGTTTTGATATTTGAAACGCTCAACCCGTACACACTTGTGTTGACAATTGAAGTGCTTGCGGCACTTAGAGTAATAGACTCATAAGTTGAGAAAAGCTGGTAAATCAATTCAGGATTGGTAAACAATCTGTAACTGCTTCCATAATCTGGAAGTATAAAATCAGAATTATTAGTTATCGCGGGGGCGAAATTTCCGGAGAAACTCACAAGCATGTTGTAAGTGGACGGAAGCAAGCTTGTAGATATTCCAGAAATTTGCGAGCTTGAAATAGCAAAATTCATAAATATTGTGTTATTTGAATTTGACTTCTCTTGTAAATTATATAGTTCTCCATTTTGAAAAACAGAATTCCATTGTGTGGCTAGGTCTGTCTCTCTTACATATCCCGCTGGAGAATTGAGCAGCTTTAATCTCACTTGATTCAAACTGCTAATTTGACTTATAGCCTTCACTCCTACACCTAGTTTTATGAACTGAGGATACTTGTATATACTTGATATCCCTGTGTTCAGCAAGGTGTTGTTGTCAAGAACAAATGGGCATGCGATTGTATTACTCAACCATTCTGTGGAAATTACATCTTGCATCCATAGAGTATCACCAAAAACATTACCCTCTGAAACAAGAACTGTCGGCTCTGCTTTTCCAGACCCAGAAGGATTGGCTTTCTTTTTTACCCATTGCCGAGCCTGAACTTGATAAACTCCGTTTGAAGATTTATCTAGTTGACCGGCGAGCAAAACATAATCGCAAGCTTGAAGATAGACACCATCTGTATAGGCGGGACCAAATAAACCTGAAGGGGAGGTGATAACCGCCCTTACTGTAAAGGTAACATTTTCATAGTAGAAACCCTTGATTGTGTTGTATTGGAAGAAAGTATTTACCAGCGGATAGTCAAACGTGGAAATATCATAAGTATTTTGCCTTAATATGTTTTTACCATAGCTGGCTGTATAGTCTGAGTTTTCAGATGAGAACAGAGAGAAATATGTTTTATTTTTTGAGTAATCAAGTGAAGCATTGTAAGTTCCCTTAATGACAGAAGACCTGAGATAGATATTCCCATTTCCTACAAGCGAGAAGAACGGATAGTAGCCAAAAATAAGATCCTGTGTATCGCCTGGCTCAGAAAGAACATCATCCAACTCAAAAACAAGCGGAGTTGACGAATTATTAACGGCAAGAGTTACCCTTGGCTGTAAGTAGAATGCATCATTTACGCCTTTTCTAGAAACAGACAGGGTTACAACATGTGTATTGGTTAAACCTAAATTAAAACCAGAATTTACAGTGTGGAATCTTTCTTCTCCATTGTTAGTAAGAAGGCTAAGATATACCGGGCCAGCTATGTCATTTTGGTAATCAGAGAAATCAAAAATCACCGAGGCATAGGTCGAGCTATTTGTATAAAACTGCCGCATGTATGTAGGCTGGTTGTATAGCTGCCCCAAAGATGAATTCTTAGCACTCGTGTCTGTGAATCCTAGTATGAATTTGCCAGTATTCGCCGCGAGTGAATTTGGAGTTTGAGTTCCTGATAACGAAGAATATCTATAAGTGTTTCTTGGATCGAAGGTTACAGCAACATCGTAATAAATTCTTATCCTTGCATATCTGCAATTAGTCTGATTTAGAGCAAATGTCAATTTGACATTTCCGGTGGTAGGACTGAAGACATCTGTTGCAGATGCTGGAGAAACATAAGACCAGTTTATGAAATCACTAGATACTTCAATCGAATACTTGAAACTTGGAAGCGAAGAAGGGCACTCAGGCGGAGTCACAATCTGAACTGTGAAGTTTAGTTCTGTAATTGTTCCCTGCTGACCAAAATCATACAAGAAATTAACACCAGACGTGATCGCTGAGTTATTAGACAAAATAATGAATGTGTTTGGTGAGCTCGCTGTTATTGAGCTAAGTTTTGTGACATAAGGCTCACCTGGGGCAACTGTGTTAATTCCAAGCCCTACACCAGTATTGATTGAAATGGGAACATTGCCTTGGTTTTGGACAGTAATAAGATTCGTAATCAACGCAGAAGTGGAGTAGTTAAATGGCTCGCTCGTTCCAATCCACGCAGAGAATGTTGCCGATGTTGAAAGATTACCCACGCTTCGTACAACTAAAGGCGGAGTTAAATTGCCTGTGTTATTTTCTTGTGAGTAAAAGAAAAGATTCGAAGTGGCAGAAGTGGTAATAGAACATGTTTGTCCCGTGCCAACATCAAAAACATTTAGTTCAAGATTGTTAGATCCTGAATAGCTAATGGCCGCATAATAATTATATTTTGAATTGCTCTGTGGAAGAGTTACCCCAGCAGAAGTTTTCAAAAGATCATCAAATATAAAATCTTCAAAGTCCAAATTTGAATCAAAAGAATAAGCTGTGTTAATGATTTTTGGATTTGTAGTAGGCAGATTAAAAGAAGCTGTGAGAGTAACTTCATTTGAAAATGTTGGAATAGAAGATTGAATCTCAGTTGCAGAAATATTATTTTCTGAATCATTTTCCTGATTGTTATAAAATTGAACTGTTGGAAATCCACTTACGGTTGCGTTGTTTGTTACGCCACTGGAAGGTGAATTGTTAAGGGTAAACCAAGTATTCAGGCTCTGAGAGTCGTAAAAACTCGCTGTATTATTTTCAACGGGAAGACTATAATTAGTATTTATTTTGTCATTTGGCATGACAGCCGCTGAGATAGTTCCACGGCAAATTCCATATTGTGTTGATTCTAGAATTACATTATATGTGGCGTTCTGAATATAAAATCTGAATTCACCGTAGATATTAACGCTTGTGTTCAGTAGACTAGATGAGAAAAATGATTCAGAAACAACAATATTATTTTTGGAATTTTGAGGCTTGAAGATCAGCTTAGCCTGATATATCCCGCCAGATGAGCTCAAAAGCTCCACTAATGTAGTGAATATTCCCGCACCGGTGATTTGTGCAACAATATCAGGATTCGTAATAACTACTGTATTGCTGAAAGCCGAAGGAACATTTGATGGATCTGATGACCATGAGGTATCGTCTACAGACGTGTAAACAGTAACAGTTTTAAATGTATTATCAAAAGCAAGCTGCTGTCTGAGATATTTTGTCGCACCCGTGCTGCTTGAAATATTAAATTCGTAAAAGAAACTTGAGCCAGAGATGTAATTTAAAGTGTTCTGGTTATTATTAACAAAAGCCTCGAAGAAATAGATATTATCCGTGGCACTTATTTTAAATGGAGTGGCTGATCTATACGTTCTATAAAAGCTAGAAGACCAAGATGGTTGCACAGAGCTTGTCGAGAATGAAATCGGCAAATTCTCTTGGTTTTTCTGAGCACTCAGAACATCGGCGGTTTTGAAAAGTTGAAGCCCTTCCTGGGAATAATTATTCCTTGCAAGATTTGAAGTGGAGTTGAGGATTAATCCATCCCAGAAATAAGAAGCCACGCCAGAGTCATCGTTGTTTGTAGTCCCTGCATTGCTGGCAGAATCTGCTTCATAATATAAAGGAGAACCAGCGAAGTTATCAACTGTGGCATTTATTGCCTCAGGAGTGTTCGGGGAAGCAATTATGCTTGAGCAAACCGTTATCTCGTCAAATATATCCAGCCCCTGGGGGTATGTCGCAGTGTCACCATTGCTAAGGGTGACATTTACGGCTATATATACCTTTTTGGCACCAGATGAACCAGAAAGAGGCCAGTTTAAAACATTTATGTTTCCAATTCCAGATTGAGTGGTGAAAGTTATACTCTGAAGCGTTGGTAAGGTGGTGCTAGGAGTGATGTAGCTGTTTAAATCCACAGAATAATTTGTATTTAAATTGTATTCTGAGCTGAATTTAATTGGTGCAGCAGTATATACATCATTAAACTCAGGGTCGTTTGAAATCTGAATATAATTGATTCCTGAGATTCCCGGAGCGGATGATTCATTCTGTGGATCATTATTAAACAAAGCAAGCTGAAAAACAATGTTTGCCGTGTTACTTGCCTGATTAAAAGTCTGATACTGATCTGAAATTAGAGAATTGCGGTCAACGTCTTTTATGCTGTCAGGATTCACCAAAACAATATTCTTAACATATTTACTGAGAAGCAATCCCCTCGGTATAATTTTTAGATTCCAAGACATCTATAAAAATATTCTGAGTTAAGCCTGCTTAACCTTGAAAATATTTCAAAATTGCCAGATGTTGATCAGATTTTATTAAATTCAAATTAGTCAACAAACAATCTGACTCGCTCTTGAATTTGAACTCAAATAATGAGTCAGGAAGAGTAGAATTAAGACTATTTAGTTTCACAAAAAAGAATGTGGAATTACCAAAAGCAAATGATTCAATTTCACTGTCTAGTTTAATGCCATTAAATTTCAAATCCATGACAGGATTTGATCCATTTATCTTAATCATCAAGACTTCAGCACTGTGATCTTTGATCTTAAAGCTTGCATTGACACTCAATGCATTGATGCCAAATGAATATCCCGCGTCTTCTTTAGCCAAGTTGAAATCAAGTAAATAAAATGCTTTCTTCCAATCTTTGTGGCTGTCGTATTTCCATAAGGGGAGCATTGCCTTCATTTCAGGTTTGATTATTTTGTTAATCTCTGACAAATCAACTACCGTAGATTTATCATGGCTAAAAGCCGAAGCATTATTGTGAACCAATGCACCATCTGAGAAAAAGCCGACATTGTCTTGTAGCTCAATAGAATAAACAGCTTGATTATTCTTTTCAACAATGTTGCTGATTGTTTTTTCTTCAGATCCAAATTTGATTAACTCATCTTGTTTAAGCTTGTAGGCGTGGATGAAATTTTTCCGGGAATTAGAAAATATCGGGCAGGCTTTGCTTATTGTTATTGAAGTTCCATCCGTAAACACAATCTCCACACAATCTGACTGAGTTTTGATTATGTTTTGCACTTTATAAAGATTTCTTTCAAATAATTCATTGAATCCATAAATGGTATCTCCAGTAGATACTTCATTGGCTTTAATGCGAGCTTTGGATGAATCCAATAAGGAATCCGAACCAACACCTGAAGTCATTAAGGACTTGGATGCCGGTGAATCTTCTGTAAGAGATCTAAAGATTGTGTTTTTGGGAGGGTTTTCAAGATCCGTGTTATATTCGGGAGCAACAAGATCACAATGAGATAATACACCATTGGCGAATAATGTTCCGCCGTTGGACAATTTAATTGACACCATTGGTTTAACATCTTTTGCTATAACTTTTTCAACAGATTTTATGCCGTTGATTGTTTTAATGAAATCTCCTTTTGAAAGCTGCCAAGGATATCTAAAGGCATTATCCGTGAAAGAAAAAACGCTATAATTCTCTGAGCATTCCAGGCATAATCCATCACAATATATAGCGTGAGCGATTTGATTGTTAATTATCTTGATTTCAGTTATTGTGTAATCTTTGTTTTTGTTTCGCTCACAAGCTCCGTAGATTGTGTCACCAATTTTCAAATCTTTTGCCTTAATAGTGCGATGTTTCGAAACATTTATTTGAGAGCCTAAATCAATCGAGGCCAATGCGGGCTCTGAGTTTTTAACAGCAGATTGTGTTAATTTATCGGAGTTCTTGAGACTATTTGTTATGAATGAAGGATGAGTATTTTGCGAGTGCGACAAGAGATCATTTGTGTAGTAGCATCCGTTATTGTTTAGTACGAGCCCAATAACAGGCTCAGATTGTAATATGTCAATTTTCGTAATTTCAAAATTTGCATCAAATCCCTTAATCATATCTCCTGTTTTCAGCTCAAAGGCATGTTTAAATACCTGAGTAGAAACTTCGTAAAAACAATGAGATTCTGAACAAGAAATATTTTTATCATCAAATGATATCTTATAAATAGACTCACCTTGTGCGTGGATGATTTCATCAATTTGAAAAAGTGAATGATTAAGATTTTCATCCAATCCTACAACTGAGTCGTCAATCTTGACATCTTCTATTGGAATTTCAGATTGATCTGACAACCTAATCGATGTACCGAAAATAACACAAAAAGATGAGGCCCTAAAAGCTGATTCAAAGGCGAATGGCTCAGCTGGGACAGATGGCTCAGTCGGAGATGGGGAGAATGGGACTGGAACCGATGGCAGTGGGGCGGACGGTTCTGTCGGAGAAGGAGCTGGCGGGGGAACCGGGGTGACGCCTGGCGACGGAGATGGAACAGGAGATGGAACAGGAGATGGAACAGGAGATGGAACAGGAGATGGAACAGGAGATGGAACAGGAGATGGTGATGGAACAGGTGATGGAACAGGTGATGGTGATGGAACAGGTGATGGAACAGGTGATGGTGATGGAACAGATGGAACAGATGGAACAGATGGAACAGATGGAACAGATGGAACAGATGGAACAGATGGAACAGATGGAACAGATGGAACAGATGGAACAGATGGAACAGATGGAACAGATGGAACAGATGGAACAGATGGAGGTGTTGGTGGCGGCGGGGACTGAGGGCCTAAAGCATAGAGTGTGGCATTTGCTTCTAAAATGAAATTAACGCCGGAAGATACTGCTATACCAGAATAATCCCCGAGTTTAAAAAAACCAGCAGGAAACGTATAAAGCGAAGATGGTGACAAGAAGAAAGAAAAGGGAGACAAATACATCACGCCCGATGAATCAATTGCTATTTTTCTGATTAGAAAATCAGAATTAACATTATTAGTGTTTGCGTAATACACTACCGGAAATATACTAAAAATCCCGTCTATTGAAATTCGGTATATAGCTCCAGAGTTTGCGGACGAGCTGTATACATCATAATTTATTACTATGTATATATAACCACTGTTGAGCGAAAGAAAAGCTGATTTACCATTTGAGCCCTGATTAATGCGGTTAACCAAAAGGCCGCTATTAAAGTCATCACCAAACTTCCAACGCAAATTTCCACTATCATCATAAGAACTAACAACCACGGGGTAACCGCTACCTCCTGATTCTGCAGGATAAAAAAACTCTGTCAGATAGTGTGCAAGAATTATATTATTATTAGAGCTAACAAACACCAAATCTTTGTAAATCCCTTGAACATCGTTATTAATTCCACCAATCTCATTAATCCAAGCCGTGTTACCATTATAATCAACAGCGGCTAAGTAAAACACCGCTCCTGATATGTCTGGATTTAGTCTGTCTTGGATACCGAAAGCAAAATATATCAGATCATTAGTTCCTATCACGAGATAGGAAGGTGTTATCATTCTTTGATTTGCTTGACTAAAACCGAAGAAAAGCGACCACTGAACTACACCTGTTTTATCAATACAAATCAACCCACGATTCAAGGATACAGCGTATAGATTGCCAGATGAATCTATCGTTAAGCTCTCTGAAAAAACTTGCTCAGGGCAAACCCATACGACAGAAGAATTGAGGGCGGATGGGTTTGTTGGCTGGCTAAAGCAGGTAACTTTTGCATCAATAATGGCATAAACACGCTGACTTTTGTCAATTATTGGAGTAGATTGTATTGCCTCCGCCTGGAAAAGGGTGGAAAAGACTAAACTAGGTGAATTATTTACATCTTTAACACCAACAAAAGCCATTAGCGATGTGTTTGTTTTTTTATAAAAATAGTACACCACTTGATTTTTATCAATTACAGGGGCAACAATCTGAGTATCAATAATACCATCCGAGTCATTGCTGTATTGCCACTTTTTGCCCATCACACCTCCAGTGCCGCTACAAGTTGACTTACCAGTTGAAGCCAAATCTTTTCCGAATTTAGGCCAACAGGAGTCATCAAGGCCTGTTTGGGGCGGCGGTGGAGAAGGGGGCGGAGAGGGCTGAGGAGATCCCGTGCCAAAATATGCGATCAGATTGTGATTCGAGCTCAGTGGCACTATGATTGTGTTTTGGTATTGGATCGAGCCATCAACTGACCAATATTGAAAATTATATGAGCCAAGATTTCCTGTTGCTAAATCCCTGTATGTACCACTATTTGTGGTTATTGTTGCTGTGCTTACTAGAGAAGAGGCATAAATTAAATTAGCTTCTGTAACAAAAGTTAAAGTATTATTAAGATCTTGTGGCGAACAGAACACCCCCGCTTCTAGTGGGTGCCCTGAATTTAGATCAAACGCCTTTATGTTAAATATGACGGTGGGAGGCGGAGGAACACCAGGGGTGATGGGTGTTTTGGAATAATATGCGGAAAGATTTGAATCCAAAGAAGAAATGCTCAATGATTGAACATTATTGTAATTTGGGGTGGCTGACCCATTAACTATCCAATAATTAAAAGTATATTGTGCGGCTTGGTATGTTATTCGATCTACGAAATATCCATTAACAGGTGCTGTAATCTGAACAGATGAGCCAGAATTGTAATTCAATGTATACTGAGTTGTTCCAGAGGTAACTAAATTATTGTCAGCTGGCTGATTTAACATTCTTACAGATAGCGGATTGGTTGAAGTTATATCGTAGCTTTCAATAACCATCGGAACACTCGTGGGTGTTGGAGATGGAGTGGGTAAAGGAGAGCAACTTATTGAAAAAATCTTAAAATCATACAATCTGAATTCGTCTGGAAAAGTGGATGTGATCTTTTTCAATCTAGCTTCAAAACTTGTAAGAATTTTATCGGATCTTAAATTACCTGCAAAATCAAAATAATATTGAAGGCCATAGCATGTGGTGTTATAAAGACCTCCATCGGATACGTCAGAGTTCACGAAAGATGTGATCACACCTTCATCTCCGCATGCAGAAAATGCATCGGGCTGATTTAGCCCATCATAAAAATAATTGAATTCCAGAATGTATGTATCTGGGTTAAAATTTGCGTTTTGGATATCAGAATATGAAACAAAAAATAATGAAATCCAATTATATCTCCTGTAATCAAAGTTTGTAAAATCATATTTAGCGTTTATTCCGGCATAATAATTTCCATTTTCGTATGGTGCTGTTGCACTAGACGGGAATGTGGTTTTTCGATTAGTTGTGGTTTCAGGAATTGAATAGTCGTATAAATAACCTTCGTTGTCAAGTTGCCAAGATAGCAAAGGCCAAGAAGCAGTATATGAAGGTATTGGCTCGGTTCCAGGTGGCGACACAAATTGAGTTAAAAACTGATAGCAACAGCCTTGTGACGGGAGTGCAGTCAGCGTGTCCTGGCCGGCGTTAACATTAGAAGAGGGAGGGGGAGAGCTTGGGCCGCCTGCAATATTAGCCTGAACACTAATTGTGTTTTGGAAAACAAATTTTTCAACCTCAACCCTGCACTCTCTGATGCCGTCAAAAAAGTTTATATAATTTGCGGCGTTGATGGAGAGCAAACTAAAATACACAGATCCTTCCGGGGTATTGATAACCTTGGTGAGAGCTGCATATCTTGTATTATCTGGGTTCGTATAGAAATCAGAATATATGGCAAGTTTATAATTTTGATTTACTGTTCCGGCGGCGAGTTCGTCAGAGAAGTGGCTAATGACTTTTACAAAAACAGATACAGCTTGTTCCTGCGAAGGACTATTTGAGCTAATTATTTGACGGTCCTTATAGGAATCAAATCTATCAATAAATTCACCATTTTGAAAATCTCGATAAAATGTGATAGAGAACGATGGTAGATTTTTTTCATAAAAACCCTCCGAAACAAATGATGCTGCCGAAAATGAAGAAGCAGAAAATGAAGCAGCAAAAGCTGAAACAGCGGATGACGATTTCTGTTGAGCAGAGAAAGTAATAGATAGCGTCCCGTTTACACTAAGGATTAAATTTTTATCCGAAATTAAAGAGGCTTTATCGCATTCGATTATTATCAGCCCCGTTGCCACTTCTACATAGTAAGATCCTTCTTTGATTTTCTTAACCTTATCGAACCTCAGTGTTACTATGTCATATTCAGTGCTTGAAAGATCAAATGTTATTTTTTCTAATTCTTCCTTAGCTAAAATAGAAACACGATCTGAGATAATCATATTTTCGCCAACAAGATTTGAGTTTACAAAAACACATACGGCATGATCTCCGAATGTGAGCTCCACTCCTTCTTTCTTCTTAGCTAGATTAAAATTCATTGGTTATTAAAAGTTTTTTAATTGAGAAACTCTTTGTAGATTTCAAGATTATCGGGGTTAAATCATTTTTTAATTTTATTTCTATAATCTCTTTGTTATTAAATAATTTTACATTTTTATCGTATTCCATTATGACTGGAGCTGAAGATGCGATCAGTGCCTTGAAGGTGGAAGCGGATTGGCTATGAACAATAATTTCGCTAGATAAATTTTCTTTGAAAAAAAGCTCTTTATTCAAGAAACTAAAAAGACCATCGCTATGCATCGGGATGAGATTCTGATCAATCTCAATCTTATCAAGATTTGTATTATATTGCTTTTTAGTCAAAATTCTTCTTTCTACAGACTTTGTGAAGAATGGGTTTTTAACCAAAAAACCATTAATGAAATAATCCTCTTCTGCATAAGTGTCTATCATTTCAATGAAGCTTGGTGAAAGAACTTTAATGGATGTAATGCTCTCAAAAGAATCTAATGTTCTTATTTTAGTGCCCTTTTGCAGATTGAATACAGGAATATATATATTCTCTGACTTCAGCAACGCAGACTCTGGAAGAATAACAGATCCAGATTGGGTGGTTATTTGAAAATTCGAATCATCTTTAATCTTAAATACTGTGTCCACTATAGAAAAAATATCACTACCAAGGACTAAAGATTGATTCTCAAGGCTGTCTATATCTATTTTTGTTTTTACAGGGCTGTATGTGTATATTGAAGCTTCAGATTGTGTTGAGAAGCTTTTAAAAGAAAAGCTACTAACACTGCTCTGTTCTTTTACAAAATTCAAATAAGTAATCGTGTATGGCTCGGTTACAGATATAGCGAGCGTCTTAATCTCAAGTATAAAGTAATTTATAAAATTATCGGGCCAAATAACATCACTGAAGTTAAAAACTATATTGTAATAATTATTCTGGAAGTTATTAAATATTTCGCATGCGTTTACTGAAATAAAATCTCCATTGCTGAATTTAAAAGTTAATGTAAATAGTGTGTCGGTATTTGGATTATATCCCACAGAAGCATTTGTCAAGGTAAGGGCAAAGTTTGTTAAGTTAGATACAGGATATCCTTCAAAGAAGTTAAATCTAATAGATGTGCCTCCGCTTGTGTTAGTGGTGTACAAGTTTGGGCTGGACGAAAAAACTTCAGTAGTTAGGGTAAGGTTAAGGGGCTCAAAATTATAATCAAAAGAATCTGAATATTGATAATAATCAAAATTCACCACGACATTCTCGTAAAAATTCAAACTATTAACACTAGCATCTATTGTGTTAAGGATGGGCGTTGTAGTTGTCATGAAAATGCTTGTTGTGGATGCGTCCAGTAAGGTTAAACTAATTGGATACTCAAGGTTTACCGAAAAGTCACCAACGAGTGTGAAAAAGGCTTCTCCGTCAAACTGATTCACAAAATCTGAATTATTTAAAGAAATCCGAGAAGAATACACGGTGTACTGAGAATTTTTCTCAATGCATCTCACGGAATAATACAGGGTTGTCGAGTTGCCTAGTGTTTGTGTTCTAGTCAGGTAAAAAACATTAGATGTTTGGCCAACAGTATCTTGTGTAATTGTTTTGTAAACAAGTATCTTAGCAAAAAATACTTTTAATACATTACTTTTTCCAGATATGTAATTTGTTCTATCTTCATAAGATAGATTGAAAGGATAAAAATCATCTGAGATGATTTTTGATAAAACTGATTTACCATTTACAGATTGTCTCTTAAACTTAAAATCCTGATCGTCGTAGAAAGTTATTGAATAACGAGGGAATTCATTAAAAACAGATTGTTCACTGGGTGTAAAACTGTAAGCTTGAAAAGCGTTTTTAGCATATTTGAAGTTAACTGCCAATTTACTCTCCTTAAGGCGATAATGCCCTTCCGTCGCCACCACCACCGATGAGAGATCCACCTGCATTGCCTCCAGGAGGCGAACCCGTATTTCCGCCCGATCCACCGCCAGAAGGGCCACCTGATTGACCTGTTGAATTTCCTGAACCATCACCGACAAACGTCCGGAAATAAATATTTCCATATTGCCCAGTAATATCAGTTACATAAAAAAGGCCATTTTCTTGAATATCCAAAGAAACAGGTCTTGTGAAAATGTTAGACAGAGAATATGTATTTGTTCCGTCTTGGCTAATTTCTATAAGCTTAGATCTAATTCTACCAATTCTGTCATTTAATAGAACAAGGTAGTTATCATTATTTGGATAGGCCTTAACTGCATCAAGATTTTCATACTGATATCTATTTATTAAAGACGCGGTGTTTCTATTGTAAACAAAAACATTTCCAATAATAGTAGTAGTCCCTATTCCTGGATTTGCAACTAGAAGAATATTACCTGGCTCCAAAGCACCCCTGTCGAGAATAACAGTTGATCCGCCAAGCTTCTCATTAAAATTGAAATTACCAATGCTAATTTTATAATCAAGTTCGAACAAGTTATTATACGCCCTGACTGCAGTGTTGCCAACAGTTGAGACGACAAGTGTCTCGCTTTCTGTGTAATCCAGATGTAAGGGCTTGAAAATATTGTCAAAATAAATTGGGAATACATTTACAGGAATTGAGTAGAATGTGGAATAGTTAGGGAATTGATTATTACCCTGCCAGTAGCTCCACAGAACGGTTGTTGTTGCATCAGCCGTGCCAAATGTGGTTGGATCAATTACAACCTCTGTAATGTTATTTTCAAAATTCAATACAGTTCCAATTCCCTGATTTCTATTTGAAACAAACTCAGAGAATGTAATGTTGTCATAAATTATTGATTCATTTTCTGGCTCATTTCCATCACTTCTGCCCGTGGTTGGAACCTGGAATGGAGGGTTTTGTTGGGGATTTTGTATCTGGAATTTAATATCATCAGGATACTCACCGATTATCGCATCCATAGCGGTGGTTGCTGTGGCGTAAAAAGTAGAAGATTGATTATTCGAATTGATAGCAAAAAGCCCGGTGTCAGTCTGCACAAAGAACGCGGAATTTGAAAGATTATATGATACGCCGTTTATATAAATAGCCAGCTGTTGAAGATAGCTATTGGGCAAAAAGAGGTACTGGCTAAATGGAACATAGAGCTGCTTGGTGTTCTGGTTATAGAAAGCCCCCAGAACCGCAAAAGCCCGATCACATCTTGGAAGAGTAATATTGCCTTGGATCGCCCTTGCTATAGAACCATCAGAATCCACCTCTATCACTCGATCATTGCCCGTGTCTGCTATGAAATATCCGTTGGAGCTGTTTGCAACGTAATGCTGGGGGCTAAGAAGACCACTTTCAAGGCCGGCAAAAGCCTGGTATGGTGAAAGATAGAAATTATTATTGATATCAACGAATCCACTTGAATTATCACCTGAAGCAAATTGCAAATTATTTGCAGACAAGAATGTGTATTTATTGAGATTTTCAGTATTAGATATCTCAATTTGATAAGATTGTGTATTGCCACCTGGAACGGGAAGTATATCTATATTTGAAAGAGATCCCTGAGACCATTTAAATCTAGGGTAAGATCCAGCTGGTGCATTGTTAACATTTGTGTCATAAATAATGCCTGTTGCCGATCCAAAAACCGTATAGTAAAGCGAAATGCTACTCAATACAGGTGCTGCTAATGAATCAATATTAGATGCGTTAAAATAGAAGAGTAAATCTATGAATCTACCAGAGGCATTTATGGAAGCACTTCCGCCCGAAACTGGAAATATCTGATTTTTTTGTCCAGAAGTGTTCAGCTCCTGGAGTGTATTAGCGGTTCTGTAATAAAATTGAATCGAAGATGCACCACCAGCGGAAACAGGATTTGCAAAGATAAAACTTCCATAATCAAATGTAGTTCCCCCGCTTAGTCCGGAATCAAACCTGAAAACAAATACTCCAGTTGGTGAGTAACGATTTGCATTGAATGCAAAGATGCTATTTTTAAATCCATATTTTTGTCTGTAGTTCAGAACTTTGGGATATGATACCCTAAGAAGATTTGAATCAAATTCCGGCAGATACCAACCTAATTGAAGGATGTCACTATTTGCCCATCCAGTTTCTGTACTCCACTTAAACCCGAATCCAATCACGGATGGATTTGGCTGAGTTGTGAAATTAGACAGAGCTACGAAATTAAATAGCTGATTGTTTGTTAAGCCTTGCTGTCGCAAAGTAAATATGCTTGATATTCTGATGCTTGGTTTTGCGGAATTATTAGTTAGCGAAAATGTTATTTTTGTTCCATCGCTAAAATTGTCATCAAAAACTAAATAACACCCAATCTGACCTAAGTTCTGGTTAGCTGATTCATTTATTGTGCCGATTGCCACAGCGATTGTGTCTTGGATGTCAAATGTTTTCGTGCTAAATGTTACATATGAATATCTGGCGATTATATCAGCCTGAACCTGTGTACCCTGAGATATTTGCTCGCCGACAAACCAATTGGGAGGAGTAACAAAGCCAGTAGATGGAGTGGCTATGCCAACATAACCAATAGGTTGAGTTAGTGTTATTCCTCCGCTAGTGAGCGAAGTATCTCCTACTCCAAAAATAGATGTAGATAGCGAAGAAATTGACGATGTTGAGAATGTAGTAAAAGTTGTAGTTAGTCCATGAACCCTGTTGTTCAAGCTATCAGCAACAAAAACCGTGCCGAAGCCCTGTTGTGCATATATACCAGTTGGTCTGTTAAAGTAAATAAGAGATGGTGTGTCGTTTAAACTTCCTGCGGTGCCGAACGTATAGCCAAAATTAAATTGATTATTAGTGGTGCCTACGCCCACAGAAGATGCATTATAGCTAACCACTCGATTGTTGTCAGTGTCTGTGATTAGAAGATTAAGATTTGTGCCCATTTGGGTGAAAGCTATACCCTGTGGGTGATCAAAGCCAAGATTGTTTGTTGTTGAAAATCCATATGAAACAAAAGCTGTGGTGATATGCCCAGCACCGTCAGTAAGAACATTAATTAGTCCATTGTTGTTTCCGTTATAATAAACAATAAAAGTATCAAAATCTGAATAGTTAACGCCCGAATTTGCCACCCCAATGGTAGATATGGTTCCAACAATGGTGTTATTAAATGTGAACGCCACGCCCGTTCCAACAACATTAAGAGACTCATCATATGTGATGAGGTTAGTGTTGAAGATCCCAAAGCCAGCTGAATTTTGCCCCAATACCTGATAAACGCTATAGCTATTGTTAGTCTCAATTCCGCATAAAACTCTGTGATTATTATAGTCTGCAACAAAAAGAAAATTCTGAGTTCCCACAGATGTGGCAAACAATCCACGAGGATCACTCAATGATTGGTTAAGACCGAAAATTGTACCATCAGAGTATTGATATGTTCGTTGCCAATTTGCATTACCAGATTGCCATATGTATTTTTGAATTTGATTATTGCCGGAATCAGAAACATAAAAAGTATTTCCCATTCCATAAACCCCCTTTGGAAAATTGAAGCCATTGCCTGAACCAGGCCCTGGCATGCCAGAAGCGTCATTGGCACCTATCTTCGCTATCAGATTGGTTAAGGTTGAATCGGTGACGATAATTCGGTGATTAAATGTGTCTGCAATATAAAGATAACCAGAAACTTTGTCGTACCAAAGTCCAAGCGGTGAGTTAAGATTCAAATTGGGATCAAAATCTATTCTCCTGTTTATAAATGTGCCAGAAGTGCTGAAAGAGGAAACATAGGAATCTTGAGAGCTTGAGACATAAATTGTGCTTGCTGAACCAGTTAAGCCGTAAGGCATATTGATCGTCCCCGCCAATGATGTGGTAGTAACACCTGTAACTTGGATGTTAGAAACAGGAGGATTTATAACAGAGTCTTCCGCGTAAAATAATGCGGTATTGAAATCCTGAGTGGTGTTGATCTTAATAATGTTTGATTGTCTAGCAAGCCCCGTAACGCCGTAAACTCTGTGAATTTCATTATTGACAACTGCAGTGGTATTAGCTCTATCTACAAAATTTTCCAACTGAGGGTATGGTAGGTAAAAAATAGAATTCAGCTGCTCACCGTCAATGTTGAAAAAACCAGATTGCTTTTTTAATGCCAAGATTATTTGAAGGCGATTAACAATTCCATAATCAGAAAGATTGTAATTAGCCCCTGGATATTGCAAAGCCGCGAGCAACGAATCAATCTGATCGTGCGTAAGAGTTCCAATGTCCGTTAAAGAATTATGATTTATTAAGGGGAGTCGGTTAGGATCTAATGTTCCAGATGTAACCTTATTTAAATCAATGTTGCTTATATTTTCTGAAGAAAGAAATCCAGTGACATGTTTGCCAAGGTCAATAGGGGATGGATTATTTGGCCCACCTATATGAACGTGGTTTTTAACCAAACTTGTTAAGGAGGCAAATAATGAAATTTCCTGTCGGCCGTAATCTGATGTATTGTAAACTGTTACTGTGAAAGATCCATCGGATGGGTTGATATATAAAAACGCGGCTCCAAGGCCAATATAATTCACAGGATCTGATATCTGCGTTAAAGAGGCTAGAAATGTTACAGATTTTTCCGTGGGAGTGAGCAGATTGGGTGTGGCGTATAAATAATACCAAAAACTTCCCGAAGTGGTGCCACCTGGGAGAATTAAGTCAATATTCTCAGCAGATGTAGTTTCAGTGTACTTGTAGGCTATATGTCCCTTGCCTGAAGAAATCTGAACACTTCTTTCATTTGGAACGGACGACAAAACCCAAGATGAAACTTGCTGACCGGAAGAATCGTAAACAGACAGAATTCCGTTTCCAAAAATATTATAAACATTGTAGAGTTGATTTTCAATCGTGGTGAAGCGATTTTTGTCCATATCGAGATTATTACCCATTGTCATATTGGGGACAAAATAACCTAATTGATAAATTGGAGTTTCGTTCATACTTGAGGCTCAGAAATTTCTATAATCTTTCCAATCCCCCAAATGGATTGACCGTAGGTAAGCACATTTGGGGGAGGGGGCACGGAATGAGTGTTTTGAGGAATTATTTTTAACTCCGCCGCGAGGGATGAATATGGCGGTAAATTATTCATAATATTCTCCTCTCTTGAGTAAAATCTAATAGCTTCTGACAAACTTGTGAATCTCATATAGTTTTCAGCCCATGACTAATCACAAGCACCCTAAGTTAATATTTAATCTTTTCTACCAAAATACCTGTGCGAGCGGGGTGAATTACAGAATATACTGAGTAGCTTAGCTAGATTAATCAAGTGCTTGAATAGCCTTCTTGGAAGCTTGAATTTCAGCAGTTATCAGATTTTTATCTATGTCAAAATTGTATGTTACCGATTGATACAAGTATCTATCGGGCATTCTGACATCTCCGGATTTCTTATCATCTTGTAATTCGATTATTCTCCCGGAGCCCTGCTCAAAAGTAAATAGCCTCCCATCTTCTTCAAAAGCAACATAAAAACTACCCCATTCCTTCAGGGGCTTTGTTACGAAGGCTTTAAGACTGATGGTTTCATAAACATCAGTGTATGCAGATTTAAAAATTCTCTCAACCCAAGATTTGGCATATTTATTTGATGGTATCAAAGTATTGGGGATTTGGCTTTCCCCGAATTCTTGCGGTGCGTTATCAAACATAATTAACTTTTGATAGCCTATGTAAGACTCAATATTATCAATATAAGCCTCTTCTGGATTTTGTATTAGTTTTTCATAAAAGGCGATATCTTTTTCATTGTAAACATCAATGGTGTGGACTTTTTGCTGGCTGTCTATATATCTGTACTTCCCTTGTCTAAACAAATTAGTAGATTTAGAGGTGGAGGTAAAAGCTTCGCTCCCAGAAAGCATGCCATGGAGTGAAGAAATATCTGTAGTCATCTCTTTGGATATATTTTTCTTGGAAAGATAAAATGTGTCAGTATCTTTACTCATGGTTCTGGACGACATTACTATGCCATTTCCTCTGATCACCTCTTTTGTTCCTTGGAAATCTTTATCTTCACCGGAACCGCTAGTGTACCAATAATAAATGGGCACATCAAACCTCACACTGTTTTGAGATCTGCCGTCACTTATTTGGATAGATAGATTCTTTATATATGCGAGTAAATTATAATATGTATTAACTTTGTCATCATACGGAACAATTTTAAGAGAGGCGGCTTTCGGGCTTAAACTAGAAACATCAATAGGTGGAAGTCTATAAAATTCATTAAAATTGAAGGCATACCCCAGCGTTTGTCCATCTTTCCCGGCTGCGGTAGGATCACCAAGAGCATATTTAAAGTGATTGTGGAGCTCCGAGTAATAAACCATTTGGTTGATGACCTTATTGTATCTCATTCCCTGGAAGTTCATGTAAACTGTTGAAACAATTATGGTTTCATCATCAACAAATATTTTTTGCAATAAATCTTTCGATTGAACTTTGACTATGGTTTCACTTAATCCCTCAGTGACTTTAATGTCCTCAACCATTCCCTCGAAGAACGGATATAAAGTCTCATAGCCAGCCGAAACTCTAATGGTAGTGATATTTTGCCTCATAAATTGGAGGATTTTCAAGCCACTCTCTGATTTGTTAAGATTAAGAAATTGAATATCTAGCTCAGAAGAAATTCTAGCATTTTTGTCCTCATCCAGCCTCTTTGTTAAAGATAGACTTTTAACTGAATTTGACAATATCTCAGAAATAGTATCTTTTGAGTTTCTAATCTTAAATTCATAGTTGGTGTATGATTCTTTTATATCAGGCTCAGGGGCGAAAACGGGCTTAAAATTGTTAAAGGTAAAACCTCCCGCGTTTTTCGGAAAAGTGAGTTTAAATTTTGTTCCTGACGCCACGGTATCATAGCTAAAATCTGCGGCTGAAATATCAGCCCTTGCATCAATAAATGCGGCGGAGTTTATCTCTGTAATTTCATTATTAATGTCATCTGGCTTCACATTAACATCTAAATCTTCTGCTGAGCCGAAGGTTAGAATAGAGTTATTGAGTATGTTCTCTGCAATTGATGTCCGAGCTGTTGCCGACACGGAAAAACCGTTAAAAACGGACGGCTCAGATTGAGCTTCCTCTGCAGATTCTGGCTCATCGCCTGAAATAAAATTCAAAGTATTGGCAAGATTGGCTGAAAATTTATTAATATTGTTCGGGTCATAAGGTGAAAATAATGGCGGGCCATAAGAGAACGTAAAATTAACAAATTGGGCTGAAATTCTTATTTCAGATGTGTCATCTAGCATGTGTCTCAATTTCTTTGTAGGTTGAGAAGCTGGTTCACCAGGATAGTTATCGAGCGGAATTTCGTCTGGTGCGGCAACAGTCTGCCATTCGCCTGGGTTTGGCGTGTTTCCGATTTGCATATAGGGCCCCGTGTAATAAACGAATATCTGTAAATCATTAGGGGATTTCGCCCCGGTATTACCATCTTGAGATGCAAGACCCTTAAGTGCTGTTAGGCTAACAGACTTATTATTAGCACTGACAACATCGTTAGTCAGCTCCCTGTCCGTGATATTAAAATACACTGTGGGGGTTTCATTTGCAGAAAGCTTCAGCGTGTATTTGCAAATTTCGCCTAATTTAGTAGCCTGTTTAAGCTCTTCTTCACTTGCATTAATTCTCCCCCACGAAACCAGTATTTGAGGTGCAGCGAGGATCGTTGGGTTATTCTGAGCTGCTGTTGGCGGTATATTATTCAGAACAACAGAGGAAAGTTTCAAAACAAAACCCACGGCTGGAACCTTCTTGGTTATATTTGGCTTTTTTGGGTCTGGGGTATAATAAACCTTGTCTAATTTGAGAGGTTCAGCTTTTAGCTCAGGGGCGGAACCAGTAGCACTGTCATATATCAAATATTTACAACCACTTTCATGAGCGTAATCTTTTGACATGGGATAATATCTGCGAAGAGAAACCTGTGAGTTAGAAGCAAAAACTTGTATCTCTGCGGTGTCACTAAAGGAAACCGTTTGTGCGTATGGCTGAATCTTGTCTAGTGTGGCACCTGGCTTAGGAAGAAAGCCAAGATATCTTTGAAAATTAAAAAATTGAGTTTTGTTTTCTCTTTGCTTAGGATCCCTGGGGTCTATTCCACCAAGGTTCTCTACTTCCCAAATGTTATAACTAGTTATTGTGCTTATCGCCCCAGCTTTTTTTTTCTCGTCCACGGCGTTAGATGTTTTTGTAGTGCCAGGAATGAATGGGCTACCCACCTTATTAAAAACCAAGGACTCTGAATTATAACTTTGTTGAAAAAATTGAGTTAATATCGCAGGGTTAGATGGGGCATAAGACAGAGTGGATGAAGATTCATAAAATGGAGCAGTTGGCGGCCCCTTAATTAAATTATAATATGGGTGTTCGGCACCAGCCTCAAGAGTACCCTCGACAAACGTACAATATGGTGCACCGGTGACAGTAAAATGCTGATTCATAATCCCGTTTACTGTGGAGACCAGCGTTTGAGACTTATTTGGGTTCAAGGTAGGAGTGGAAACAAAAGATTGTGCCTGTTTGCCACCTGCTAAGGGAAAAAATTGATTTTCAGAAATATTTTCAGCGTAGGACTGCTGAAATCCAGATCTTGATTTAATATTCAGCACACCTAACTCAATCTTAATGTTCAATTGAGATTTTTTGAGATTAATACTATCTGAGAAGTCAAAATTTGAATAATTTGATTCTTGAATTTGAGTGCCTACTGCCATTTCTTCCTATTCATTAATTTCTCCGATTTTCCTGTACTCGCCTTCGAGTACATAAGATTTATCAATCACAATCTCATAAATATCTGAGCCTATGTAAAATTGTACACCCATGTAAACGCCGTCAAAATCAACAAATCCTATTTTTTGTGAAAAATCTAAGTCTTTATTATAAAAAGCTTTAGGAATACCACTTCGGTCTTTATATCTGAATTTATAAAGCGAAGAATTGGAAACCATATTATTTAAACAATTTAAAAATTTTGAACCAGCGGCATCAGATGATGTTTCAAGATTGCCATAAACAATCCCAAGGCCGGACGTAAATGCGTTGTTTTGGGTAAACACAGATCTTGCAACAAATATTTTTCCAGCACAATCAAAAACTAAATTAAAGCTTTCACCATAAGAATAAATATCATTCTTGCAAACAGTGATCTGATTAATAATTGGAAATTCGTTTGTGCCAAAATTTACTCCACCGTTTTGCTCGCAATAGCCCTCAAAATCAAAAACTAAAAATACAGTGGAAATCCTGGCACCACTTAAAAATCTTCCATAAATGGCAGTTCCGGGTTTAATGTTGAAAAAATCTCTGTTTGATTTCGCCTGAGAGGATAAAGAGTTGGTTTTAGCAAACACATAAAACACAACACAATTCTGGCTCGTAAGCAATATTCCAGGAAAAGTGACTTGAGCGGGGCCGCAAAAAACATATTGGTTATCAACACCTGAGGAAATATATAGGTTATCAAAGTTGCCAAGCTCTTCGTTGGTGCTATTGTTTGCTGGATCCCCCTCAACTAAAGTAAAATTAGTAGCTTGAGATGTAGAGGAAGATTGATTCAGGGAGTATATTAAATTACCACCTGCAGTTACGCCTATATTATTGGATTTATCATCCTTGAAATCAAAAGTGGTTATAGCACAATTAGCCGACTTACTTACAACAGAACCGGGGTCGTTAATCGGCATAAATGTACCGCCGTCGCTTGGCTGAGTGGAGTAATATCCAGGTGCTTCATTGTTAAAGAGCAAAGTTGTTATATTTGCATTGTTTAGATTCTGGCCGGAAAGGGCGAGTTGAATGTTGTTGTTATCACTTTTTGACAAGATTGGGTTTTTTAAATCTAATTCAACGAGATTTAAGTTGCTTAAAGGCGTGGTGACTTTATCAGTGTAGGTGGTTAATCTAAAGAAACTCTCAGACACAATCTGTTGTATAGCATTATCAGATGTATTAGTTTTAGTATTAGCCATTGTTACAATCAAGCCATTTTGGTGCCGCTTTGTATCTATAACTTTCACATCATTAGATTGGCCAGTTCTGAAGAATATTTTATATGGTTCCACTCCGTTCACAATACTACCAGTTCTGCTCTTGTTGATTTGAGTGGCATTGTATTGAATCTCCATATTCTCCGGCAAATCCACTGCCCAAGTGGGGCTATAGATCACGCCTGTAATACTGAGGCCCTTCTGCGGATCATATATGATCGTTCCAGAGCCCATATCAAGCTTTAGTATGAATGATTGACAACCTGAAACAAAAGAATCGGGCTGAATTGGCAAGTCTTCATAAAATCCTATTAAATAATTTCTTATTTGCTGAGGTATAAAACTAAATTGTTCAAGAGTATTCTCTTCTAAGGTGATTTTATCAACAGAAACAGTGGCTAAGGAAGCTGTTTTATTTCTGAATAGTATTCTTACAACCAACAAACCCTCGCTCTGCGGAAGAAAGAAGGGAACTGTGATATTGGCGGTGCAAGTCTTTGAAGCAGGCGAGTCACCAACTGACGCAAAAATTGGCTGAAACTCACTGCTTAAAACCTTCAATATTAAATTGGAACTCCTTCTGTCAACCAAATCAATTTCAAATTTAGCTTCAATGTTAGAACCGCCCGCACTAACGTCCGCACTAAAACTTAAAACCCACTCCCCTGAATTAATTCTTGCATTGGAGGTGGATTCAACCAATAAGACATAATCTGTTTCGGTAATATTCTCGCCGGCTTGTATTGAAAATTTTGTTTTATCAGAAGGTGCAGTGGAGCTTTCAACAAAAGTGAGCAAACCGCTTACACCGTCGAATGAGTCTATGCTACCGCTGTAAGTACCCCCGGAAAAAGGACTTCCGTTGTATTTTTCTGTTATAATTGTGTAGCTTAATTTATCCGAAGTATATCGCCCTTTTAATCCAAAATCTCTTTGTGCTTGCAGCGTTCCGCCATTGGCATAAGATTTTCTGTAATAAATTGGAAGTTGGATGATAAAATCATTATTGATTGAAAAAGTAACAGTTGGCAAGTCTAATGTTGAATATTTTGTTAAATCATAGCCAGAAAAGCTGTCATTCAAGCTTGACATAGCATAAACGCCGCAATAAAGATCATAAGGCTTGCCATCAAATGGACTGAATGTTCTTAGAGACTGGTTTATAATCTCAGCTGTCTCTACCGTATTAAGATCACCAACTATATTTCCTGTAACCAGTGTGTTTGAAAAATCCCACGAGCGATCCACTGGCTCAATTATTATAGAAGAATCATTAGTTCCAGATTCTTGTATCTTTATTGTTTTAGTTAATGGATCGGTGGGTGTTGGAGTGGCGTCTTTAGATACTAAAAAGAATCTGTAAACTAATTTAGTGTCAAACATGCCTGAGGCATCTGTTGAGAAACAATTTAAAGATGCATATAAAAATCCTGGCTCTATAAATATGCTATCAGAAAACCCTGATGAACTTGAGCACTTAAACAAAAGACAGGGTGCAGATTCTGTAAACAAATTAAATAAATCGGGCTCAGTTTCAAACAAAAATGTTGAATAAGCGAATTGTTGTTTTGAGGTTCTCGGGAAATTTGCCACTGGTTCCAGTGCCGTGAATGGAGTGAGGCGGGGAACTGATCCATTATATGTTTCAGATTGACTCTGAATACCAAATTCATCTACATAATCATTTTTAAATCCGCCGGTAGTTGAAACCCCGAGCTGTTCATAGTAAGGTTGATTTTTTACAATTGAAGAAAAACCACTGACCAAGGGTCGAATTTGTTTTACCTCTCCAACGGCTTGTTCTCCTTGTAGCAATGTCACCAAGCCCGAATTTTTCTTGAACAATGCGGAGTTCATTACCGCCAGTTGAAGATTGTTATTATTGCTATTTCCATAAAAAATCCATTGCTGGGTAAAGCTTTTTGGACCCAATATTACGCCAAAATGAGGCTGTAAAACTCCCGGAAGTAAAAAATCACCTAGTGGCCCAAAAACGGGCATAGTGAAAATATACAAATGAAGGTTCAATGAATGAGCAAATCCTGGTGAATTAGATATGAAATCGGGATTGAATAATTTCACATCTATGTTGCAATTATCAGGTAAGATCGATGGCCAAATAAATAAACCCATTGTGCCCACTGAAACTCCTGAAAGAACTCCTCCAGCGGCTGAAGCCAATGAAGCCCCTAGTGCAAGTGCTGGAAAAAAAGTTCCGTCAATCGCCATCGAGTAACCAAGGGCCTTACATGGCAATTGATCTGACTCCGCCGCAAACCTAAAATTAACACGATCTGCAGTAAAGAACATTATGTTTTTTATAACAAAAACCAAGCTTGAGGGCAATGATACAATAGCTGGATTTATCTTAAAAATTACGCTTTTGTACTGAGGGAATTTAGATCTGTCAAGGATCTCCTCTTTTATCTTTATTTTGAAATTAACAAAATATGGGCCGGAATCTGGCGAGCCTGAATTATTTGCGGATACTAAATTTGATTCATTTAAGGTGCTCCTGGTTCTGGTTAAATTCAAGCCCTTAAAAACATCTGTTGTTATTAATTCTTCAGCACCAGAAGAGGTTTTGCCATAAACCAAAACAGCTGGAACCGGGGGATTTAGATCAAAATTATAATTCTCATCATTAGCAAAAACAGATAAATCATAATTAATTTGAATACAAGAAAGCCTCTTCTGACTGTCAGTGAGAAAATCAAACTCTATTAAACTTTCACTTTTCACTTCAGATATTGCAACATTGTCTCCATTTCCTATCTTTACAGGAAAGCCTAATGCTAGTGACCTGGTAGAGTTTTTTATCGGATTATATGGAGATCCCGATGAGGTATTATCTGAAAAGGTTCTGACTAGAATGTTTTTCTCTAAAAGATTTTTATACCAATAGTTCCTGAAAGACCCCCTGTCTATTATAAGACTTGAAAACCCCCTGGTGAAGTTAAATCCACCAAAATTTGGTGGCGTGGTGGGAACCCATGTGTAAGTGCCTAAACACGGTGTGACATCTGGATTTTCATATGGATCTGGCATGTTATGAGTTTAAGAACTTCGTGAAAAAATCTTTTTGCTTTTCAATCTTTCGATCAATTTCTTGTTTGATTTTTTCATTTTGCTCGGTGACCCTCTCCTCTATTATTTTTAATTCACGCGGATGAATATGAGTATTATTGATCATATTCATATTTGATTCTAATTCAGTAATTTGTTCAGTGGTAAATGAATTTGATTGTTCTATTTTTTGATTAAGAACATCAGATATGTTTGTTACACTCTCTTCTATTTTTACATTTACATTTTCACTGAAAGAGCTGTTGTTAATCACTTCATTTACAATCTTGTCGCCAAGGATTTCTGTTATCTTTTCAGCGGTGTTCAGAATAACATTTCTTTCTGAATCAGATTGTGTTTGATTACCCTCAACAGCAGGGGCATCAAGGTTATAGCCAGAGTCGTGAATATTTACTGGCTCGGAGTTTTCCCGCTTGAGTGCCCCAAGAGTCTTAAAAACTTTTTGCTTCTTTGATTGTTTTTGGCCGACATTTATAGCTCTTAAGTCCCCGGCGGTATGATGAGATGGCAAGAAACGCTTGGCTTCAATATCCCAATCAAGATCTATAATGTAATCATCTAGCCCTAAATCTGAAAATTCAACAAAAGCTTCGAAATCCACATTACTTCCTTCCGTACAGTGCCTTAAGCGGATCAATGGAAAGCTTACTAATTTCAGCCCGAGCCTGTTCTATTAACATCGAATAGTAAGATTGTATATTTTTTGCATTCGTGGGAAAGATACTAGCTGCCTTCGGTGCCATAATTTGAAGCAAAGACATACCATATTCATAATAGCTCAGCAAAGCCTGATAATCTTCAGGACTCCCAAATTTAAACTGCTCAACCTGTGCATCATATCGGGTTTTTGTCTCGCAAATTCTAGAAAGTAAAGAATAATAGTTAAACATATCTTGATACAGAATATCAAACTGCATAAATTGGCGTTGTTGCTTTGTGATCTTAAGCTCATTCAACTTAATCTTGTTTTGTATTTTTTGAATCTCGGCATCAAGAAACGATTTCATTTCTAACCGATCTGGTTCATTCACTTTTGTCTGAGGAGATGCCGGGGCCCCTGAATCGCTTCTGATCTCGCCGCCAAGATTAAGGAGCTTTAATACTTCATCGTCGTTTTTAACTTCATCATATTCAGTAAAAAGCGATTGCGAAGCTGATAGCATATTTTGGAAAGCTTCTATATATTGTTGATATATATCCTGAATTTCATCAGGAGTAATGACATTTTCTTTATTAAGAGTCTTGGCGACTGAATCGCATGCCTTAACTAGGTTGCCAGGCTCTACCGATGCAAAAGGAGAGTCCTTAGAGACTTCTTGGAGGGCTTCACCAAGCTTTTCAAAAGTATCTTCAAAAACACCCAGCTGACGCTTGGCATTATTAACCGACCTTGCTTTTTCTTGTGCTCTAGCACTAACTTGCTCTTCAACTTTTTTATCAACGGACTTATTTGTATCTAATTCATCTAAGATCTTGCCAGTGGACTTATTTGGGTCTAATTCATTTAAAATTTTTCCAGATTGTGTCTGAGCGGGTTGGGCCTGGGAGAACTTCTTGAAAACAAACTTCTTATAATTAAACATTATTTACCCCCAAATGTTTCCTTTAAAGGAAACTTATAAACATCTTTGAGTGACTCAAAGCCAGCGGCAGCCGCACCAAGTTGAGTCACGATGGGAGAGGCTAAGATACCTTTACCCGCATCACTTTTGAAAAAAGATTCACCGAACTGATTAATTTGTTTACGCCATTGAGCTTGCTGAACACCCATGGGTATCATGGCACGGAACTTTGCTAGAGAATTTTTTAGAACTGCAGCATTTGCTGCAGCCTGCTGATTGTCAAGATATTGTGCGTCGAGAAGTTCCTGGGATTTTGGTCCCAATAATTTATTTGCAAGCTGCTGTGTCTCTTGAATATCTTTTAGGGTTGTTGTAGAAACCATCTTGCCAATATCAGATAGTAATAGGAGTAAGCTTGCGGTTTGATAATCACCTTTTAATAAAGCAATAATATAAGCGTCTTTTGGTCGCTCGGTGTCAGATGCTTTGTCTTTGATGTCTTGGAGTTTTCGGTTAACCTGGTCAAAACTTCTTGTTCTATCTAAGAGGTTAAGGGCGAAATTTGCCAGTAATTGGGCAATATTCGGCTCAAACCTGGAATACCCAGAGATAGCAAATAGCGTATCTTTAAGATTGGTGGCGAAAGGAACAAGGCCTTTAAGATCGTTAAATAAACCAGCATCTAAAAAATACTCCCTTAGCTTTTCGGCATCAGTAAATTTAGGATCAGTTACATGAAAAACATTCTTAAAAGTATTAGCTAATTCATTAAATTCCGTGTAGTTTGTTAACGCATTGCTTCCAGGTGTATCTTTGTTAAAATCTATCTTACGCACTTTATCAACGATTGGCTTAACAGAGCCCCCGGCGATATCCACTACGGCGTCTACAGCTTCTCCCATACCACCTGGGGCAGCTGCAGGCAAGGGCTGTGATACAACTATTTTTTTCATCTTTATTTCTGCTTAATGATTAGATAAGAAACAACACTGTTTGTGGGATTGACAGCCTTCAAAGCCTTCTTGCCATTCTTGAAAGTAATTTCTTCGTATATATTGGTTTTAAAAAAATCTCGGGCCTTAACACAATAAAAGTGTACAAATTTTTTGTCATGCCCTTGTTTAGATTCAGATGCAGTTGCGATAATTCTATCCATGAAGTTCACCTATCTACTAATGATTATAAACCTGAGATCGTTTGCCCTTGTGGAAAAGGAACAATGAAAAGAATTTTCGACTCGTTCGCAACCAAAGAGGGAAGAAGCAGAAACCAGAAATCACAAGGTGCTACAGAGAAAAGACTGGACAGCGGAAAATGGATGAAAGACGAGACAAATAAAAGAAAGAAAGATGCTCCGCCAGACTCCAGAGAGGCTAAATCCAATGAATTCTGGCTAGGAAATGAATTTAAGAATGGTGACAGAAAACTCTCAGATTTTTGATCGTATAATAAGATTATGTGTATGTTCACTGAGTTTTTAGATGAGCCAGAAAGAACCCCCGAGGAAATTAAAGAAAGCCGGGAAAATAGACAATCTTTCATCGCCCAATATCTTTCAGATGAATCAACTAAAGCTAGGCGAGAAGCACACGAAGAAAGATTTAAAGATGTAGTGAGAAGAATAAATGCAGCCAGCTAATCGAAAGGGGGCTATAGACAGAAGCATCGTAGCCTTCGGAAAACACAAGGGAAAAGCATGGTCAGAAGTAATCATATTTGATCCGAGTTACATACTGTGGGCTTATGAGAATGTTAAAAATTTCTCTCTCGATTCCGCAATTCGTAGCGAAGTGAAAGCAAAAAAAGAACTTGTGCAAAAGATGAAAGACGAAATAGATATTGGTGAAATAGCTCACATAATACCTAATGACTACATAGAGGACGATTATGACTATCATTGCTTCGACATTGATTCAGGTGGAAGATTCTTCGGAGACAGCTAGTTATATTTTTAATGTATAATTGAATTATGGATAATTCAGCCGTGGATGAAAGGCCGTCATTTATTGTTCAAAACATTACACCATTCTATCATGTGTGCAGTGACATCAATATGACATGGGGGCCGAGAGAAGTTAAGGATCTTACTTGGGAAGACCCAATAATTATAAAAAGATCGTCTAACTTAAAGAACTCGCTTCGGGAGGGAACACTTCGTCAACTTAATGAAGCTGAGTACGAAAAGACTGTCAAGCTTCAATACGAGAAGGAAAGAAAGCAACTTCTACGCGAACAGAAAACCAAGAGCGAATACAAAAACATGAAGGTTGATGACAAGGAGTTCGCGGCGGATACTTTTGACTTGCTCACGGGAAGGAAAAAGCAAGACCCAATCGATATCACTGGAACAGCCAGTCACCCGATGTCATATGTTACGGCTTTTGAAATTGCACAAAACATTGCCACAGAAAGAGGCGATTTACTCACTGCTGAAGAGTTCTCGACGATGGTTGAATCCAACCCAAATATTGTGCCCGCTTTACTTTCTAGCACAAGACAAGCCGCCGCTGAAAAACAATCGAAGCCAGCATACTACGCCACACCTACGGGAGACGGCAACAATACTTCATCTGGTGTTGTAAGAACAAGCATGAAGACGCTCAACAGAGACGCCATGATGCTACCCGACGAGGGCGAAATCGAAATGAAGACGAGCTATATCATGGACTCTATTGGATACGACGAATCAGATCATGTTTACAAAAGAGACTCAGTTGATCTAGACCTTGATATCTCTGACGATGATTCTGATTTTGCTGAAGAAATCATCATCAGCGAAGAAGAGTAATTAAAGTTAATCCCGAAGATCCATAAACCCCTGCTCCCATAAGGACAGGGGTTTCTTTGTTGATCCCGTAAAGTTATATTATGCCAAGTGCAGTTCCATATCAACAGGGTCTAATTGGGCTATACAATAATTCGCACGGGAACCCCGGCGTGTATGTATCGTGGGATCCAAATATAAACTATGCAACTACACAATCTTTAATATTCAAAGGCATAGATAACTCGGGTTACAGATTTCCCCTGGTTGTATCATCACTCTCCACGAGCGGAACCACACAAAGACTAACAAGACCAGTTGCTATCGGTGCAGGATCTACATACAACTACCTAATGACTCAAAGCCAGTTTGTAGTTTATAGAAAGCAACAAGAGAATTTCAACACCATATTTAGCACAAATAGCACCGGTGGAACTTTGCCCGCATTTCTCCCCAACACCCTGAAAGTATATGGAATAGGGTCTACAGAGTATCTACTTCTCGGATACGATCAAGCCAATCAAGCAAGAATATATAACTACGGAGTGTCTACACTAAATTATGTCAAGACAATAAATTACAACGATATCACTGGACTGAGCGTTGGGATTTACACAAATTCATATATCGAAGTGGATGATAACAATGTCTACCTGACATATGGTGGTGGAGTTTATGGATGCGGATATACCGGCAATTTCATTCTCAATACAAGCAACAGAGGGCAAATTATCAACACAACCAATGGAGTGGAAGGCGGAGCCACACTAATTGGAATTGCTTGCTACGATAGCTCCAAAATTGCCGCATATGATAATCTGAACAATGTCTACGAATGGGCTTATGATGGTGATATTTCGCTCGGAAATAACTCATCGCAATGGTCAAACAATTATGTGATGGCACCTACGCAAGATTCTGTTTGGTCTAATATTATCTATAATCACTTCGGTATCATTGTAGCCACGGATACATACAATAGTAATGTAAGCGTGATCGCTAGTGCCAATCTAACAGTGAATACAGACACATACGGATTTAATGGCGTGGGTTACCAGATTGTGTCTACGGATCAATCTAGCTCCATCTCAGGACAAGTGACAAACCGCGTAGGCTCTCAAGGAGTGGGATATCAACAATTTGATACACCGATTGGTGTGGCGGAAGACAATGAATTCAATATCATGGTCATTGACCGAAATAATCGAATAACATACATACCTACGGCATTGACATTCCTTGCATCAGTGCAAGCTCCGCTAAATGAATACATAGATGGTCAAGGTAATCCAGCAGATGTCTATTATATAGTCCAAACCAATCTTGACTACTCAAGCGTTATCCCCATTCCGCCAACAATCGGAGATGAGCTTTTGCTTAAGTCGTCAGTTCTATATGAACTCAATGCACTACTTAGAGTTCCGATTTATGACGAAGAACCATTATTTGGATATAACAGAACAAGTGCTCAACTTGCCTACGGCGATATTGTTACAGACCCAGCACCGCAAGTTAGAATAACATGCTCGACAAACAACGGGCAAAGATCACCAATGTTTGTCCTCAATCCATACACAGGGTTCTATAATAGCCTAGACCAATCGCTTAGCGACCCTTTTAGTGCACCAAGCTCATTACTAGATAACTACCCTAGTGGCCTATTCTACAGATTCAATAACCAAGGTGTACTAATGTTCTTCAACTCACTAGGCGAACCTGTGAGCCTACAAGAATATGACACAATCTTAGTGACATATTATGTCAAGATGTTCACGAACACGCAAATCAATAATGCACTGTATCTAGCCCTTCAAGCAATCAATTCTCAACCTGGCACAAATAAAATGAGCTCCGTGGCCGGTGTGCCATTCTGGTATGATCAAGCACTGGTATCTGGAGCGACATACTACCTCTTAAGACAGCTTATTGTTGGACTGAACCAGAGAGAGCGAAGATTATTAGTTATGGATCCAGATAGTGGTTCGTATGATGCTGTAGCTAATCTCAAGACCACGGCAGATATGTATAAGGAAGAATTTAACGAGCTTCTCAAGAAGCTTCCGATTGCGGTCAGACCGATTATGGGATCGATCACAGTTCCAGAGTATGCTATGCCGGGCGGACGTAGCAGGATGTTCAGAATGCTGTGGAAGGGAGGAGCCTCGTAATCAGGTTCAAATTTGAAATAAAAAACTTTTTTCATATTTTTTTTTAAAAAACACATTCATGGAAAAGTGTTTTTAGATTTTAAAGCGTATATATAAATATGCAGTATTTAGAATTTGAAAAAGCAAAATCCATCATACACAATCTGAAAATAAAATCGGTCAAAGAGTATTATTCTTTGTTCAAAGACGGGAAGATCCCATCTGGCATCCCGAGGAATCCAAATAGGGATTATGTTGAGTTCCTGAACTGGCCCGATTTTCTAGGAAATGGAAATATAGCGGCAAAAGATAAGCAATTCTTGACATATGCGGAGTGCAGTGATTATTTACTCAGGGAAGGAATAAACTCAAAAGAAAAATTTGAATCTTGGCGGAAACTTAAGCTAAACAGCTTGGTTCCAACGAGGCCTGATAAGACCTATATGGAAGAGTGGAAATCATGGGGAGCTTTCTTCAGGACAGATAGGGTGGCGGATATCACTAAGCATCAAAACTTCCTGAATTACTCAGAAGCCAAGGAGTATCTATCTCAATTTAACTTTACCAACGAGGGGGAATTCTACGACTGGGTGAAAACCAGTGAAAGGCCGGATAATATACCTGCGTCTCCTAGAAAGACTTACGGTGTGGATTTCGTTTCTATGGGTGATTTCCTAGGTAATGGAAATTACCATTTTAAAGAATACTTATCTTTTGAAGAATGCATAAAGTTTGTCCACTCCTTGAAATTAAATTCCATTATGGAATTTCAAAAATGGATCACGCAAAATAAAAAAACAACACCTGTACCGTCGCACCCTTGGGAGATCTACCCAGAATTTGAGGGATGGCCCGAGTTTCTTGGGTATCAGAGAAATGTTAGTGTGGGCGAGAAAACGATCAGTAGCATCCTGGCGTCAAACGATATCAAGCATCTGCATCAATACACATTTTCAGATTGTGTTGATTTAAGGCCATTGCCGTTTGATATTGCAATTATGGATGAAGACCAAAAAGTTAGATTGCTTATTGAGTTTCATGGAATTCAGCATTTCGTGCCTGTGGAGTTTTATGGCGGAGAAGAGGCCATGAAACAAACACAGAAAAGAGACAAAATCAAAAAGGATTATTGTGAGCAAAACAATATTCCATTGGTTGAAATCACCTACAAACACAATCTTGAAATAGAGCTCGTGAACGCTTTAGCATATTATGGAATCGCTGTAGATTTACTACTTGAAAGAAAGGCGGCAGTCAACAGAAACTTTCTAAGCTTCGAAGAGGCAAGAGCTATTATTAGAGATTTAGGTTTACAATCTGTCAAAGATTTTAAAGGATTGAAGGATAAGAGGCCGCTAGGAGTTCCTTTTGAGCCAAATATATCTTACAAAAACAACGGATGGGTTTCTTGGGGAGATTTTCTTGGTACGAATAAGGTGCAATCTAAGAAGGCTGTTTTTGTCAGCTATGAAGATTGCAAGAAATGGATGATAGAAAATGGGGTGGCTTCTGGCGAAGATTGGCTAGTCAAAAGAAAAGGCAAACCATCTTATATTCCAGCCAATCCTCACTCAATCTATAAATCAGAATGGCCTGGTTGGAAAAAGTTTTTAAAAAATATTTAAAAAGATGAAACTTTTTTCCATGCATTTTTGCAATTGTGTATAAATAACATATGAGCGAAATTGTGTTTGAGGAAAAAGCAGCAAAAAAAAGACAAAGCAAAAAAAATATTTCAACAAAATCTGAAGTGCTTGCTGAAACAGAAAAAAGAATTATTTACTTAGAATCTGAACTGTCTGGAATACCAGAAATAATAGATGGCTTCAGTGGTGAATTATATAAAGAAGAAATGCTTGCATTAGCAAATTTCAGTCATAGTATAGAAGTCAGCGGCGAATTTAATTCATTTTTAGATTCACGCATACCTGAAACCAAAAATAAAAAAACTTTACAAGAATACTTATATGATAAAAAAATTGCAACTTTGATCAAAGTAAATAATTGGGTTAGTAAACTATATGCCATTGAAGGACCTTTTTTCACGAGGATTGGGGGTGAGGAGGCAAATTTCATAACTGATGAATATTTTCAAGAAAAAGTATCGAATTTAAGTAAATTCAGTCGAAAAAAGTTGATGAAAAATAATAAAATCAGTGAAGATGAACTCAATTTTTTAACTTTTGGCAGATTCAAGTATCCTTTTATAATGAAAGGTGAAAAAGAGTGGAGTAAATTAGAAAAAAATGCTCGATCATTCATTGATAAAGATTGGATTTTTGAAGATATTAAAGGCAATTTTAAAATAAATGTCGGGGGAATTTATTCATACAGGGAAACAATCATTTTTCCAACCCAGTACAAAGAAGTGATTTTTCAAAAAATTTCGCACACTAAACCTGTTTTTAATTTTTTGAAAAAAATTCAAAAAAAGGCACAAAGAGAAATCAAAATTCACAATCTTGCACAAATTAAAAAACTTCCATTTTCACAATTTTTAAATGCTAACAACCCGCAGGTTTCTGACAATGACGCGAGAGTAAGTAAACTAATTAAAAAAAAACCTATCGAACTTGTGAAAAAAATTAGAAAAAAATAAAAAAGATGAAACTTTCTTAGAGGAATAATCGTCTTAACTCTTGTAAAACAATTTAGGAACACAAAAATGATCAATACGCTCAGCCATCTATATCCAGCACTCGCCCCCTCTTCGGGGTAGTGGCTCGTTGCGTATCGACAAGCTGCAAACCCCCGAAGGACTAAAATCTTTCGGGGGTTTTTCTTTTACGAACATTGACAATTAAATATCGGGGTGGTGCCAGGGTTGAAATCAAACTCTCCAAAGTGGTGACCCGTAAGTGGATGACTAAGGACGACCTTCATCCAGCCAAAAATTTATCTGCGTGTTGAGGAGTCTGGTCTACCTCGTGGCCCTTGGGAGGTCAAGCACACAAGTTCGAATCTTGTCACGCAGACCAAGTTTTTCTGGAGACATCGTATAGCGGCAATTACAACTGGCTGTAACCCAGTGCTTTAATCGGTTCGTAGGTTCGAGTCCTACTGTCTCCACCAAGATTTCTACCAGCGTGGCAAGTGAATGGTACAACAATACGGTTTAGAACCGTAGCTTTTGCGAGTTCGAATCTCGCCGCTGGTACCAAACGTCGTGTTAGCCAAATTGGTAGAGGCAACAGGTTGAGAACCTGAAATTTGAAAGTTCGAGTCTTTCACACGACACCACACAAGTTAGTAGCTTAAATGGTAGAGCCCTTTGATTGTGACTCAAAGGTGTGTGAGTTCAAATCTCACCTAACTGACCAGTTTTCGGGGCCGAAGCTTATTTGGGAAAGCGTCTGATTTGCAATCAGAAGTCTTGCGGGTTCGAACCCCGTCGGCTCCACCAAACACAATCTGGATTCGTATATAAAAATATGACAAGAGAAGAATTTTACGACAGAAAAAGAACACTATCTGAGGATGAAAGTGTCACTAAGATCCTTGAGCAACTCTTATTTCCGCAATACAAAGATAATTGGAGGCTAATCGTGAATGATCAAAGGCTCAGGGCTGCCTTGCAAGAAGTTCTGAATGTGAAGACAATTGAAGAGTCGCGGGCGAGATTGCATATTTTAAGGTCTAAGCTCGACGAATACCCGGAGTATATAGAACTTTTTGGCGGCGAAAAGAATTAAAATTTGACAAACTATAGATTGTAAAACTTTTTAGGTGTATATCTGAGATTTCTAAATAGCATAGGCTGGGTGGTGGGATCTTCTGCTACTGGTTCTTCTTCAGGTTGCTCCACAGGATCTTCCATGACAGCTGGTGGCTCAGGAATAACTGGATCTATTTGGGCTGGCTCATTAATTATTGAGTTTTGCTTGCTGTTATATTCTCTAGCTAGTGCCTTGCAGGTGTCACAAGTATTTCCAGAAAATTGCCAGATTGTGTTTCCGCTGGGAAGGGTTTCTATATAGCAATGGCAACCTTCATGGACTGGAGGTAGAATTTGCTGTTGTGAATACCTATACCACACAATCTGAATTTCCTATTTTTGCCCGAAAAACCTCCATCTAAAGCGTATAAAAAGTTATGACAGTTAAGGAAATGCGTGAAAAATTAAATGATTTAGATTGGCTTGATGAAGATGAAATTTTTGTCGAATTTGATAATGAAAGATATTCAATCACAGAAGTGTATGATTTCCAAGAAAAAACACAATACCCTGATGATTCATGGTCACCTGCTTTAATTGGGGTGAAAATTGGAGTAAAGTTATGAACAAGTGGGATAGAAGATTTCTAGAATTAGCGAAACAAGTGTCAACATACTCGAAAGACCCCTCGTCCCAAGTTGGAGGCGTAATTGTCGATGATAGAAATAGGATTGTGTCTGTGGGCTATAATGGCTTCCCTAGAGGGGTGGAAGACACAGAAGAAAGATATAATGACCGTGACACTAAACTGAAAATGATAGTGCATGCGGAAGTGAATGCTATTTTAATGGCACATAAAGATCTCACCAATCACACAATCTATACATATCCGTTCATGCCTTGTTCTGCATGTGCAGGGATGATTATCCAAAGTGGCATTTCCAGATGCGTATCCGTTCCTGTCGCCGGTGAAAGATATGAAAGATGGAAGGATGCTTTTAAGCTCACCGAGATCATGTTCGAAGAAGCTGGAGTCAAAATGGATTTGTTGGAATTGTGATTTTTAAATAAATTTTAAAAAAACACGGAACAAAGAAGGTAGTTAATGCGTATAACATTAACATAGGAAATATAACAATGAGAAATTCGCAATTTAGTCAAGGATGCTTTATGTGGTCAACCCTTCAGGGTAATGGCTAGAATTTTTCTTTAACAAAAATTTCACCAAAACCCCGAAGGCAAGATCTTCGGGGTTTTTTTATTATGTTCTTTGACAATTAAATAAGTGAGCGGGATTAGTTTTAATGGTAAAACGCCTGCCTTCCTGTGATCTCATTACAGGAAGCAGATTTTGAGAGTTCGAATCTCTCATCTCGCTCCAGATTATGTGCTTCTCTAGCTCAATTGGTAGAGCGTCCCGCTGAAGATGGGAAGGTTTCCGGATCGTACTCGGAGGGGAGCACCAGATTTAAGGATATTACAACCGGACAGGTTTGCCGGACTAGATTGCTAATCTAAGTGGGCTGTAAAAGGCTTTGGAATCGTACTCCAGTGTATCCGCCATACGGGGAATTCGCATAGAGGCCGATTGCAGCTGTCTTGAAAACAGCAGGACTGAAAGGTTCCGTGGGTTCAAATCCTACATTCCCCACCATATTTTGAGGATATTGGGTGTGCTGAGCTATATTGCTAATCTAAGTAGGCCGTAGCGGGCTTACAGCTGAATCCAGCATCTCACTCCATGTTATATCCCCGAATTCAGCTGTAAAGGCATGAATGGTATTAGGTATCACATACAAGGTGATACCTAGTTCACTGCAACGTAATTTCTTTTCAGCGTCAATCTCCTTTGTACGCTTGAACCGGGCTTCGCTGTAAACAGGACGATAGTGCGTAATCCCGTTTACTTCTATTGCGAACTTCAAAGTCGGAAAATAGAAATCAAGTTCGTAATCAATGACAGACCGGCAATTAGCTTCAAACTGTAAAGCTGGAAACTCTTTGCGAATCTTTTCTTCAAGATACTTCTCAAGTTTGGAACGTCGGTAACCGGTGGTTTTGTGTTTGTTTTGCCACGTTACTGAGCAAGATTTAGAGCAAAACTTATTTGGAGTTCTCGCCACTTGAGATCGTGATCTGACGTATTCAGTGCCACATACCTGGCAAACACAATGATCCTTACCTCGGTTGGTTGCCAGCAACCAGTGGTTATATCCACATAATCTTTGACAAACTATATTACGTCCCAAGGATAAAGAATTTAGTAGATCGTTTTTAGGGCGTAAAAAATCTCCGCCACATACGAAACACACTAAAGGCACTCTTTCACGGGACTTGAACTTTTGTAGGAACTCTCTAGTAATGTTGTTTGACAGCATATTTACATATACCAAGTTTCGAAACCTCTTCCCTCCTCCATTTCTTGTGTTGCTTCTAGCTCAGTTGGTAGAGCGTCTCTTCGCGGGAGAAGGCGGGGTTCAATTCCTCGGGCAACACCATTTCACACCCATTTCGTCTAAAGGCAGGACAACTCTCTTTTCTGTGCATCAAGGTGCCCAGTAAGGAAGAGTTAATTGTGGTTCGAATCCATGAATGGGTGCCAGTCCATCCGCGTAGCTCAACGGTAGAGCAAAATCCTTACAAGATTGAGGTTCTTGGTTCAAATCCAAGCGTGGATACCATTTTACGGGAAATTAGCTTAATGGTAAAGCGGAGGTATCATACGCCTCTGATGAAAGTTCGATTCTTTCATTTCCTCCCAGATTTAAGCTCATGTACCCAATTGGCAAACGGCTTCCTCTGCAAAAGGAATGTAGCTAGTTCGATTCTAGCCATGAGCTCCATACACCGGAGAGAGTAGATTGCTTCCGAAAGGTCTCCAAAACCTTATCGCTTGGGTTTGAACCCCAACTCCGGTGCCAGATTTTCGTATAGATCACATATCCGCATTGCCTGTACGGAGGGCTTTTCTTATAGGTATGATTCCTCTTTGATAAACTACTACACTATCGTAGAAATGAATTCCTAGCGTAAATCTAGTCATAAAATTGGGCTCAATCTTGCCATATGTGTGTTCTGCATTCAAATCATCAATTATGCTTTTGCTTACATTTATGAATGTATTAGGGTCATTCATGTTTCCTCCAAATCTTTCGTCATAGGCTGTGTGAAGGTCTTCAACCATATACACACCGTTCTTTGATAGTAAAGGATACATATACATGAAAGTTTCGAGGATATCAGACATTACATGACTTCCATCATCCAGAATGATATCAGGCGGGCCAAAATCGTCAACAATTGATTGCAGAAAGGCTTTATCAGTTTGATTACCGATTCTGACAACTATATTATCCTCTGAGTGCTTTGCACATTCGGGATCAATATCAATACCAATTATAATTGCAGATGGTCCGAAAAATCTTTGCCACATCTGCAAGGATCCTCCAGATTGAACTCCGATTTCCCAGAAAACTAAAGTTTTATTTCTCCAATCAGAAAAATGCCTTTCGTAAACAGGAAAATAATGCAGCCATTTATCTATTTCTTTCTGGTTGTTATTTTTGAAGTCTTGCCAGATGTTCACATATATATTTTACACAATCTTAATTAGCTTTTCAAGAGCAAAAAAATGGCCCCGGTTTTGTCGCAAACATCTCTCAAAAATATCCATGAGCTTCCATTCTCGTCAATTTCAGCCACAGCAGTGGAGTATTTTTTAATTCCATTCATCCAAACGATATTATTGCCTATTTTAGTTAGTGCATAATTCTTCGGCTGAAGTTTATTTATGAATTCTCTTGCTGGCACGATTGTTCTGCTATTTACCACTCTCGTCTTGCTATAAATGAAAACATTGGCTCCCAATGTCACTTCAAATACCGGATTAGTCCATGGCTCGGCTCCTTCGCCGCTAAAAACAAGATAGTGTTTGTTTACAGCTTCAATAAACTTAGATTTATCAACGAGTTTGCCTGGGCAAGTTTTATTAGTAAGCGGATCGTCTCTATGAAACTTCAATGTATTCGGTTGAACTTTAAGGAAGTCACAAAGAAATCCAACAAGCTCTTGTGTGGTGTCGAAAATTTCTTTTGCCCTTGGATTATTAAAATCAGATACGGTGTCGTAATTACCAAGCATTTCAATTCCCCATGAACTAGAGTTGTAGCTTTTCGCATGAACACCGGCTTTATTGAGTGCCTGGAATACAATAATGCCTTTATCATCTACGAAAAAGTGCGGGGCTCCGTTCCAGTTCATTACATTTTCGTAATAATGTTTAAGATTAATTAGATGTTGATCGGTAAAACCATTAGGTCTTTGTTTAAGATTGGGGGCGGCAGTATGATGCACGACAACAAACTTCGGCTGGAAGCTGCTAAATGTTAAAGCCTCCAGATATTTCTTTAATTCACTTATTGACATTCTTTGGCCGACGTAAGGAATTTTACCCATATTGTTTAATTCCACATACACAATCTGACTCACCTGTTTTGAGAAGGCTGAAGCAAAAATCTTTAAGAATTATAAAGTGTGCTTGATGATATTGCTTATTTAGACTGCTTAGACAAACTTGGTGAGTACCGCGAAGCGGATACGAGATATGCTGAAGTTTTAAAAAGATTCGCTATGACAGCGGCACAAGCATTTGATTTGCTTGGAGTGAGTCCAACAGCCTCTACTGATGAGATCAAATCAGCATTTAGATCAAAGGCACTCAAGATGCACCCCGATGTAAACAAGGAAGATGGAGCTGAGGAGAAATTCAAGCTCTTAAATATGGCTTATAGTTTTTTGAAGGATCGCCCGAGCGTTGCGGAGCAACCAAGACAATATTCAGATAGTGCCAGAGAATATGTTGAAGAGCCAATTCATAATAGATTAAAAGAATGGCGTAGAAAGTTTGAAGAAGATAAGCCTAAGATCCAGAAAAGATTGTTTAACGAAGTGATAAAGACAGATTTGTTTCAGGCCTTGTGGAATTCGAAGGAGCTTATCAATTTCTATAAATATAAAACAAGTAGATATTTTAAGCAAAAAAACCCTAATATGGATTTCAAACTTTACAGGGCGGTGTATAGTTCTTTTGATAAATTTTTTGACAATAAGTTTTATGAAGAATACCCATCAGCATCCTTCGCCCCCGTTAATTTTATGGAGAATCTTGTGCGAGCCAAAGTTGCTGGAAAAACAATAAATGAGGCAATTCAAGAATTGATGACTAATCAGTTTGATGAATAATTTCTTGTTCCGGCTCAAAATAAGCTATTACAGTAATAGCTTCTGATTTGTTAGTGAACATAGGAAAGAATCTTTCTTCCGTTCTTATAATGTAATTTGCATTATCATCTGGTATTATTTCTGCTTTGACGAGACAATCTATAATTGCCTTATTTACATTATCAATGTCGGACTTTCTGGTGAATCCTCTTCCTTGAACCACTTTGATTTCCACTTCTATTGGAAATCTTTCTGCTTTATCTAAGCCATTACGGATAAGCGGAATATTCAATTCAAGCCATGCTCGGTAGTGCTTTGACTTTACCATGCCATATTTTTTAGATGGCGTATACATTTTATTTTTCGAGATTGGCGGTCCGATTGTTATCTGAGTTCGCTTGATAATTTATTTTTACAATAAACGGGCGAAATTAGGATGTGAATTCAGGAAATATTATGTGGCTTTCGTCAACATATCCATACTCTGTGAGAATTCTCAATATTTGATGCAATTTAGACTCGTGGTTAGATCTAGTGTATTTGCTATCTTGATGGACACAATCTTCATTGATAACCTTTACTATTTCAATATAAGCTTGATTCATCTTATATTACATTGGCGTTTTTTGGTAGTTTATCCTACTCAATCTTGCTCACATTGACTTTAGATTTGTGAAGCTTGTTCTTTTTATTCGAGTGAGGGCATACACCCTTCATGTAGTATTTCTGCCAATTTTCACCGTCTGTAGATCCTGTTTGAATGTGCTCAGTTCTTGAACTTGAGTATGTCTCGTATTTCGTGCTGAGTGTTGGGTCTAGCCGCATCGGTCTTTTTATGATATCAAAAGATTCTATATAGTTTAGATCTACAGGGAAGAACGAGAACATAATCTCATCTTTTTCAAAAATCACCTCTCCAGGTTCTTCAAATTTCCAGTTCATTGTGAATGTGAAGGGTAGCCAGAATGTTTCTATGATTCCTTCTAGTGGCTGGATATTCTTCTTATGAAAGTTTGCAGGGCCTTTGCAATATACACAATCTGAGTTTTCAGTGGTGATTACAAAATCAGTATGAAAAGTCAGAACTCCATAACCAAATTCGCTTTTAGCAAATTGAAAATTTGTTCCGTTGGGGTATTCGATTGTCATATCAGGCAGGCTATTACCTCCATTCCATTTAGCTTTAACAGTGGCTGGGCATAGAACATCCCATGAAGCTTGATTAACTATACTCATAGGTAAGCATCTATAAGCAAACTTGTCAACTGTATCGTCCATCCATTTCCTTTTAGGTTTTGAAGGAACGATTAAGCAACTCTCTTGCTCAAAAAGATAATTAGCTACAATCTGATTCATTTTGTGTTTGAAGCTGAGTAAGTACGCCTTTTTCCCATAACATGACGGAACTCTGCTTCATTGTTATTATACATAAAATGAATTAAGATAGTTTCAACTTTGAAGTAAAAGCTTTCATCTAATTCAATCTGAAATTATAATGTATATTTTCCCTAACTTAGTAAAGGTCATATTTTTCAAGGTTTTTTTCTAAAAAAATGTAAAATGAAAATATGGACGCTCAAAAATTATTTAATGCGGCAAAAATTATCGCAGGCTCTAAGCCACAGCTTTCAGATGAGCTCAATAGAATTGCACAAGATATTTCTGGATTTAACCCTGATCTTGCGGTTCCATCGGTGGAGCCCAGCCAGTCAGACCTTAATCCAGATATTAAGAATTTTGCCACCCCCACTGCCGGTGAGGAGAAAGTCACACACAAGATCACTCTCACTCTTTCTGCCCCACGCAGCCTTGGTGAGCTTGAGGTTATGAATGAAGTGCTTCCTGTTATTAATCAGATCAAGGGGCAAAAAGGAATTGAGTTAAAGGGATATCAATTCTCGCAATCTTAACGTATAAACATTATATGTCTGAATCAAAAGATCCACCGCGTATTTCATTTTCAAAAGACAGGGTTGAAAATCACCTCAAGGGTGCGAGCGGCATCACGGGAACATCAAAGAGAATGGTGGAGCCAACGAGCGAAATAGATGCTGACATATGTGAGTCTGGAAGTATAAACTATAATGCTTCAGAGCTATTGTTTAAGAATCTTGATGCACTGGGCTCAAAACTCAATCTGAACCCTGAAGAAAAAACAGAGATTGTCGAAGAACCGATTGACGAAGAATGTTCAGAAAAATGGGGGGCTGATATGCTTGAAAATCTTTCAGAGGAGGATGTTATCGCCAACCTTGATCAGCATCTCGGCTATAATGGTTCCCCAGAGGCTTCCTGGGGCCGTCCGACAACTCCCGTGCCAGTTAATGGAAGGGCACAGGGATTCCAGGCACCACCAGGAAAGCTTGCACCCATACCAACTCCACAGCAATCTGGGAAAGATGTATTTTGTCGCTCATGCGGCGGGAAATATTTGGCTACAGACAATTTCTGCGGCGGATGTGGATATAAAAGAGCTTAAAGGAATTAGCCTGTTTTTTAACTAAATAATCTGTGTGTGGTATTCAGGATTTCTAAAAACAGCACTAAGGAAACACAATCTAAGAGTAGATATGCGTGTTTACATTGGTGATGAATTAGAGCCCTCCACGCAGCAAGATATTGAAGCTAAGATTAAATCCATTTTGTCTTCCGCGATAATTAAAGGGCTTGATGTTATTGGGTTGGTTTCCAGGTTCGGCATTGAACCAGGAATGGTTGCTCGACAGCAGGCTATCAATAATAAAATTGACTTAAAGGTTATTCCTGGTCAAGATTATGTTAGTAGTGAGAAAATCAAAGCTGTTTTTTATAACATCCAAAAGAACATACCTCAAGGGCTGGGCATACAAGATGCAATCAAACAAGCTAAAACTCAGGGTGGCAAAGTCATGCTTTATGATCTTTCGAGATCTACTGCAAGAGCTATTTCGAATTGGCAAAGTACACCATATGAGCCAGATTTTGTGGAGATTTATAATGCACACTCAAAGGCTTATAAGGACTTGGACATAGACTATCCAAGGGTTTTATCTTCAGCGGCAAGAAGCGGATCTGAGCTTGAAGATATTCCTGTTTACACAGAAATCCCAAGGAATAAGTTGTCAAGCTATGGATTATTAGAAGAAGAAGAGGGTGAAAATTACACCCCTGGATATTTACAGAATGTAGAAGGGGAAATGAATGGCTAGATTATACTGCTCAAAAGAAGACGTTAAAAAATATTTGCCGCCGAATATTGTTGTTGAAGGTGACAATCCTTCGCCGGACTATAGGAATCCTACGCCACAATCTGTTTTCAATATTGACCTGGACTATTTTGTAGAGGCAGCCTCTGATGAAGTGGATGGAGCCTTAGCCACTCAATATGACGTGCCATTAAAGAAAGTGAATTTTGATGGGGAAGTGAATTACCCGAAGCCTGTTCCAGAGATCGTTGCTATTTTTGCGGCAGCGAGAATATACGAGCAAAAATTACAGGGTGCAGACAGGCAGATGTCTGATGCCATAAAGGAGAGAAATAAGTGGGCTTATGATCAGTTGTTTAAGCTACAGAATGGTGAATTGAGAATATACGGCAATCGCAACACAAGGGGGAGTAGGTTTGTAAGGTCGCCGCTCCAGGGTGTTCCGAAAAACCCCACACAAGGGGGTAAGAGTGGGGGACAATAATACAGGGGTGCTAGATAAATGGTAGAAAAGATCTACGACACCCTTCGGGCTATTTTGTGGTCACAATTCCCGAGAAACCAACAAGGCTATCCTGAGATTTATGATAGAATTATCCAAGAGTGGTTTTTCGGTGATCGACAAGTTCTGCCAGCCCCTCTTGGCGTAGTGCTCAGAAACACAAACATTGATGTAAAGGATATTGGTTTCGGACTAAGAGAGCTTGAATATTCAATAAACATAATGTTTTACTCCAGCAGCGATGATGTTGAGACATCTGAAAGAGTTATCCAGGAAGCTGCTCGTCTTGCTCATCAGATACTTAAGAACCACAGAACGATGTGGGTTTGTGACCTATGCCCATTTTGCGGCAAGCTTCCTTTAAGTCCGATACACTATATTGATAATGGCACCATCACAGCGGTTGGCATTAACACTGCAACTTTACCGGCTAACACCTCAAGCTATAACGTAGCCATTCCAGGATCTAATATAGGGCTCGCTGGCACCGCTTTAATAAAACTCTCACCTAGTATTTCAGGGCAAATAACAAATTACTCAATTTTATCTTCAGGGATTGGTATTCTCGCTACATCTTTTGTTAACGGCAATGCAAATCTATCATTTACACGATCTGAAGGTTCTGGACATGTTGGCTACTCAACAACCCTGATGTATAATTATGCTGGAATTGTTTTAAGCAATGTGAATAGTTTCTGGCAAGAAACTCACGCATCCCCAACCCCTCCTTATTATGATTGGGCGGGGGTGAGTTATCAAGCTGTTCAGATGCTTGTTTCAGATTGGGAGGCTGGAATTCAGCCCATTCAAATCTCCTCAAACACAAGCTGGAACACAAACCTAAACAATGTTGTGAACAACGATGTTCAACTTGTTAGGCTTTTGCAAGATATTCAGGTAGGGTCAATAAAGCCCTCTGATGATGGAATGGATAAGGCCCTCCTCCATACAGCTGAATTTACCATGAAAGCTAAAGAAATTGTAAGTGTAGACCAGTTTGGCCCGAACAATGTGGATGTTAATGCGGTGTAATGACAACAGAACAAAAATTTTTCCAAAATATCCTACACTCTAATGCTACAACTTATCAAGCACTAGAGGAGATCATAGGAGACATGGACAAAAACTCCGGCCTTGCAGCAGATTTCTTCGAGGCGTCTAGCCAGGTAATTGGTTCAACGATAACAGAGAACTATGACCTAGCTAGTATATTCGGTTTTTACAGAGATCAAGTAGCATCGGATGATACAGATTTTTTAAAACAAAGCCTCCAGAATGTTAATCCTGGGATCTATAATACTAATTCCATTCCTAGTTTTGAAGTTTGTACTCATATATCAACAGCTTTAAATAATTATAATTTTGGCATGAGTAGCACATTTTTATCGGGTCAACTCTTTACTGTTTCAAAAACAGGAATAGGAACTAACTCTGTGATATCAGTGCCATTGACCAGCCTCGGCATCACAGGAAATCAATTTAACTCTCATATCATTGACGCCCCGATAGACATGGCTGTGTTTGGCTTCAACGGCTTGAATACTTACGGTAGTCAGTCAGGAGTGAATTTAACAAAGTTTAACTATTGCTGGTCTTACGCTGGAAACGTAACGAATTTGCTGATTAACTTTGGTTATTCTACTGAACCCAATAGCGGATACACCTTCGGGATATACTGGGGCACAAATGATTCCAATTTTATATCGACAAATTATAGTGTTAGTGGTTCAACAAAATATGTTGGAACACCAGCCTTTATTGATAATGTTGCCGCCCTGACCACATCCGTAGCAGCAAAAAACATAACAAACACATCTGGTAGAAAGAATTTTTGGTCGAATACCATTCCTTACAGTCTGGGCTACACATCTAACGCATTTGTTGATGGGAATGCTTATCTCTGGACGCCTGACAGAATAAATGCCGTTATTTTTGACGGAGCCCCGTCTCAACAAACCCAACCCCTGCGGTATCCCATTTTAAATGATGTTTCCTTGACTAGCCTCATATCTGGCGAAGCTGAGTATAGATATTTATACGGGCAATTAACCACATCTGGAACAGGAAATAATCAAGGCTTGAACGCTTTCTTATCAGTGCAAGCTCTTTTTGAGGCCAATACTCCGGAGATTATTAATCTAAATTATATTAAACGACTTTATGAAAATAACGTGCCGCAGAATTTAATTACTTTACAAAGTAACCCAAAAAAATCTTACCTCAATGGCAACCCATTAGTTTACTCTGTAATTTACGATAATCAAATTCTACCATCAGCTTTTACTAAAGTAATAAACGATCCGTATATCTGGAGATATTTTGCTGAAAGCTTAATTAGCTCGAAAGTTTATTTTCTAGCCCTAAATGATATTGTTGAATCATATCTAAACACTCTTGATAATTTTGTTGCAGACTTTTTCTTTGGTTCTAATTTTAATAATGTAAGGGATTATTTTTCAGGTGAAAGCCTAATTGTATCAAGAAACACCCTTAAGTCTTTCACTCAACCATACGGATCTGAAAACACGCCTCCATTAAACTTTTCTGAATTTGAAGAAAAATCAATATTCCAAGCTGTCAATATAATTTCATCTAAAGAGTATATGGTGTTTAATCAAGGTGTACTGGGATTATCTAATGAATACAAATTACCAGCAAATACAGGATTTGAAATATATAAGCCAATTAGTTTAGTTTGTAACGGAGTAGATCCTTATAATCAAGGAACCGGTCTTGCTTTTGATTATACTTTAAATTTAACATTCCAATACAATAATCAGAATTACCTAAACAAAATATTATATTTAATGGCTTCAAAATATGTATTGTCAAAAAGCGATTATCAAACAAGGGTGGACCTCAATCAAGATGTTACGGGGTATTACTATTTAGTTGATGAAAAAACTACTGACTATAATGATTACAGTGCATCTAGCATAGATGAGTTCAGATTGTATGGATATGCTGGTATTATACCAGACCTGAAAGATGGTGTCGTTCGCCCGATAGTTAATCGTGCATTCTCCCCAGTTGACACTAAAAGATACACTTACGAAGAGTATGTTGCATTATTGCGTAGCCAGGGTATAACAGATCCCGACGACATCAATGATGCCATTCAGGAATATCTAGATGCCGGAAACTCATTTTATGTGGTTAACGTAGATACACATCCAAGTGAGTACGTTTATTTCCAGGGAATGTCTCTCTGTGCGGCAAATTATATTATAAATTCTGAAAAATACTGGAACGACGAGTTGTCTAACCCATTCTATGTGTCAACTTCGAAAGTGGATAATGAAGGTGGATTTACGCAGTTATCCTCAAGGATCAACTCGGGTATTGTCACGAGTGCGGCATTGACTCCGCCATATTCAATACAAAATGTTCAAGTGGGCAGTAATTGTTATGTAAATTCTATTTATGTAAATTCTCTCGGCTCACTTCAATCTCCAGGCACATACACATCTTGGATTCTCCCACCAACTAATATGAGAACAGATGAACAGCCAGCTCAGGTTAGGTATGAAATACTTTCAAGCGGGATTATTAATCCAGCTACAATTCAAATATTAAATTCCGGGAGTAATTTCTATTTTAACTTCAACACATTCTTGACCGATGTCCCCTTTACTGACGTAGGAATGGGCGAAACAAATGCAAATATTTCGCTCATTATGAATAATGTCAGCAATTTCACCGCCGTCACAGACTCCAGTTACAATCTGGTAAGCTTCACACAAACCTCCCCTCCATCTGAGGGTTACAATGCTGGATTTAAATTTAATAACAAAGCTTTTGTCGGGCTAGGATACTCGTCTACCGCAGACGTTGACATTTTAATAAATAACTATCCAACAGTTGATTCATTCTTCATCGCCAGCGATAATTTAAATCCTGGTGCATTAGAGAATTACAATAATTTTCAAAACCCATCAACAGCACTTGTTGTTTTGAATTTTTCATCAGGTACTCAAAACTACATAATGTATGAAGATGAGGTGTTTAACAAAATCACAGTACCGTCATCTTATGGAAATCAAGACATAAGCTACTTAACAGTGAATTGTAAATTGATTGAGTTAGCTAATGCAAATCCAAGTGGCTATATCACTGCACATGTTTATGCTGAAAATGGAACTGATAAAACAGAGGTGGCAAGCTCTGATAAGATTTTTACAACTCAAATAAATAGAGTTTCATATTCAGACTTGAACATACCATTGAGTTTCAGATTTACAGACACGGCTCAAGCCCTAGGAGGCGTGGACAATGCAGATTATTGGGTTTCAATCAAGCAGAATCTAACAGGGTGCTTCTTGGGGCTTAAGGGTGCATTCACGGGCGTAACAACATCTAACTTCAGTATCTCATCATCTTTGATTTATAATGATAACAACGTCATAACTGTTGCTGGTGGACTTTCAACCACGGGCTATGATTTAGATTTAGGAAAGTCCACAATAGGTATTTCAAGTATCTTTGCGTCAAATGTGGTTTCGGCTGACACCAACACGGTTATCATCAATCTTAGAAGAAATCCGAATTTCACCACGTCTATTAATGACGTATTCTTAAATATCAGCACCACTTATAATTCGACCACGGATATTATTATCAGCAACCCTATAAGGGCCACTTCTCTATCTTCTACTTTTGTCGGAGCCGCATTCACGTTCTCCACGAGTTTGCAAGTTTCAACATTTATAAATTCAGCATATCTTACTTTTTCAAGAAAGCTAGATACCGATCAAGTTTATTTATGCAGATCTCTCAGTCAGTATGATGGCGTTCAGATTGGGATGGCCACTTCAAGCCAGATTGGGTTTGGGAATACCATCGTTAATTTTAATTTCTTGTTTAATAAGATATTTAACCAAGTGAGCAATGAAATATACGGGGCTTTTAACTACACAGACCCATCACAATTTGGACTAGCAAAGCCAAATAGATTGAGAGAATCTGCCCCCATTCGTCAAATTGATGGATATTGGTCATATAAATCAGAATTGATAAATAAACCAGTTTCAATTTATCCGCGAGCCTTTTTAAACAACAACTCATTCATCGGCACATCTATTCCTGAATACGAATATGTGGGATATACGCACGATATTTTCGTTAATATTGGATATAACTCAAACGGGGTAGCTGTAGAAGAAGGCCCGATTTCGCTGTTTGCTGACCCCAAATGGAAAATCACATGGATGAACAGAACCTTATCTAACTTCAAGAATTTCAATATTTTCAATATAGCCCAGCAAACATATTCTAACTCTATTTACTACAGAATAGGCTTAGCCAATACATTTATTGGAACAGGAACAAATCCTAAGAGTGCAATTTTCGAAGGCACATTCCAGCCCTCTGGTAACCTCTCTCTTAATGTTCCGTTCTCTGTCGGATTCGGAACTTCATCTGGCATACAAGTGTATATCAATAACAATAGCCAGCCCCTGATAGACACGTTTAGTGTACTTTCTTCTAACTACACAGTGGCTACTGGGACGCTTACAACATCTCAAAGAAATAGCCCCGTGTTCCTCAAGGTATTTATGTTCACTCTATCAACCGCAGTAATAGACATTAATTGGAATGTTGGATTCGGCAATACTCTCATAGGGATTGGCACTGGCACTCAGATTGTGTCTCCTGCTCCTTACAGTTTGAATTCAGGAGCACCAATCGATAATATCACGTTCCTGAATGTAAGTCAAACTTTAGATTCAGCCACCTCGGTTAATTTCGGATACCCTCCAGGAGATTCATTTGTAATAAGATCATCATGATGAGGGCATTAATTGAATACATAGAAATATTACATAATACAGAGGACATTGATATTAAAAAAATGATGATTTCACCCGAGGTGACACAATAATGCCAACATTAATCCTTCCTTGCGTAGTTGATCCTTCAACTGAAATGAACTGGACTAATGTTGGCGGGGCAAATGCCACGGCATCGGTGGCTTTACCTGATGATGATCTGGCTAGTTATGTTTTAAGTGCCCCTGTAGGTGACCTGATTATCTATAATGTAACTAATTCAGGACTGTCGTTTGTGGTTATTAATTCAGTAACAGTATTTGCAAGAACGAAGATTAGTGGTGACCCCGTCAACCTCTCCGTTTCTGATGATAATTTTTTGAATCAAGCTTACGCGACATATCCAAGTGGGATTAATTTCGTAACAGAAAACAACTACAGTTCTACCACGAAGCCGTCAGGCGGTGCGTGGACCGTTGATTCGTTAGATTCACTCCAGATTCAAATTCAGGCAAACGACCCCGGCCAGATATGGCTTACTACGCTTTATGTATCGGTGGACTACACCGATCTACCGTCCGCCAATCCTATTCTAACTAATATGCTAGAGCCGATCTGTGAGATTTATTATAAGTATCAAAAAGCCCTGAGTGTTCAAAGTGCAAATATAAACACAGTAAGGAATTATGGATTCTCCACATCCTTTGCACTTAATTCAGGCTTTGAACTTTTTGAGCCGTTTGATCTAAATAATATAAAATTACAGCCAGGGGTTTTCACATACAATAATTCATATTACACGGCCCCAAATCTAGCAATAGAAACAACAATAGATGTTCAGAATATAATCAAGCTACAAGATCTTCCCACTTCTGGAGTGGGCACAGTTAATTATGTCGATCAAACTTTGCCTATCAAGATTTCAATAAAACAAAATTCTAACAGTATTATTGGTATCGCATCTGCTTATGAAACAGATGGAATTCCTTACGGAAACACGTTTGATTTAAACGAGCCAATAATTCGAAACTTTGAATCAAGTTTAGTGACAGATCCAGAATTAGCAATACTTATTTTGCTTAATCTGGAAGATGCCACTTTTACGGGAAATCAATACAATTGGAGTGTAGCTCCTTCAGCTCTTTATAGAGCAAATATTCAAAGTTACAGATTTGACAATGGCTTTGGGCAATTTTATTCCTTTAATGCAAACAACTCTTTTATCCGCCCAACACAGTATTTAAGCACTGCAATTTCCACAAGTCTCTATAATTCTACATACATGAATGTTTATAATTGGGCTAATACATTATCTTGGGAGCCAGATTTCGAAACATGGTACAACAATTATTCCGACACGTTGCCGTACTTTCTCCATAAATTTCTCGTGGATTATTTTGGATTAAGTTAAACAGGCGAAACATATTTTTTTGCGGAAAATTGAATTAGTGGCAAATGTAAATAATTCTTTTTTGGTTGATTTATCACAGTCTATCGGGATTTCATATGATTTAAAAAGTAATGTTCTGGGCTCAACATCTACTCCGAATTCCGCATTATTTAACATATCCCAAATCGGATCAATCATAACAACGGGAAGGCCAATTTTTGGAGTTTACGACAACGCTTCATCATTTGCAACCATTTCTTTTTCAGACACAGGCACCGATGTCACTTTCCAATTTAGCCCTGGAATTGTTTTTTTCAGAACAAACTTGATCAATATGCCGTCTCAGTCAATTCCAGTGAAATCCGACCAGGATACTGCGGGCACAAAATTATTCAAATTCTACCTGGACTATAATGACTTCAACTTATCATCAACTGTTTTTAATTGCACGATCACCTCTGTATCTGGATCCATAATCTATGTCAATCAACTGCCTAATGTTAATTATCTAAACAATTTTAAATCAGTTAATGTTAACAATTATTTATTCGGTGTGGCATCTATAGATTCCAGCGTAAATGCAATTTATCTTACGCAAGATCCATCAAATTATGCTTTTGCTGGATCAACTCTTACTTTAATTTTTCAGCCGGTAGTGAAATACATTACTACATTTGCTGTCACTGGTTCCCCGCCTGACGTGAGCATCCCGAGGTCTGGTATTATACTCGCATCAGCAATAGTAAATATCACAGGAAGTGTAGGATCCTTGTCATACACCTGCCCACTGGGTGTTGAAAAGCTTTTTGAATCATACCCAGTATATAGTTCGCCTTCTGATTTCTTTCCAAATCAGGCATCATATAACGCTTTTGTAATTTCTGTTAATAACTCAATAAAAGCATACGCAACCGTTCAAAATTATGACATAGAATCTAAGCTGGTAAATAGTTTTATTTCGTACACAAATGGTATATCATCAAATGCCGTAGGATTTGATCAGTATTGGCATTCTCAACCGCTAACTCCAACTGGAATTTTTCAATATGGCTTGGGATTTGATGGACTACAAAAAGTTGATTTTGACCCTCGCTTTAAAGACTTTTGGTTTTTTTATAAAGGCGTAGATTTAATCAGAACATATGCAATATTCAGGGGCGACATCTACGGCGGTAATGTATATATAGGACAATCTTTAGGGCTTTTCCCAGGATCGTCAACACTTAACAGTTATGTTGATTTCACAGGGAATTCTACGATCAATAACGGAACATATTCTTATGGAATTTCAGCAGTAACACCATCTGGAGAGTACGCACCAACATTTAATGCTGATTCTAATTTCTTCTTTGATAAAAAAATTAATAACTATCTGAGCTGGACAGCACCAACGGTTTCAAGCCCTCTCTTCTTTCACGTTTATAAAAATGTAAGACAGTTAAACGGATTCCAACAGCAAAGATTGACCAGTCCATTTGAAGTTGAATATTCATCACTGAACGATGCAGTTCTTGCAAATACATCATCGCCCCCGCTTGGTATTAGCTCGTCGTATTTTGCCTTTAAGATAAAAGATTCTGACGGCAGGCGGGGTATAATTGGGGGATTGGGATTCAACGCTTTCATTACCGACCCCGGCCCTCTCACGGGAATACAAAGTTGCTTAATAGTTTCTTCTGGTTCTAATTATATATCTCCATATGTTCTTATAACCGGCGGAGGAACAGGTGCATCAATATCTATATCAACGACAGCCGGTGGAGGCATTGGGTCGGTGGTTGTCACATCTTTTGGCAGCGGCTATACTTACACGCCTACTCTGACAATATTTGATAATGAAACAAATTCTGGCGGTTCGGGGGCACAGCTACTACCAATACTATCTCAATTAAATTGCGGAATATACACAGGGACATCCTCAGCCCCAACTGGTACCACTATTGAGTTGCTTCAGTCCATACCCATAGCATCAATATCGTCGTCTTATTTGATGAATATGCCAACAGAAAAAGAAAACTTTATCGGGCTAAACAGCAACACTAATTATTGGGCTGTATTCTCAATGAATGTTCCTTATGCTATAAACGCCAACCAGCAGATTAAATTCAGGGTGTCAAGTGGCTTTTCAACTAACTTCGCAACATCAAACTCTTTACCTACATGGAATTCAACTGTTAGTTCCCCGTCTCAGATTATTAAGCTGGGTTTTGTAGATCAAGGCTCCACGGGTAATGTAACTTCTTCCAGAGGCGTTAATTTGACAAATGATAAATCAGCTTATCCAGCTAGAATTCAAATTTATGTTCCAAATTTAAACCTAGACACATTGAGTTATGACGATGTTGGTGCAAGCGTATCTGTAGTAGGCGGAGCAATCATTTCAACTGCACCTATCCAGAATTCGATGTTGATTTCAGTGCTCGCCGCTAATTCCGTCACTGGCTTCCAGACCACACTATCTGGAAGCCTGCCGAGAGGCACAAACAGAGGTACGTCCATTTTACTTGGCGAGGAAACTGATCTGTTCGACTCAGTGATAGATGTTTTTGTTGCACCAGATTTGGAAACTGGTGTTAATTTCGTTACTGGAACCAGTGTTATAAACTGGACGATTTATGATACTTTCACAGTAGATTCCTTGCCATGATGTTAAATTTATTTTCTTATCCAAGTAATTATGGCTACATCGAGATTTTTAAGTGTGATTATTTCGGAAATTCTCTTTCATCCGCGAGAAATGCACTTATTGATAGAATATCTGTCAACGTAAATCAAGGAGTGGTCGAGGACAGATTATTATTTGGAGGTTTCGATCAAGTTAACTACACAATGCTTGATCACAGAAAGTTAAATATTTCGGCTGATTTTCTTTTTTCAAATAGTGTGACAGGAACATTAGATCCCGCGATAGACATGCTATTTAATTTATCAGCATGGTCTTACCAAGGAACATCCGCCCCATTTAAGTTTACGAAAAACGACGGAACTAACCCAAATAACAATACACCAGTTAATGAATATTTAATGTATCAAAATTTATTTACAACAACGGAAGGCTTATTGTCGGCATATAAATACTTCCAAGTTAGCGACAGTGGCTTAGCCGTAGAAGTTAATGAATTACCAGACCCAATGCCAGTCACTGGCTGGGTGGATGTTTTTAAATATGGGACTACACTAGAAGAATTCCCGGTGCAATATGAACCAATGTTTAGGATAAATTGTGCCGAAGGGAGTTTTTATCCTTGTATGATAGATAAGATTTCGCTCAGTATGGAGCAGGATTATATTAAACTAAAATGCGAAATAGTCTCGCTCAACTACTCCCGCTCCATTCGTTACGAATTTATAAATGCAAGCTCAGTTAATTTATCAAAAATGTCAATTATCCCCCTGCACAAATCCAGGGTTTTGATATCAGATTTTGTGAATGATATAACATCTACGTTTGATATTACAGATTTAAACAGTCTAGATTACATGGACGGATTGATAACACAAAGTTTTTCTGCCACACCTATTAAAGAGTTTACCCTTAATATAGATAATGGGCTTGAGGTAATACACACAAACATGTCTCAAAAAATGCAAAGAACATATGCCGTTGGCTACTATTCAAAGCAAAGAAAAATAAATGGTACAATGTCTGTATTGGCTTTGCGATCATCCCAACCAACATTCGATAGATACCCCGTGTTAAATAATTCAACTAGAAAAAGTTTAAGCTTAAATTTCAATAACCAAATCTATAACATTCCTTACACGGTTTGGAATCCCGGCAGGGTGGAAATTAACCAAGGCGATTACGTCAATCTTCAATTCAACTGGACTGCTGTAACAAGAGACAGACAGGGTCAGCCCTTATTTGAAATGGAAACAGGAAATAATGGATAACATGTACGGTTTTGAATTTAAATATAGTTTTGAGGAACTACCCAATGGTCTGACTAAATTCAGATCGCCCAATGACAACAGTTCACTTACTCTGAAATATTTAGCTAAAGGGCCAGATTTTAGCACGGTGTCAAACGCATTAGAGGAAGCCACATTTATAAATCACATTACTGGGAAACCTTTTATAAGAACTTCAGTTTTATACAGGCAGATTTTACTGAATGCAATTATTCAAATTGAATTCCCAGATAATGAAAGGTTAAGCACAATAGTAGTAGACAGCAATTCAATAAATTCTATGAACTACAGTCTTGCTAAAATGGTCTGCAAGAACTGGCTAAGAGGTGTACTTTGATTCTGTTCAACCCATCATCTCTTAAAAGAGTAGCAATCGCTCTGTACAATAATCAAACATTTTATAACGAAAATTTCGAGTATATGCCGTTCATTAATGTTTATAGAGCAACCATTCCGGCAAATACAGTTAAAAAATTCACACCTTCATTTGATTTTTTTAATGAATCGCTTCAGGGCACCTTATCAGAAATCGCCAAAGATGAGTCTAGTTATAATTTTGGATTAGTAAATTCATTAAATATAAATGATATCAAGTTTTTTGAAGCTGTTGATACATACACCTGGTCTAAGTTTATTTCTAGCCCTCAAAACAATGCCTTAAAAACGGAAGGCAAAATTACTCTGCCTGTTATTTTGCCGTATAGCACCGATCAACCAAATTCAAAATTCTTACAACAAATTTGGAGGCTTGCTGTATATTGGTTCGTTCCATTTTTTTTAAGCACCGATGTTTACCCTCAGAATATTGGAGCTCCGCTTTTTGTTAAGAAATTCAGCATTAGTGCTTCGGATTCTGTTTCTATAGATTTGGATTTTGTAGGCGGATCAGCATATGCTTTTCCAAAAAATCTCTACGAAAATAAAAACTGGATAGATTTCAAAAAATACTACGACACAAGCGACGTAGCGGCCACAAGTGTGGGAATTAACTCAAGCTTTTCAAGCTTTAGATCTGTTTACAGAGTGGCGAAAACATATGATTGTCTTCTCCTCCTCGGACAAACTCAATTCAAGGAAAACAGTGAATCTAATAACTCAGTGGAAAGTTTGGGTATTAGTTCTTTTTATGCCGCATACAGCCCTCTTGCAAGATCTATAGCAGTACAAGGAAATAATATATACAGCATGTCTCTCAGCGTGGATAATAAACTTGAAGAAAAATACACAGCAAACGACGGCGTTAATAAAAATATCATAGATGGGATGAGATACATCTCCCTAAAAAGCAGATCTGTATCGGGAAGTATCGAATTCATTGCTTCGCAGAATCTTCAAAAATATTTTGACACAGGCGTGAATAAAACTTTGGTGATGTACTTCGGCGGCCCTTTTTATTTCCCTATGGAGAATGTGAGTTTCCAAGTTTTTAGTCTTGAAGTTTCAGCAGAAAAATCATCGTATATTCACAAAGTTAATTTCACAGCACTTCTCCAAGAATCGGCATACCAGGAGTATTATAAACAGAATGAATTCAATGTTCATCTAGACGGTCTATTTGGCGAACCCACAGGAGAAATATATGTCAAACCCCAAGAAAAACCGGTTGACCCTAGAGATTCAGTGCGAATATCATGAACTAATTCATGAACCTATATCTGTGGCGAAAGCGGCAGAGTTAGACTATGGCTCATTCAATGAAGAAGGTTACTCATCTTTTGTCGAGATGCGGAAAATGATTGATTGTGTAAACTTTACATTGATGAAAAACAATAAAGTGGTTTATAGCTCAAAGTCAAAAAACGACCCAATTTCATTTAATTTAATCAAGGGTGTTTATGATGCTTTAAAAAGTTCATTCTGCATGAGCGAAACAGAAATAGAAAACTTCAATCTAGAATGTGAAGTCTTTCTTGATAGTGAAAACGGGGATCAAAAACTACCTTATGAATTACTACTAGCAAAACATATTTTTAATGGCGAAGTTCAATTAAGTTTATCAGATTTTGAAAACATGGAAATCAAGAAATATGAAAAAATTCAACTTGCTTTAGGTCTTTTAAGGAAAAAGGTCAACAATAATGAATGAATAACAATATAATATGGAGCCAAACGAAGTAGCCAAACTTTATTTATCTCAAGCGGCAGCTCTTGACAAATTTCTTTCTAAGCTAACAGATAGAAAATACACAAACGAAGAGCTTCTTCTTATAGTTAAAATTATAGGCGAAAAATATCACGAGTTACTGATCAACTTAGCAACATACACTCCATTACTCGCAACACACAAAGTGAAATTCTACAAAATACATGAACTGGAATCAAAATTAAATCTTGATGCCCCACCGTTTGAAGCAGATTTCTTCAATAGAGAAATCTAATATCCAGGCTGTGTTCGCATATTATCTCGGGCGAATTCCAGCAAGAATGCGTCTATGTCTTCCGGGTCTTCGTTAAACTCATTTTCAGGATGCTCCGCAGTGAACCTCAGATCCTCATCTGACGGCTCCATGTCATCAAGTGAGTCCAAACCTACATAATCTGGACCCAGCTGTTCAAGCTCATTTAAATGCCTTTGCATGGGGTCTTCCGATTCACCCGACATAAGCTCGTCGATTGTTTTATTGCTGTATCGGAAGGACACAGGATATGGCCCCGCCAAAGATTGAATTTCTCTCTTTGTGAAATTACTCAAAGATTGATCCGCTGATACGATGAATTTCTGCCTCGAATTTGAAAATGAAACATCTTTAATTGCTGAATCTGATTCAACTTTTCTTGTAATCTTCTTCTGTATCTCTCTGTGATTAGAAGAAGCGATTCGCATTAATTTGCTATCTAAAGAATCTGCCAGCCTATAATCCCCAATTTCTTCAGCACATTTAATTTCGAACAAATAAAGATCAATCATATCTTTATTTTCTTAAGATTATAATTAATCACCTTGAAAATCTATCGTCACTTGTCCAGGATCTTTAAAAGCATTTAACACAATCTCATTGTTTTGTATATTGAGTCCAACAATATTTATTTTCAGATTTTGTGGTGTGTTGATTTTTGTGATTTTTGAATCTTCGAAAAACCCATCTGTCAGAATGTAAGCTGATGTATAGCCATTTGTTTTTTCCAGAATTGATTTACAAATATCAAAAGAAGTGCCTTCTTTTACTTTAATCTCTTTTGTCTTTTCATAGCCCTTCTGAATGAATGGTAAAAAATCGCGGTCTTTATTGAACTTAGCACCATTGTACGCTAGGTATTTCACACTCGAAAAGAAATAAATTTCAAAGATATCACCTGGCCCACTCTCCATGTAAATATCATTTACTTTACTTAAGGTTTTTGTGATATTAACCGCATTAGAGCCAGATATATCAATTAAAATTAATTTACTTTCAATCGGTTTATTCGCACAACTAGAAATCAGGCTTGCTAAGCTCAAGCTCATCAAAGTTTTTAAAAAGATCTGCTTCATCTATTAATTCTTTTACATTTTTTACAACCGGCTCGGCTTCTATGATTTTCAAAAAATAGAACAAGCTAAACACCAAGGGTAAACACAGCCCTGAAACTATTCTCAAAATTGGTATTTCCTGACTTCCATAATAAGTGGAAACCGCTAAAACAGAGAACAACCCTTCCATAGCCATGAATAAAAGCATAAAAAATATAGCTCTTGGTTTAGATTTTGTTGTGGATATATAAGAAGATGCGAGGAATACAGCCAGGTAGCCCACTACCATCGCGGCTATAAAATAAGGAAAATAAGCGGGGATATTCTTGAAATAGCTCGGCTGCAAAACGTCAGTGGCAACAAACACACCCACGCCAAGAAAGAATGCAATCGGGCTTGAAAAAATGATTTTACTTATTGTATTTTTTACTGAGTATTTCCACTGCATCTTTTAAAATAATAATTTGCTCGTTCATGATCTTCACTGCGGTTTTCATGTCCGCGAATTGAGAATCTATTTCCTGTTTTATTTTTGTTTGAAGCTCTGCTTCAATAGCCGCTTTGATTCTGTCATCAATTTTATATTGCTGAAGAGCCTTGGCCGCTTCTTCTTGAGCTATATTCGCCATACTCCATCTATCAAGTGCCATACAATTAGTTTATACATCTTTCGTATATATATTTATGCTATCAATTCTCCTAACACTATCTGCATTCCCCGGCTTCCTTGGATTCGGCCCGAATATCTCCATTCTCGATGTCACTAATAGATTTGGAAACCCAATCACATTAGATCAATCTGATGACAAAAGAATTCAGTCCTTTACTTATTCCAGAGAATCATATCTACTCACAGCAATCAGTGATAAAAATAGCAAAGTTGTAACACTGCAAGCCTATGGTTTAAACAAATCTGTGAAGTACAGAAATGTGGGACTTATGTCTGATTTTAAATCAGTAATTAAAAACTTTGGGAATCCACAAAAATATTTCTTCAATGATAATGGCTTTGACATTGTTTATCCAGATTGTGTTTTTACACTGGTAAAGATCGGGCGAAAAAACTACCACCAAGTTGTTGGGATCTCTGTGAGCATGAACAAGGAACCAGCACAATCTAAAAAGAAATAAATACTATGTCAATCTTTAAGAAAGCGTCTGTTATGCCTATCGTTAAGACTGTTATTAGTCAAGGTTTGGAGGATTATTCGCCGGAAGAAGATCAATTAAACGATGATATTGAAGATCGAGATGGTTTATTTAATAGTGGAGAAGATAAAGTATCACAGATGTTTAAAAATCTTTACAAATCGGGTAATGATCGCCAGGCACTATTAGTCGCCAAGTTTTATTTTGACGGATTTGACTACGAACAAATCAGAGATCAACTCAGAGCATTAAATTGGCTTTAACAAGGAACCAGCACAATCTAAAAAGAAATAAATACTATGTCAATCTTTAAGAAAGCGTCTGTTACGCCAATCGTCCGCTCGGTGATCAGCCAGGGGCTTGATGATTATAACAACCCCGATCCAGGCATGGAAGATGCAGCATTGAGAGATGACATAAATAGATCGTGGGAAACTAATGTTGATAAACGAGGTCGTGAAAGCTTTAAACCAATTACTCAAAAGCAGAAATTCATCGAAGCATTGAATGAATATAGCAATAGTGTTGAATTAAGCGACTCAGACTCAGATGATTATCGCTCGGGTATGCTCGCGGCTTTTGCAAAAGCTGCCGCTCTTGCTGATAAAATTCTCTAAACTCAATCTAAACTCAATCTTAATTGCTTAGAATATAAGCTTTTACCATAAGAATTTATCAAATCATCTAGCTCAGATTGTGTAATCCAATTGTTTCTAAAAGCAATTTCATCTGGGCTTGCAATAATTAATCCTTGCCTGTTTTGAATTGATGCAATATAATTACTTACTTCAAGCAAATTGTCGAAAGTACCCGCATCAAACCAAGTGCATCCCCGTGACAATTTTGCTACAGCCAACCTCCCTCGATTTAAATATTCATTATTGACAGATGTAATCTCTAGCTCCCCTCTTTCAGATGGTTTCACGCTCTTAGCAATTTCAACAACATCTGAATCGTAGAAGTACAAGCCCGTAACAGCATAATTTGATTTAGGATCGCTCGGCTTCTCTACGATACTCAAAGGAATATTCTTTTTATCGAGCTCAACCACTCCATAATGCTCGGGCTCATTCACACGATATGCAAACACAGTAGCACAATCTCTTTCTACAGCCTTCTCACACTCGCTCATCAGATTGCCACCGTAGAAGATATTGTCGCCTAGAATCAAAGCCACAGGCTCGGAATTGATAAATCTCTCTCCAATCAGAAAGGCCTGAGCTAAACCATTTGGAGAAGCCTGAACTTCATATGAAATGCTCATTCCCCATTGAGAACCATCCTTTAGAAGATTGCGAAACAAGCTCTGCTCATGCGGTGTGGTGATTATTAAAACATCACGAATTCCCGCCCTCATCAAAATAGACAAAGGATAATAAACCATCGGCTTGTCGTATACGGGGAGAAGTTGCTTGCTGACAGATTGTGTGGCTGGATATAATCTAGAACCAGTTCCGCCAGCAAGTATAATTCCTTTTCCAATCATGAATTAATTGTACATTAATTCATGATTGGAAAGTTCACTTAACAGGCGAAGTGCTGATACCACCAGTGGCGGGAGATGAATTAAATCCACCAGTAGCAGGAGATGAATTAAATCCGCCCGAAATAGCCGCATTCTTCTTCTTCAACCATTGACTCCATCCGCCGTATGCAAGCCAATAAGTGCCAGGAGAATCATTTTCGTCGCCAATTCCATAAACAAAACTGGTGATTTTTTCTTTAGCCAGCAAATCGAATGCAATTGTTCTAAAAGGATCAAGCTGTTCAGGGTTAGCTGTAGTTAACACGCCGCACATCCCTGGTGTCACATAAAACTCTGTAATAACAATTTTCTTAGACTTAGGAAGTCTTAAATTAGCAACAAAATATTTAAAGTAATTCATTGATGCGTTAAACCCATTTGTTACTTCCGTTGTTCTTGTTTTTGGATCCTGTGCCCAACCTGCTCTGAAAAAAAGATGGCAGGCTATCACGCCACAATTCTTTTGCCAATTATATTCGCTAGGTGGTATCCAGGTGAGAACCTCACTTACTTCTTGGATGTTACCATCCCCTATACAAGAGAAAGCCGGTGACATTATTTTACTGGTGGGTATCTTATTATTTCTTAACACTTGGCTTGTTTCCCAAAGAAGCTTATGCAGGGTTAACGTCCATTCACCATATTTCGATGTAGAACTCCCCCCTGGTTTATTACCAAGATTGTGACCTGTAACTGTGCTAAAAGCTTTGCCCGCTGGCTCATTCCACAGCTGCCAAGTTGGCTCAAGCTTAAATTCTTTACACTTAGCGAGAACTCGCTTAACCAAAACATCAGTCTTCTCAGCTAGTTTAGGAATCAACTCTTCATTAGGCAACCACCAGCCGTCTCTGTTTTTAGCAGTTTTGTACCAGCCAGATGTTGGATGAGGCGTAGGCATCACTAAAATCAAAGGTTGAAGCTGTCTATCTCTGCAGATTTCTAGAACCTTGTCAAGCCCTTTAAAATTACCCAGATCTTCTGGGTTCCAGAAAATCTCGTGAAAGATCGAGCCAAATCGAACAGAGCTTCCGGGTACTAGGTTTTCCAGCTTCGAGATAAATTCAGCGTATTCTTTATCAGTAAAATTGGGGCGTAAACCGCCGATGTTTGCATTTAATTTAATCATATGTTTCCTGGGGGCATGGCAATTAAAATTGCTGTTTACGATTTTATCCTTGTTTTTAATCTTTAATATGTTGTCTTTTGCTTAGGGCTACAAGATTCGTAAAATGTATTTTTTCCAGCATTTTCTTTTTTGGGTCGCCTATCCTGGGTACAATTTCTGGAAACGAACCTGGGTTTTCTAGCTCATGAAAAATTTTTTCAGTAATATCTTTTTCGTAAGGGGCTATTAAGTCTTCTTCTAAAAGTCTGTAAAATCTCTCTTTTTCGAATTTGTATTTATTAAGAAAATCCTCTTCAACCTTAATCAATTTGTACCTATCAAGAAAATCATCTTCTTCCTGAATTACGTCAGCGTTCTGACTAAAAACAAACCGCGATTTAGGTGATTTAAAGATACCCATTTTACTTTTTCTTTCTCCTTGTCATCTCAGAAACAGATTTTCCTTTTTGCCACATTTTACATGACCAGTAGCGAGCTTTAGTCTTCGGCCCCGGATTATCACAATTATGTCTAGCTCTAAAATTCTTTCTTCGACCTGGTTCATCCCTTCGGATAGACATATTGGGGTCACCGAAGTTAACCTTTACAACATTACCGCTTTCATTCTTGACATAAACTGAAAACTTCTTTGGCCCACCTGGAGTTCGAAATGGCTTATTTAGAGGTTTGTTCTTTTTCTTTGTTGCACTTGTTCGATAAAATTCTCTTTCACTCTCTTCTCGTTCATAGTCATCTATGTCTTTTGCTCTGAGCACCTTTCCACAGTCTGAGCAAACGATCATCGGCCCAAAACTCCTGCCCGCAGTGCTCCAATCTTCATAAGTAGATTCATGCTCACACTCTTCTTGATTTTTTTCACTCAGATCCATATTGGCATAATCTTTTTCCGCAAGCCAATCTTCATAAGGTATGTATCCAAAATCACGAACATAATCCATGTATTGGTCAGATAGTTTATCTTTCTTTAGCGAATCCATTAATGAATCCGCTTTTCTAAAGATGCTAGAGGATGCCTCCTTACAAGCTCCACCACACCCACAGCCACAATCTGATTCATCATCTTCAGCAAGATGAGACACTAATTCCTCGAAAGAATCAAACTCATGAGAATCCCCATCTTTCATCAGCTCATATTCCGTTTTGCCATCAGGGTGAACATTAATGAAAATCTCCAGTCCCCCTCCCACATTTTCATCATCTGCATGCTCAAAACCCATTTCTTCAATTACTTCAAGAAGAGGATGATCCATATGTGCAATTCTCAAAGATGTAAAAAGCATAGTTTTTGCTTCTTTTTCAAAGCCATTTAAATAAAGCTCTTTCCCTAAAGAAGCCAGATTGTGTGCTAGTTTATTCATGATTAAAGTTTAGTTCCTCTCTGTTGGAGCATTTCAAGGGCGTGTCTTACACCAGCTTCGTATGCGGCGGATAATTCTTCATTACCGCTATAAGGATTTGACTGCGATTCTGGAGTGTATTTTGCATCTTCAAATCCACGACCCATAGCGTCATAGAATTGATTATCGTCCTCGAAATCCAAATCAGGAGTTTCACCGCCATAAAATTCTTCACCAGTAATTTCCCAATCTTCCTTAGCGTATTTCTTAATCATTGAAACAAGAGTGGAAGATTTTTTGTGAAGGGGATTTTCTGATTTAAACTTATCCCATCTTTTCTTCATCCTGTCCCATTTGTCCCTCTCTCTATTGTATCTTTCTATTTCAAGCTCTTGGGATGTTTTTTTTTTATCTTCCTTGTCTTCGCCAGCATATTTCTTAATCATTGAATCAAGCGTGGAAGATTTTTTGTCTCTACCTCTAGAAATAGCCATGAACCCATCATCATGTTTCTCAACTGCCCAATCTAAGAAATTAGCAGCTTGCTCTCCAATAGCCAAAGCTTTTTGAGCTTGAGCTTTATTCATAAAGCAAAATCCATTGCCAAACATACCAGTGAAACCAGGAAGATTCTTGATCGCGTCTTCGTAGCTCCCTTTTTCAGATTCGCCTGCATATTTCTTAATCATATTAGATAAAGTAGAGGCGTAAGCGTCCCCACCCATCATCACAGCACGGTCACTATCCCGCTCCTCTAAAATTGCAGCTTTTTCATTAACTAAATTAGGATGCTCTTCAAGATATTGTTCGGCGGCAATCCCGGCCTCATCTTTTCCCAGACCTGACTCCATAAATTTCGGAATCAGAACCATGTAAAGATTTTCACGAGCCTCAAGCCAGGAATCCAGCCAAGATTCGTCGCTGAAGGCCACCTTTTTGCGATCCTTACCTGCATATTTCTTAATCATATTAGATAAAGTAGAGGCATAAGTGTCACCATGCATCATCATGGCACGGTCAATAGCCATCCCCTCTAAATCCCCGGCCCTTGCGTCAACTAAATGAGAATGCTTTTCAAGATATTGTTCAGCAGCAAACTCAGCCTCGTCTTCTCCCAGCCCACGCTCCATAAATTTTGGAATCAACCGCATAAGTAGCTCCTCATAAGCCTCAATCCAAACTTCCTTACTGGCCACCTTTTTGCGATCCTTGCCCCGCTTAATCATTTCAGCCTCTTTCTCTTCTTTCTCTTCTTCTTTTTCAGAAGCGGAAATTAGTCTAAAGGCGAAATCAGAATCACCCTGGAGTGCTTTTTTCTCGGCGAATCTATTTAGAATATCAGAAAAGCTCATATTATATTTTTATATAAAAAAAACTTTCACCCTTCTTCAATTACATTCAAATCAATATCTAGTTCATCCCTTCGAGCACAAAAGGTGCCATATTTTGTTTCAACTATTACTGTCCCGCCCAGCAAACATTCACCTATAATTTTAATCTCCGCCCCAGGTAAAAAACCTAGCTCAAGAAATCTCTGGCTACACCTGCATTCTGAAATTATAGCGGGAACATTCTTTTTTAAGTTTCTAAAAGAAACTTCCATATTTAAATTTTACAGGATAATTTTGTACAATATACATGTCTTAGGTTGAATTAAATTTATATCAAATGACAACAAAATTATGAAAAAAGCTTTTACATTAATCGAACTTCTTGTCGTGATTGCGATTATCGCAATCCTCGCGGCAATCCTCTTCCCCGTCTTCGCTCAAGCCAAGGCAGCAGCAAAGAAAGCCACCGGCATCAGTAATCAAAAACAGATCTCTCTTGGCGTCATCATGTATGGTGCCGATAATGACGATATGTATCCACGCAATGATGATTGCATCGCAAACTCTAGTCTTAACGGTGCCCTCAACAACGTAGTTGGTACAGTAAACTGCGGAGTATCAGCAGGATTTGCACACAGAGTTAATCACTTCTCTTGGCAGAAGTGGACACAGCCTTATGTTAAGAATGTCCAACTCTACTTCAACACATCTCGCGGAAATACCAATGCATCTACCCCTAGCTGTCCTGCTGGAAGCTGGGCACAATGCGGACAGGTAACCGGAAGCTATCTCCTCAACACCTCTCTCACTGGTCAGCTTAACACCTGGAATCGAGCACCAGGATCATCAACCATGTTCCGGAATAGCTGGCTTGGTGGAAGTATGACAGCTCTACCAAATACTTCTGCGGCAGGTATTCTCATGGAATCTGGCAACCTCCAGATCGGTGTTGTGCCAATTGCATACGGCACAGATGCTTCATCAAATTCAGTCACCGTTTTCCCTCCTGCTGTAAGAGAGTTCTGGGCATGGGAGCTCGGCAAGCAAACAGCCAATTACTCTGCACTTCAAACTGTACCAGCGGATGAAGTAAGAGCTGCATTCGGCGGAGTTATTGTTGGACACGCAGACGGCTCGGCAAAATATTACCAATTGGGTAAGTTTCTCGCCTTCACACCAACTGCAGTGGAGTATGGTGTAAGTGCCACCCCGGCATTTGGAATGAATCTAACCAATGGTGCTCTTCGCGGATTTACAGGCGGAACGGTTGGTCTAGGGGCTAATCCAAATCTCTTCGTTCAATATCCTCTTTGGGGATTGGGGCAGTAATTAAAAAAGCCCCCCAAAAGGGGGCTAATCTTATCCCCCTAAATAATCTAGCAATTGCTTTTTAGTGGAAAAAGTCATTACATTTTTTCCATCTTTGCTGGATGTATACACTTCTTTACCAGATGAATTAAACGACTTAGTTACCATTTGCTTACTTCCATCTGGCGAAATGGTCTCAGCATTTTTAGTTTCAAAATTGGATTTCAATGCATTTGCGATTGTGTCGATGTTAGATTTTCGCTCGTGCTCTCTCTGAAAAAACTTTTCATATTCATTCATAATTTCATTTTACAGCCTTTTTTAGTTCTGTTACCAAATTTCACCCTCTTTGCAAGTGCGATTTCCAATAATGTCAATATACCGCGATTTTTTAATTCCGTATTTTTCCTCGTACAAAGCTTTGCCCTTTAAACCGTTTTTATAATCTGTGCGGAGATTAAAAGCTAATTCATATGCCTGCTTCTCCTTTTCAGATTGTGTCTTGCCTAGGCTTAATCGCTTCCCAGAATTATCTAAGATTTGGTCGGAAGGCAAACCCATCCTATATCTTCTGTCAATAGTTGAATATGGAATCCCAAGCTCGTCGGACCATTCCTGTATCGTCTTAATCTGATTGTCATGCGTGATCAAGATTGTGTTTGAAGGGGGAGTGGGAGCGTAAGATTCATCAATCCATGTCCTATTCAATTTCACGTCATTAACAATATGCTCGCTAATTTCCAATTTATTAGCAATTTCTTTTGAAGTAGATTCTCTGTGCTTATCACTTCTAATCTCATTTGCAATTTCCTGATTAATGTGAGAGTTATTTGGAACTTGTTCTTCCGCACAGATTGTGTCTTTGAGCTGAAGATATAACTCGTACTTTCTGCTGAGCCTCGTAGATTGTGTGGAGTCTGTGTAGATCCAATTCAGAAAAGCCAAAGCATTATATCTGCCGTTGTAATACAAAACTTGCACATTTTTATTGGGCTGAAGATGTCCAGATTTTGTATTACATAATTTATCATAAAAAACTTTAATATTTTCAGTGAGTTTGTATGTACCGACAATATTAACAGAATAATTATGCTTTTCCGTGTTTAAATGAATGCATCCATCTCCATCAAAAATGCCGCGAATAAAGTGAGATACATATTCCTCGGGCATTCCCACTACCCAATCAAAATCATAAGTTTTGTTTCCTGATAATCCTAAATCATTTAAATCTTTAGCAATTTCTTTTGAGCTTACTGTCAAGCAAGATTGTGGCTGTCCGTCCTTCTTATTAATGGTGTAAATAGGGCCGTCATACTCCAGGGCATTTTTAAGATTTTCTATTATCTGGTGGTCTGTTTGTTTGAGATTAATCATCAATAAATTTTTCTTGTGACTTACATGACCATCCGCCGCAATAAGGCCGAGAAAATAAGCCATCTCGATTGACCATGTTTTGAAATAATTATCATTTGGCTTGTATTTTCTTTGGTCTCTACTTGGATTTATTCCATATTTACTACAAACGACATCAACCGTTGGCAAAGAAATACCTAGATATTCTTTGATTTGAGATTTTGTGTAGTTGTTTGATGTAATTGTTTCGATTTGAGATTGTGTTAAAGTAATTTGTTGCATATTTTATTATACGTTTTTTAAAATACTTTTATACATTTATTATAAAAATAAAATAAAAAACCCTGGATTTCTCCAGGGTTTTGCTTGATAAGTATAACTTTAAAGCTTCTAGCTTACTAAAATCTTACTCAAAGCGTAGTCATTGATCACGGCAAAGCCCAGCTCTTCGTAAACAACCCAACCCAATCTGAGTCTTCGTGTATCGTCTGCAGGCAGAACGGTGATGTCCTGTCGGATTGGCATTGCACCAACGAATTGGGCAGGAGCCATGATGAACACGCAGTTCTTTGGAACCATTGTCGAGAGGTGGATGTCAGCGGTGTAGAGGTGACCGTACAGACCAGTCTGCAGGATGTCTCTTTGTGTTGCCTGGTCGTAAACGTCCGGGCCCCAGCCTCTGAAGTCCTTGTATCGTGCCGGAGGAACGACGATCTTTGCACCGATCAGTTCGTGCTCTTCGATGAGCGTTAGAGCGAGGTTAATCTGCTCAATTTGAACTGTACCGTTGACGTTGATGGTCTGATCCTGCGGAGTACCTGCGTTGATGACCTTGAACACTTCGGTGTCTTCTTGTCGTTGCAGGGAGTCCTTTGCACGAATCTGAGCTCGGTCAACGATGTAGAATCGTCGAGCCTTAACTTCCGAGTATCGAATTACTGGGTTAGCAGCAATTTCGAATGTAGGAACCAACAGCTCTTCGGCTTCGATTTCGGAGGTAGGAACTGCACCTCTTTTGCCAACGACAAAAGACTTAGCGGTAACATCTCTTTCATATCGTGGAAGAACACCCTGCGGGAGTTCATCGACGAGCAGAAGCTTTCGACCGATTGCTTGATACATCAAGCTGTTCTTGATTGGTTCGACCATTGCCTGAGCGAGTGCAGTTTTGCCTTCGTTTGTCTCAAGAGCCATGGCGACGATTTGATTTCTTGTTTCTTCAACACTATTCTTGGTAAATGCCATTTCTTTATATCCTCCTTATTAGATCAACGTCCAGTAAAGCAATCCTGCTCCTGAGTCGTAGAAGTCTACTCGTCCAATAACAGGAACAGCGGTTGCTGTTGCTGCTGAGACAAGAAGTCCTCGGTTGTTTGTACCAGAGGTAGCTCCGGTAACAGTTGGTGCTTGAGCTGTGTTAGCATAAGCTGCAGCCACAGACGTAGCCTGGCCGTTACTCGCTCCAACAGTCAGAAGGTCGCCAGGTGCTGGAGCAGTGCTGCCAGTGGTGCCTGTCCAGTTTGCTAGGTCATTACCAGCATTTTGTGCGGTAAGAAGTGCGAATCGGTCAGTAACGAATTGCGACGAAGGTGTGGTGTAAACGGTAACGCCTCTCGAAGAATAGGTAGGAATACCTGCCGTGAGGTTGGTAACAACGTCAACAGACTCGTCCTTGAAGTCAGCAATTGCTCGCTTAACTCCAACATAGAATCCATTGGTGTAGCTTTGGAAAGCACTACCATTGACGAAGTTGGAACCCGCTGGGTCGTTGTTGATCATTGTTGGGGTTTCGCCCGCAGGGTTGTTACCTACTGCGTCGTCCGCACACACGCCAACGATTAAACCTCGCAAAAGGTTAGTGATAGTTTGAACCGGTCCTGTGAAGCCTGCCGCACTGCTATTATGTCTGTCAGCTCGGAAAACACAAGCAGGATTAACTGCCGTGCCGTTCCCCGAGTTCGAGAATGCTACAATGTCGCCAGCAAGAACAGAATCGATAGACAGCTTGCTGTAGTTAGCTGCCACGACTGAATTTAATGCTCGTAATGCCATTTTATTATTTTCTCCTTAGTTTTAATTTATTCCTTTTTTGTAGATCAATTGCTTTCGTAATCAATCCTCCATCTCAGTAACTTGTGGTGCAGTCCATCCAATATTCTTCAAAGCGTTTTGGATTTCTGATACACCGCTTAAATCTGCACTAGCTCCTCTGACCGTAGGATTAAAGGAAATCCCGGCAGTAGCAACTCGTGGTGCTGAATTGGAGGCAAGCCTCTCTGAATTAGCAGCAGCTGAATTAAGCATAAGTTTTGTTTGTCGAATCATAGCAGTAACGGTAAGACCATCGCTGATCATGCCGTCTGCGTAAGTGTCAAGCTCTTCTGTTGGCAATAGGCCTGCTGTAGCAAGCTTTGTTGACATTGCATAGGCTGTTTTGAGTCGTGCTCTGAAGAGTTCTGCTTCTTTTGCCATTTTGGTCTTTTCGTCAGCATCTTCTTTACCAGAAACAACGACATCTGCATTTGGATCTTCGATCATGACTCCAGCTTCTTTATCTTCATCTTGCTCAGACGCACCCTTCATAAGTTTGCGGAGCATAGAAGCATATTGATCATCGGCAGAGGAATAAAGCTCTTTGCCTTTTCGCTCATGCTCTTTTTCTGGATCAATTTCTTCGGTGCCAGTGTGTTTTCGATTTTCCTTTTCTGTAACGGCTTCTTTAGGATTGTTAGGTGTTTCTTCCATAACACGATCTGCATCGCAGTCGCTCTTTTCTGCCGTCTTAATAGCCTTGAACAAGTCAAGTGCTTCAGCGTATGTCAATTTGCCAAGGTCTTCTTCTTCTACACCAGCGGTTTTAAGAGCAAACGCAAGTGCCTCTTCGGCGACGTTCGCGTCAAATTCTCCAAGTGCTGAAGATTGGACTGTTCTTTTGAGTGACAACTTACCTTCGGATGGAATTTCAAGTTCGTGATAAAGTCCTTCATCACCTTGTGAGGGGATTTCGAGTTCAGCAAGTGCATCGAATGCAAGTGTGAATTCTTCTGAATCCTCTGGGGTTCCATCGAAGTTTGTATAATCGATTTCCTTGAGTCCCTTGTCTTTTTCAAGTTTCAGGAAGCTTGGAATCTTATTGTCTGCGTAATCGAGAGTCCCGAAATCGGGATCGGTCAAATTGCCTTTGAACGTAGAATGTTCTTCTTCCTCGAAATATTGTTGGCCTGGGGCATGCTCAAAACCATCCTTTCGAGAGACTTGTTGAACTTCTTCGTCATCAGCCATAGCTGCGAGAATTGTTTTTCGTAAAGCTTTTCTAGCTTCAATTTCTTTGTTCATATTTTCATCTCCTATTGTGTTTTCTTTGTGATCTATTGCTGGATCCTCGGACATAGCATCAGTATCACCCAGAACAGTTTCGAGAGCCTTTTCAACTTCTCTTATTTTGTCCGCAGGAACTGTGATGTGGATCGTGGCGATTTCATTTGCATCTACTTCGTTATCGTCGGCATCGGCATCATTTTCATGATCTTCATCTTCGGAAGAAAAACCGAATTCATCGCTTTCTTCCTCGTCTTCATCATGATCTTCAATTTTTAGTGTTTCAGTTTCGAAGTTATCGTCGTTATCGGTCATTTTACCAATAAAATCTTTAGGCATATCTTCCTCTTCCAGACCCTCTGCTTTCATAAGCTTTGGGAGAAAAAGCTCTCTTATTGAACTGGCTACATCTTCAGCTTCGCTTTCATCCATAGCAATTTTCTTAATAAGATCACTTTTACATTCTCTGAAAGACTCTTTGTCTGAAGATACAATTTCGTGTCTCTTCATTGCCTTTCTAGTTTTTGATTGTTCGCTTTGACCGTCTATCATTTTTGTTTCCTATTGTTTATAGTTCGATATAGTACCTTTCTATAAGCTAATACAAATCTCCTATATTATATCCATACAATGCTTGCTTCCAAAGTACCTGGTTGCCCAGCCACTTTTTTCACTTCTGATACGGACATTGTTCCGCAATCATAGCAGTATGTGTGTTTTTGCTTCTTAGAAGCTGTTCTTGATCCACAAGCTGGACAGCACATCCCTACGGGGAGTTTGTCAGCTGTATGTGGATTAAATCCGTCAGATAATGATTTTGCGTAAACTTCAGCAGAAGTGGTATATGCAATTCTCTTCATTACTCTGAGCGAAGACGCCATTGGAGCCATTCCTGGAGCCGCTGGAGCGGCAGGTGCTGCGGCACCAAGCCCAGCTTCTGGAGCACCAAGTCCTCCAACCGGTGCGGCTGGAGCTTCTAGATCAAGTCCGGGTGCTGGAGCCTCTCCTGTTCCACCTTCTTCTGGAGGTGCCACCTCAACAATAAACTTGTATTTTAGTTTAGCTCCGCAGGCATTACAGTTGCCTTCTCCGTTAGCGATATCAACATCCTTAGAACCGCATTGAGGACAGATTGAACCCCATGGTGATTTATTACCTGGCTCTGGAGTCTCATCGATTGTTGGCTCACCAAGCTCTGGAGTAGATCCAGTAAGGGATCCCACACCGAGATCTGCAGGGCCGCCTGCCATTCCACCAAGATTTGGATCCATAGCACCTACTCCTGGTGCTCCTGCACCTGCACCACCAGCTGGAGCTGGTGCACCTGGAAGACCAAGGCCTTGTGCAACCTTTACTATATTCTTCAATCTTGCGAGTTTTCTTGTGGTCTTTGCAGATTCTGACATAACTATTTCAACTGGTGCCTCTACACCCATTCCAGGTGAAGACGGAACCACTTCCATTCCTGGCATATTCTCCGGCATGCCATCTGGCATCAAAGCTGGAGAATTGATTTCCATCATAGCTCGGTCTTTATCGACATATGTATCAGGCTTCATGTCCTTTGCAATCTCTGGCCTAAATGTTTTTGTTGCTCGTGTACTAACTTTACCGCAAACCATTCCATCTGCCGAAACATTGATTTCAGTAAGTGCAAATGTGCCTGGGTCTACTTCGTAACCAGAGTTGGAAAGGAGGTCAACCGCGAAATCTCTGAATTTTTGATTAAATGCGGCATCTTCTACATCGGCTCCGATATCTTCAAGGGTGGCCATGATTGTGGTGGTATGAATTGTTTCATCAACCACTTCAACTTCAGATGTTCTAATTGATTTCTCCAATACTTTCGTAGCGGCCTCTTTATAAGAGCAGAAAAGCTTAGCTGCTAGTGTAATCTTATCTGTAGAAAGATTTCTTTCATTTGATACATCTGCAAGCCAGCAAGCGATACTGTTATCCAAGCTCTTAACTGAAGCGGCTCTTCGGCCAGTCTTGGATGCTTTTCTAGCTTCGTTAATCTTGGACGCAAGCTTATCTACTGGCATATCGTTTACAGCGTCAATCATTGACTCAGGGCTTTCACCAAGCTCTTCACCAGCAAGTGACAATCCTGTAACTGCACCCTTCATGGTTTCTCCGTCCATGTCAGCTTCATCAGCTTCCAGAGCATCTTTCATGTCATCTTCTTTAGTAGCTTCTTCTGGGTTCATTTTATCAAGAAGCTCTGTTAGTTTCTCAACTGCAGTGGAAAAGTTATCCTTGATGACATTAAGTGCGGAAATGATTTCTCCTTCAGTGGCTTCTGGGGAAGTGACATCGGCAACATCTTCAATAGCAGCTTGCTCCATAGGCATATCCATATCGGGCGAAGTTGTTTCAGGAAGAGCTGCAACATCATCTGGAAGTTCCATTTGAGCAAATTTGTTCATAATTGAATCAAACTCTCTAGCGGTGGTTCCGAGTCTTGCCAGTTTAAGAATCTTTGCAAAGTTCTTATTGGATGCAGATTTGGTTAAAAATTCCAAAACATCAGCTGGTTTAGCTTTTGTAGCAACACATGTCTTAACCACGGCATTCATAACACCGCTCATGATTTCCTTTCCAGGAACAGCTGATTGACCAAAATTAGGGTGAAGCATGTCTTCGAGCTGTGTATCACCAAGATTCTTTTTGGCATCTTTAGCCAGCTCGGTCACAATTCGAACTTCATCTTTCGTTCTCTTTTCTCCAAGCATCTCTTCCATAACTGTCTCGTGCTCTTTATTCTTTCTTCGACCATCAATTCTTTGCTGCATAGTTTCGTCTTTGCTACCCGAATGCTGGTCTGTGATAACATCGCAAATAACAACTTCAGTATTTTCGTGGTGATCTTCCACATGCTTATCGAGAGAGATAAGTGCATCAATACTGGTAGCTGTTTTAACCACGTCAGAGAAATCTTTAAGCAGATCGGCGGCGACACGGTAGCCATCGCCATTTTCCATTTGATTGAGTTGAGCATCTGTAAGATTGGGTGACCAATTTGTCAGCCGACCATTATGGAAGCCTTTAATACCCTTATCTGTAGAGAGCACAACTCGATTACCACTTTGGTCATCGAGCTTAATGTCGATTGCTAAAGCAACTGTATTTTGCTTTTTAAGGTCTGATGCAATTTTCTTGAAATGATCCATAATTTTTTTATCTCCGCTCGAAGCTGGTATTTTATTGTTCTGAGGTGTGCTAAAAATCACCTCATCATTTATTTTTTCAGGAACGCCACAGGCTTCCCTCAAATTGTTTAATGCAATAGCAAATTTGCCAAATTTACTAAGATTATTTTTTGTCATAGGAGTTGATTCCACTTCATTGTTTGATGAAGCCCAGACCATTCTCACATTGTTGTTGCTTGCTGAAACTCCTCCGCCCAATGGCATAGCCATTGGTTGTTGAGAAAACGGGGAAATCATTTGTCCAACAGCAGGAGTGAAACTCATTTGCTGTGCCGGCGGTGCTGCAGCCTGAGCTGGTGCAGGCTCTTGAGCGGGTGCTGCCGGAGCAGCTCCAGCTGGCTGGCCTTGAGGCTGAGGCTGTGCTGGAATCATTGGTTGTCCGCCTTTTTGCCCAGCTGTTTCAATTCCGTCATCGATCATGTCTTGGAGCGTATTCTGTAATTCACCCATTGCTTTTGTGAGCTTAGCCACATGCGTAAGGTCGATATTATCTTTTCTTGAGAATAGATTTAAAACAGCCACTTCAAGGAAGTTGAGTGCAAGATTTACAAGATCAAGAATATTCAAGCTTCCGCTTGGGTCAATACCGAGTCCTTGCAAAACCTTAACTACTGTAGCATTTTGGGCTCCAGCATTTCCTATTAATTGTCCACCAACTAGGGTTCCAGCTGTCTGAGCAATTTTAATAATATCTTTGTTCAGATTTTGTAGCTGTCTTAAGGCAGATTCCACTTCTCTTTTGTCAGAAATTTCATCATTCATGGAAACAGCGAGCGAAATTGATGAGTTTAAAGCTTGTGCTGATTTAATTGTTCCAGCGGCTTTCTGGAGAAGATCATCTTGATCATAAAGCTCAAGAATTTCACATGCATCAAAGGCACCATCTCCTACGCAGGAAAGTTCTATGAATTTAATTCCATAGTTATATTCAAATGCTTTCTTCCCGGATGGGTGCATCTTACCTTTGTATTTTTTAAGACAATCGCAATAATCTTTTTCAGTGGTTGCTTTGTTGCCGCAGATGGAGCACTTACCTTCATTAACAGAACAACCCATTGATACATCATGGATATAGCCCTGTCGCACTCCTCTGGCGATATCTGGATAAGCATCTTCGTCTATGAAGAACACACAATAGACGCACTTTTCTTCATCATCCCATTCAGCATAAACAACCATCCCCTTTGCTTCTTCGATGTTGTCATTTTTATGGTTGGTGTAAATAGGCACACCTTCGAATGTTTTGTATGCCGGCATTTTCTTGCCCTGGCAATCCACTTCTTTAGTTAGCTCGGACTCTTCAAAATAGTCACCGTTTGCATTACAAACATCTGCATCAATAGCTCTTGCTCTTACCCAGAGAAGGTTGGCACCGTTTCTGGCCTTCATTTCCTTGATAATATCAAAATCTTTATATCTTTCGAGAACTTCATCGGCATTAGCATACAACGACTGAAGACCAATTTTAGCAGCTTCCCGTATAGAAGAAGATGTTTTTACCATAGTGTTTTTAACTAATGCTGATCTTTCGCTCTTGTCAATTAAAGAACTAACAGACAACATTCCACCGCTTATGCCTCTTTTAATCATGCTTAAATTATATTTCTTGGAAACTTTTCCTTGCCCCTGTATGTATATTTATATTATGAGTAATTATTATGTGGTCAAGAAAAACGGCAAGTACGCCATGATGAAGGAGGGCGGAAAGAGAGCTGTTAAATTATTCCAAAGCGAGGAAGAAGCTTTGGAATATATCTCTCTGAAGGCGGACACGGGCGAAGCTAAACCAATCCGCCGCGAAGCTGCCACCGTAGATGGCGTGGTTTGCACCGAAAGTGACCGTATTGTTTTATCAGAACAACAAGCATTTGGTTGCCCTGATAATTGCAAATGCAAGAAGCCATCTCTCCTATCTAGGATCTTGAATTTTTTCAAGAAATCCTAAACAGTCTGTTGCCCGCTTGGTGTGTTATAATTACCAAGTAACTTCTGGATGGCTTGCTTAATAACCATTGCTACATCCTTAGGTTGCTTGGTAATTTCTTTGTCAGTGAACCTAAGGATTGTCCAACCCTGTCTTGAAATAGACACATCTCTGTTTTTGTCAGATTCTATTTTTTGTGGGTTATTGTGCCAGATTTCTCCATCTGCTTCCACAGCCAGTTTAATTTGAGGGAAGGCACCATCGAGAATGTATTCCTTTCCTGGCCCAGCCTCATATTGAGCGTAAAAAGCCAGAGGTGCACCAATCTGCATCACAATCTGATAAAGCTTTTTCTCCAAAGAAGTATATCCGTGGATATTTTGCTTTTGTTTAACCTTAGCCATTTTAACCAGCTTTACAGCATCGTAGTTCATAGGTTCTCCGATAGGATGCCAAGACCAAGGCTTCACGGGTTCCAGATCTTCAGGAATATCGCCAACATGTGCTCTGCCAGTAACGGCCAACTTCTGATTCAGCTCTCTGTCCACTTCGCTAATAAATTCCCTATCATCAAGGCTTGCCATTGATGTTCTGTTGAAAGAAATTTCATTCATCAAATTTGAAGCGAACTTATATTGTCCATGAAGGACTTCCGCCATTGCGGCTGGCTCTGGAGCACCCATTCCTCCGGCGGGTGCTTCAGCTGGTGCTCCCGCACCCATGTCACCCATTCCTCCGGGGGCTGGTGGAGCACCAGCATCCATCATTCCCCCAAGTGGTGCACCGCCTGGTGCAGAACCTGCCCCGAAACCTTCCCCACTAACTCCACCAAAACCAACATTAAGATCTGTATTCATAACCTCGGAAGAATTAACAAAATTCATTCCTTGTTCAAACCTGAGTCTTTCAACTTCTTGATCCCAGTTAAGGCCAAATTCTTCAACTAAGGTTTCCGCAGATATAACGCCGTTGCTCTGTGCTGTGACCAACATCTGAAGAGTTCCAGTGTTATCTTTAAGCCGAAGTGGGTCAAAAACAATTGTAGGATAGATTAGCTCTTGTTGTCCGCCTTCGCCCTCTGCATAAAACCCGTTCCATTCTGCAACTTTTTTGAAAAGCTTTTCTTGAATCCAGTGAGAAACCTCTCTTCGCCAAGTTTCAAGACGCTCGTTCATGGCAAGCAATCCAACTTGTGCATTACCATAAGCCGGGCCCTCTCCATTGAGAAGTGCTTTATTAACCATCAATCCATCAAGAATCTCTTGATCTAAAAGTTCAAATTCATTCGAAACTGGGAGGATTTGGCCATTGGCACCAACGAATTCATATTTGAAGGCATGCGGCACAACCAGTGTTAAATTAGGATCATTCGCAACAGCGGAGAGTTGATCTTGCACAGAATCAAGGTCGGCCTGTGAAGCTGGTCTTTCGTTATCTCCCACCATAACAATCTTGGTTGGGATAATGTGCCTTTCTGCAATCAGCCATTGTGCCTGTCTCAGTTTATCTTTATAAGCCAGAGTAACAAAAAGCGGCTTAACAATTGAAGTTCCGTAGTCTGACCAATAATCCGAACCATATTTAAAGTGGTGAATGCACATAGGATCGAGCGGTATTGGTTGCTTTGCTCTGATCTTCGCTTTTACCACATCTGGAATTTGATCAAAGAGCTCTCTCGGTCTGCCCTCCATGACCACTTTTATTTCCCGGTCATTGGGTAGATATGCATAAGTGGGCTCTGTAGAAACGAACCCCGGCGTAATCATAACTGAATCTGGATTCAGGATGGAAATAGATTTCCAAGTTGCACCTTGGTGCTCGCACAGTTCACCGGTTCTTTGGTTAATCATTCCCCCGCCACACGCAGGGCAGTCTATTTCAGTAAGCACGAACGCATCTCCATACAGGTGGTATGAATTAGATATCAACGGAAGAAACTTTTGAAAATTCAGTTTTTTAATTAACTTCTCAAAATAGTCTTTAACTACTCCAGATTTACATTCCAGCTTCCAGCCATTAAATGGAAAGTTAGTATAAAAGTTAATCGCGGCTGCAACTTTTGGCTCGTTATTTCTCCACCAGTTTGACCAGAGGTAGATTTCCTTTCTGGTGCTAGGTATTTGGAAAGACGACGGTGTAAGAAACGGGGAATAAAAATTGGGCGACGTAGTTGTGTTGTTAAGCATATTGGAGGACATTTGTGCATATCGCCCCCCTGTTGGCCCAATACCCTTTGCTGTTCTGATTTGTGGCCATTCCTGGTCACCAGTTGTTGCATTAGGTTGTCTAGAAGCAGTTTTTTCAAAGACACTCTGTGCCATAGATGTCATAACTGAAGTCAATGATGGAATATTGGAATCTCTGAACAAACTTTTTAGCTCCTAGTTTAGATTGTACATAGATTTTATGAAAAACTAGGTTGTGAACCTAGTTTGTGTTCCAGTCTGTCGTATTTATGAAATTGTTTCCGCCGTTGTTATATATCGGCATATCTTTATTAATGTTAAGCAGTGCATCAGATCCTTGACCTGTTGCTTTAACCCTTACTGGTTGTTTAATCTCGTTCATCATCTTTGGATTCTTGACTATATTATCTCTTTCTGGATTAAGGGCTTTTTCAAGTCCCATCTCTTCTGGGTTACTGTCAGGTTGATCGGGGATTTCGAGCGAATTTGTAAACTGAGCTTTATCCTTTGCTTGGTAATATTGAGTTAATGCATTTTGATTATATGTATTCACATAATCTTTAGCCAATCTGTACCAGGACATTTTATTCACCTACGGCTTCTCTTAATTGTTGTTCTAAGTTATCAAGATCGTCTTCGTCGAACACGTCTCTGACATTTTTTAGAAGCTTTTCGAGTGCATCTTCAGAAGCCAAAAGCGTACTTTTATCTTCTTTTCCTGCTTGGCTCTTTTCGTGAACTTTGCTTAATTGCTCTTCCCATGACTTTGTTGTTACAGATTCTGTTAGTTTTTCATCTCTAACCATTCTCATGTCTTGAGAATCTTGGTCAGACATTGGGAATTTAGTTCTCTGTCCTGGCTCAAGATTGGATGTGGTTTGCTCTGTCAAGATCTTGTCTGGGATATTAAGTGCTTGTTCCTGCGTGATAACGTGGTCATTAAGCCATTTAACGTAGTTACAGCCAACAGTGCCATCTGGATTTAGTCTTGCGTCTACGCAATAATCTCTGCAGCTTGAGATAGGCATAGGAACTGGATACCCTGACTGAAAAATTCCTTTAGGGCACATCTGATAACCTTCTCCAATCTGTTGCTTAATGGTTACAAATGCAGTTTTAATGTTTTGTTGAGGATTTGACCGGGCGAAAATATTACGCAACATGTTAGAGGCATCGTCTAGTTCACCATGAATAACCTTGGTGCAAGAGCTCGCCAGGGCTTGTCTATTTGACTCTCCATCTATATACTTGGATAAAAAGTTTATTAGATTTGCAGCTCTGTGTTGAAATTCTACTTTAGATAATTTATTTGTTTCGTTAAGTGCGTTCTCTAATACAACTGCATTGTCTTCTGAATTTCTTACATTTTGGATATAATTAAAAGCTTTTCTCACACCCGAATCAAGAATTTCTTTCTTTACAGCCTCAAGAGTTTTTAAAACTTCAGCACTTGCTGTTTTACTGGCAAATTGATCAGATGAGAATCCAGCGGGGCAAATTCGGAAAAAACAATCTGTGAGTAAGTCGTTTGATGCAAAATCGTTTCTTGATAAAGTCTGTGCTTCTCTAAGGACTATTTCATCCTTTAGAGCTGTTTTGATTAATACAATTACATCAGTGCCCGCTAACTTTCTCATAATTTCACTTCAAAATTTCATCAAGAGCACTCTGAGACATGCCCCTTTCTTTAAGCACACTCTTGATTTTACTAATCATAGTTTTCACGCCAGATCGGTCTTCAACCTCTTTACCAAACGCATTATCTTTTGAATTCATTTTCTGCAACGAATTAAGCCAACATACTGATGTAATCAACTCGGCATTTGAACGCTTACTATAATCAATATCCATCTTTGGCCACTCTTCAGCAGTATTGAGTAAGGTTTGAGATTCTTTTTTAAGTCCTTTTCTATGTTTCTTCTTATTATACTCTTTAACTATACCGACAGCCCTTGAGATAGTTTCTTCGTTCCAAATCTTTTCTTTGAGAAGATATCGTGTAATTTCTCTTTTTTCAAGGCCGTGGTCAAGTAACTTACCAATTTTACCCATTAAAACTCGAAACGGATTGCCACGAGTTTTTTTCTTGTCCGTTTTAGCTTGTGCATATTTAGCGAAATTAAAACTATTATTGCTCATCTTTTTTTGCCCCTCTAAATCTTGTATCAGTTTTTGCAACAAACTTTTTGAGTTTGGGTAAGGTTCCCCACTAATAGGGTCTTTAGTCACTGCGTTGATTGGGGCATCGGGGATTTTGAAAGCTCCCAAAATCTGCCCCAATCTATCAGAATATTCAGGAGTTTGGCATCTACTCCTTAGATTTTCAACCTGAACGCAAATCACCTTAGGGTCATTCTCATTCATGCAATGATTTAATACTTCGAGTATTTCATCAAGTGTCACTCCACCGAGTTGAGACTCCTTAATCATAAAGTTCAACACCGATACTATCAGCGAACTTTGCCATTAATGAGTTATTCTCAAGAGCTTCCATTGTTCGTGCTGCGATAGCTTCCTTATTTTGCCATTGATTAATTCGCTCAGCTGGGTCTACACCCTTTCTTGAGATTTTAGCTTTTCTAGCACTATTTGACTCTCTTACCATGTCTCGAATACTATCGCTAGTATTTGCATAGAATTCGTCAAATGTTCCGAAATCCCCATGGTGAATTGGAGTTTCATTAGCAAGTCTGCATACTCCAAGTCCTCTATAAGGAAGAACATTCGCTTTTCGGATCTGATTCGTTTGCTCTTTTTCCCAGTTGTTATGAGCTACAGATTTCTTTTCAGCTGCCGACTTTCGATCAAACACGGAATCAGATTGTTTCTGTGATTGCTCAAAGGCATCCTGAATGTCGTCGAATGTGGGCTCCCAAATAGAAAAGCCATTATCGAGAAGATTTTCAGCATATTTATTTGTGTTATGGTTTATAGATCGAACAGCATCTTCACCGAAAAGCTCCGATTTTTCACCGTCCAAACGCTTGCCAAAACCAGCTCTCCTGATTCCACCCTGGCCCTCTTGGTAAACAGCCGGTGCAGGTGCTTCAAACTCGTGTTTAATTAAACCAGCTTCTCGGAAACTTTTAAGTCTATTTTCGTATACCGATTTATTACTAGATGCCTCTTTCAGAAGGCCCTCGAATTCATCAGGAAAATTAATATCATGATTTTCAAAAAGAGCACCACTCACAGAAGTGGGTAAATTATTTAATTCTGAGGCTTTTCTGAAAATTGACATTTAATTAATTCTCCTTTGAACTGTCGTAATCTGCGGCAACCGCTGGCCAGAACTCTTTATCTTGGTAACCAAGAACATCATTCCAGTAATCAATGAATTCTGCTTTAGAATCTGGCGAAAGCTTGGCTTCTTTGATAGTAGCTGTGATCAGAGAGGTTTTTGTTTTCTCCGAAACATTTGATGCATAAATTTCTTTAACTTCTTTAGCTAGAGCTTCCACTTCCTTTGCGTACACCTTGGCACACATAGAATCAACATATTCTCTTGGCATCCCAAGAGATTGAGCAATCTTGTTAAATGCAGAACGCTGAGCTTTGCTAAACTTTGTGGGCGAAGTGAAAGCCATTGCCCCCATCATCTCCGCTTCATTTTCTCTCTTGTCAAGAGCTGCCTTGAAATAATCAGGGGCGTTGCCTTGGAAAGAAGCGACCAATTGTCGTAAATCGTCTGTGCTCATTGAATCAAGCTGGCTCGCGGGAACTTCTGCTTCCTGAGCAACCTTGATAATGTTTTCTCGCTGAGCTTGTCTTTGAGCAAGCCGAGTTTCATTTTCAATCTTCTCTTCAATAATACTAGCGATCCGCTTTCTATTAGCTTTTCTAGCAGACAGGATTGTTTTGACAAGATTTTCGTCACCAGCGGCTTTTGCAACTTCAATAGCTTCAGCACTAATCTGACTTGGATGAGTAAATGCGATTTTTTTCATAGTTGTGTTTGATTTTGATTCTTTTAACATTTCTGTTATTTTCCCGCCATCAAAGTTTTCATCTTTGTCGGCGTTTTCTTCAGCTGGTTCAGCTTTATCGTCTCCCTTCACAGATTCGACCTCCTCTTCATCCTCGGCTTCCTCCCCCATTACCATTTCAGCCATCTTTAAAAGATTTTTGATCTGTTCGTCTTGGGAGCTTGCGAACTTGTTGTTTTGCATATTTTGCTCCACGCTCGTCCAATCAATTCCGCTAAATGAAATTTTAGAACCCATGTCTACTTCTGTGTTGTTAGGAAAAACTCTATCTGCCATTTTTTACTCCAATAAATCTATTTTCTAAGATTATTTACTTTTACCTCTTATCAATTTTATTTTATGATTTTCTGGAAGACAGAAGTCTCCCACCTTAATATCATATTCTTTTGGTAGATCAGAATGACCTTCCAAAACATATTTTGTCATGGGGTATTCAGCCCTGCAAGGTTTTTCTTGATGAGCATCAAGCTTGCCTATGTTTTTAATTTCAAAGTTTTCGTCCATGAAAAGTAATGATATGGGAAAATCAACATTTTTATTCCAAAAACTATGATCATCAAGATATTTGAATATGAAAAGTGCACATTCATCATTTTCCAGGGGCTTGGAAAACATCAAGCCCTTGGAAAGATCTTCAGATGACTTAGCTATGAATCTAATGTTTAATAGCATATTTTTTAATCATATAAGACAGAGCACTCTCTTTGCCAAAATCATCATCAAGATCGTCAAGATCGCTATTGAAATCGTAATCTTCCGGTGGTGCAAGTCGCTCTATTTCAACCCGCTTCTTCATGAATCCACCTGGTAGAGCTCTGCCTCCCTTAATGTCCATAGCCTGCTGAAGTCTCTCTCGGATATTTTCCCGTGATATACTTTCAGCGTTTTCAAGTGCATGATAGGGAGTGGTCTTTAACTCGTATCCACCTACATCTTGTGTGTAAGGCATTCTAGCTTTAGTATAAACTTTAGACTGAACTTCATTGATTAACGCTTCTTGCTCATCTGGGGAAAGATCTGCGAATCGCTCGCCGTATACTTCCATAGACTTTTGCATTAAAGCAGACATCAATGCCGGAGTTGCATGTTGGAAAAGTGAATAAGAAAGAGCATCTTTTGTTTTATGCACAACTTTGCCAGTTTCTTTGTCAATTTTTGACCCTAAGAGCTTAAGAGCTTCGCTAATTAGTTTTTGTTGCTCTCCCTCATCTTGGGCAATTTTTCTGATTTCTTTTTTCAAAATGTGGTGAACTAACTCAATCTGAGATAGCTGTGCACTGCCGCCCTGACCCCTTGTTTCTGCAGATGGAAGACTAACATCCATTGCACTCTTGGCACTAAAAATTAAAGATGATTTAATTATAGATTTTAGAACTTGCTTTACAAGACTTGGTTCAGCTTTTTTGGCCCACTTTGGCAAATTATAGAAGTTTTGCTTAAAGACGTACTCTAAAACATTATCGAGATCAAGTTCTTTAAGCTGATCATTGACATATTCCTGAACTTGCTGAAGACTGTATTCTCTTCTTCCTCCACCCTGATCGTAGATTCTTTTTTGTTGTCCGATATTATCAGAGACATACTTGAAGAAATTCTCATAAAAAAGATCAAGATCGGCTTCAGCAGATGCCCTTTCCTGTGGATTATTAGTCGATAATCTTTTTTTCAGATTATTAAACTGAGGAATAATCTTGTTTTCAACATACAGGCTTAGAATATCCTGTTCGGGGTCATCGAGTATCTTCTTGATGATTGAATCGAGCGATGCTGCTTTATCATCAAGACCTCCTTCAGATCCCTGTTGATAAATGCCCTCAAATGCTCCTGCTGAAGATTCATCCTTAATAAAGTCCTGAAAAGTCTGCTTTCCATCTCCTTTACCACCTTTAAGCTCCACATCTAGGGAAAGTGGTTTGGGTTTGTCCTTTTCCACTTGTTTTTGCTTCAATAGTCTTTGCTGAACAAGCTGACTAGCTGCATTTAACGCTCCATTTGATAATGCTTTTAAGGAAAAATCTTTTGCCGCCACCCCGTTGAATTCTTCAAGCCTTTCAACACTTTTATCAACAAATGCCACCGGCATTAATTCAGCCACCGCTGAGGCTATTTCGTCATTTTTTGCTTTAGACATGACGTAGCTACTTATTGCACCCAAAGAATCCTGTAGCACTTTTCGTATATCGTCTTTTTTATATTCGTATTTTCCGGGTTCTGAAAGAATTGATTTGATTCTCATCTCTGGTAAATTAAAAATCTCATCATAAATCTTATCATTTTGTGCAAGCTTCATCATTGCTACGATAATATCTGACGGCTTTTTGCTAACAGAAGTATTATAAGCATACTTAGCCAGTAATTCTAGAGTATTTTGATTTTCAAACATTTATTCTCCGGTTTTTTTAGCAATTCTTGAAAAAGATCTGAAATCAAATTTATCAGAAGTTCTATTTTCTTTCAAGCTGTTTTTAGTAGAAAGATAAGCATCTCTCAAAGCAGTTCTGCCACGATCAGTAATTTTAACGCTTCGTCCATATCCGCTGATCAGACCTTCCGCCTTCAAAGTGAGCATTGTGTTCTCATCAATCTCAGAAGGAACCGAGCAGTATCTCTCATTTGAATCGGTTACTGCAGTAACTACAAAATCTGTATTTTTATCAATTTCTTGCAAAGCTGTAATTGTATTACCAGAATATCGGGCATTGCTTTTAGCCGATGCAGTAGGTTGTAACAAAATTGCTTGCAATTCAGACAATTGAAACTCAGGCTGCATGGAATCGCCGAATGTGATAGACATACTTTCTTGTTTATGAATGGGTACGATTGGCTGTGGCATAAATTAATTTTCTCTTTAATTTTGTTTTTACCCTCTGGGCTTGAGATTTTTCCAATACTCTGGGCCATTATTAATATCATGAGCCTGATCCCAGGTGAAGTAGTCCAGCCCACCGTTCATAGAAGGTGAGCTGGCCATTGGTGTAGGATCAACATAAGCTGGCCCCGGAACCGCATCCTCGCCATGCATCTCTCCCTCAAGATTTAATTTTTCATCCGAATCAGTTTTAAGGTTCCTGTAATCCGGAAGCCTGTAATAAAGCTCTTTGTAAAACTTTCTGTCAAATTCATTAAAATCTTGTTCATTCCTGTCCCAGGTATAAAATCTAGCTGAAAGAGGAAGCTCATCTATAGCAGAAAGATTGTAAGGCCACGCGGCAGTCTTAATTAGCTGATTCTGAAATAAATCAGCCAGTCTATAATAGCCATTTTGCTCAAGTAAATCTATAGACTTTAGTACATTTTTCAAAGTATACTCACCCCGAAATAAGGATTTCTGCTGTACATAGGTGAGTCAGAAACGCTAAGCATATCATTTTGAGAATAATCATTTAATCCAGAGTTTTCATACGGCCCTTCATTGGTAACTCCTCGCTCTGGATACTGTCCTTTAAGCATCCTGTCCCAATCAAGGGTGTATTCCATATTAGTTCCTTGACCACCAAGATTGTTTGTGTTGTTTTTTAAAGCTTCAAGCTTACCTTCTAAGCTTCTATTGTTCTTTTTTGATTCCGGAGTTATCGGGGAAGGTAAGTCATATTTTGGCTTTGGATCGTTATAAGAAGGGGTGGTACCGGGCTGTTCAGCATCCATCAAGCCCGTGAAATAAGCATGCATATCAATTCTTTCTGGGCTTTGCTTTTGCTGAACATATTTATCTATGCCATCTTCTGGCTCATACATGGGATCATAAGGCCCCAGAAACGGTTGCTTTAGCTTGTTTCCTGTTAGATTAAGAGGATTGCCTTCATCTTCATATTCTTCTACTGTTGGCAGGAATTGATCTAGTAAAGGTGGTGCAGTTTTCGGGCGAAAATAGCTTGATGTTTTAGCGGCCATCTTGTTAAAATCAATACCATCGTTCCTTCTAAACTTCTGAAGCAACTCCTCCACAGTCTTGATTTTTTTATTAATTGGTGTTGGCTCTGTAGACTTTTCTGTGGCTAAATCTTTCAAATGTTGCTCTTTGTTTCGGATTTTCTTCTTTAGATTCAATTTAACACGTTCATCAAAATCTAAAAGATAAGGCACAGCATCTTTCTCAAGATTGTCGTGGAAGGTTTCAAGCAAGCTTTCAATGGGTCTTTCAAATGAAAGTATGTCCGGCTTACGATAAAAACCCATCAGGTCATCTAATGAGATGTCACCCGAGAAATTATTTATTCCGTATCCAGCGTGTCCGCTAGACCCGCCTTGGAAATTCGGAGATCCGCCTGGAGCATTTGGAGCATATTGACCCCCCACGCCCCCAAATTGACCAAGCCGTATACTCATCACTTTTAAATTTCTAAATTAACTTAGATTTTACCTAATCCGACCACCGGTATAGGCAACCCTAGCCCTTGGCAAGGTTCGCATTAAAACAGAGTCAGAATTTGCTTCGTGAATCGCCGCAGCCACGGCATCTGGGATATCATCTTTGTATCCAGAAAGTGCCTCGATAACCTGCCTTCCATTTTTCCATTTTTTCTGCAAAAATGTAAATTGGTCTTTAGCTTCTGGTATCTCATTAATTTCCATCCATTGCTCCCTTGAGTCTTTTACTCTGCCCGCTGACATTTTATAGAAACGGATTCTCTTATCTCTGAAAACCTCTAAAAGATTGAGATAAATCTTGTCTTTATATTCTTTGTTGAATACTCGAAGAACAACTGGTAGCCCCATTTGCTGTAATTTATTTATCGTCTCCATGGAGCCCCATTGATCAAAGCTTATTTGCTTAAACCTAAAGTTTGAGTGCAGATTTATTAAATATTCTTCAACCTCTCTGACAGGCACGGGCTGTTTCATCTTCTGAGGTGCCCAAAAATGTAAATGAACAATATTGAAAGATTTAATCATCTTTCCGTTCACATCTGTTATTCCTGTTGGGATCGCCTCAGCCACAGCGATACAATAGTAATCCGATCTGTTAGCCGGATCTACATGGCAATAGTATTCGCCAGCCGTATCCCTTTTTTCTAATCTTGTTATTTGGTTAGAATTAACAAATGCATAATCAACATCCTCTGGCGATAAGTAAGGATTTTGCGAGTTATTTCCAAATTCAGCCCCGAATTGCATATTATACTCTACGGGGTCATTCTTCTTTTGTGCCGCAAGCCAGAGCTTATCAATATTTGCATTAATCTGCCACGTTGGAATTTTTAACACTAGCGTCATTGAGTCTTCAAGCCTCGTGTTATATAATGTAAATAGTTGACCGAAAGGTCCCTTAGGGTTAGAAAGACAAATTATTTTTCCTTCTTTACCGAAGGTTGCGATGGACGGCTTTAGCTCATCGTATAGTTTTTTATCCATCCCCGAGTTGGGGTTGTCTCCTGCCATTGCAGCAAGCTCGTCGAGAATGATGCACCAACATGTTTTTCCAACCAAGCCAGAAGCAGATGAAGATCCGCATTTTAAAATAATGGTTCCATCTAGCTCAGCAAGTCCTCTTGCTTTTCTCCTGTCGTTTTCCTCAATATCCCTTTCTGTAAGAAACTTCATTTCCAGAACATTATCTACACCTATATATTTTTGAAAGAAGGGAGATGCAACGGCACTATTTTTCATCGGCGTAAAAATAGAATCTTTTGCCTGATCTTCGTTTTTAGCAACATTAAGAATTACGATTTCTTGAAAATCTGGCAATCCTAGTTTTTTCTGTGGATGCTTCATTGACAAAAGTCGATACAGTTCATAAAGAGCAATAGCAACAGTCATAAACGATTTGGAGCCTCGTCGGCCGATAATTAGAACAAGTTCTTGAAATTTACTTCTAATTTTATTTTTGATTTGCATCTTCACGGCTTCATCTGGAATCTCATCAATTAAATCTATTTCAGATTGGAATAAATCTTCCAATTCATTTTCTAAAATATCTGTCATTAATTTTTCAGACTCTTTATCAGCCGCAATTTTAATTTCATGCTCTAGTCTAGTTTTGCGAGTCTGAACTGGGCACCGAAGACACTGAAGACATCTCGAATTGAATGGCTTCAAAACTGGTTGGTAACTATCTTCTTCTTCGATTTTTTTTGCACAGTCAATTTCATTATCAACAACATATTTCCAAACACAATCTCCACACCCAGTAACTTCTTCTTTCTTAGCTTCATTGAATTCAAGAATGGTATTACCTTCAGCACCAGCGTAAAATAATTTAAGTGCTAAAATCTGCCAGGGATAAGGCCTTAGATTTAAAAAGAACGGATGCGTGATGAATGTCTCAATGTCAACTAGCTTATTCGGATTGTATTTAGATGTGTCTTTAGGTTCGGGGGCTGGAACTTCGTAACGCGAAGTGTATTGAGATTCGAAATCTTCATCTCCTTCAAATTGAGCAAAAATTTGCTCTAGCTTTGCAGCATCGCGGATCATTTTCTCCCGCTGCTCCATTGCTTGCTTTTGTTGCTTTTTCTTGTCCATTTATCTGCCGTTAACTAATAGATTGCTTTAGGAATTTAACCTTTTCTCGAATAATTCTTTGATCCTCTTCGTTGATCATCTGGTTGTGAAGGTCATGCAGAACTTCAAAAACATTAGGTAGCCCCATTGAATTATCATCTCTCTTTTCTTTAATCAATAGCAGTTTGCCAGTGAGTTTTTCGATCATTGATGCTCTTTTAAGGATGTCGTCGGGAGATCTTGCATTGATTCCTCTGACATCATTAATCTCCATAAGAATCATTGTTTCCGCAAGTTCATATTCTCTGTATTTCCATCTTGAAACTTCATGCTCTCTATCTTCATAGTGAAGCAATCCAGGAGTTTCAATTTTATTTAAATCGCAGTGAAACTTAATATGCTGGTTGACCTGAGTCCAGTTCAATTTTGCCCGAAAGTGCCTTTCAAAAAACTTGATTGTGGTGTTGATCTTTTTTCCACAATCAATATAGACATGTTCAAGCAATGTTCTGTGCGGGGAGTTACAAATCGCACATTTACCAGAATACAATTGAGGGTATTCTATGCCAGATACATTTAGGTTATATGGGATAATAGGCCTGGCGTCTGCCTTGAGACTGCTGAAAAGCATAATATCATCGCCATCTTCTATCTTTAATAGACTTGAATCATCTAAGATGATATTGTCAATTACAGGCTCGTTTGATGATGTCATATTTGAATTATACAGCCTGTTGTAGCAACGGGCTGTATAAACCTTAAATCAGCCCTTAAAGGCCAAGATCTTTTTTGATCTGAGAGTATGGTGACGATTCTTCGTACGCCAAGATAACATATTCGTCAGGGAATCCAAGCTCGCCATAGCTTGAGCTTGCAAATTTCGTGCTAGATGATTTAACTGGCCCAAGAGAAACTTCGATTTTCTTATCATTGTGGCTAATTTGGTAAACATTTTCGGCAACCTTTGCAACTCGGCAATTTTTGCTGATTTTTCGGGCTCGACATACATTTTCTGCAAGCTCAGAAATAATCGACGGCTTCATAAATGCGTGAAGGGTTGCATGATGAACTGTGTTGGTGTAAGCCGTGTCTGCTATTTTTTGGAAAGTTTCCAATTCCTTTCTGGATAGCTTCATGAGCGGGTTTTCGCCCTTAGTTAGAGTATTAACAAATTTAGTTGGACCCTTAGTTTCCAAAAGTTTCTCAAATCTGTGAGAAAGATCAGAATATCTCTTCGGGATGATGGCTTCTTCGGCTGTTTTAACAGGCTCTTCCACCTCGTTTTCTTTATCTGCCATTTTTAGAGCTTCTTTGATTAGGTTTTGCTTGTATCCCTCGGCTACTAAAATTTCCTCAATTTCTGAATGAGCAAAAACCTGTTTCGCAAGCATCGGTGCTATTCGAGATTTAATTGTTCTTAATTGGAGTTGATCGTTTGAGTTGTTGGAGTTTGTCCAATTGTAAAAAATTTCATTGTCTGTTTTTTGCATGAGCCCTCTTTGCAGCCACTAAAAATTAGAAGCACTACATAATAGTAATTACGAATTAGACTTTTTATAACCGATTCTCTAATTTTTCTCTTAGATTTTCAATAGCCTTCTTTAATCTCTTGCTTACTGCCGCCTGTGAGATATTTAAAATCACTGCACATTCATCTTGTGTGAGTTGTTTAAAGTACACCATTTCTATAATCTGTTGCATTTTATCGGGCAAATTATCAATTTCATCTCTTAGCTCGGTGTGGTCTTCAAAGAAGGTGCAATTCTCGCAAGGCTCATAGGAATCATGTTCGCTAAGGGGTATAATCGTCACATTTTCACAATACTTTGACTTGACCTTAGCTATCATGTAAGATTGCATTCTTGTTTCAAGAAAATAAGAGAAAAAACTTTTGTCTTTGTCGTATATTTTACATAGTTCTTTCAATATGAATACGCTTTCAGAGATTAAATCATCTTTCTCCACGGTCTTGTATTTATTGCAAACCCTGCTCGCTGAAGACGCTATAAATGGCTTATAAAAGTCACAAAGTTCATGTAAAGCATCATATTCGCCTTGTTTGACTCTTTCAACTAAATGGTCTATGTGGATATAATCATTTGACAGCATTGTTTTTGAATTTATAAAATAACTTTATTAATTCTACTTTCGGGTTTGATCCCTCTCTAACATTTTTTAAACATACATCAAATGAACCAATACAATCTAGAACCCCTTCGGGCTTGAGAAGATTTAGTTTCTCTTTGATCTTAGCAAATCGAAAATCGCTATTAATTAAAGACTCGGCATATAGTTGTTTGTGAGAGTAAAGATTTTTCGCCCCAGTTTGATATACCTCGATATAGTCTTTAGAAGTTTCGCGGATTCTATTGAAGTAATCTTCGAAGTTTTTATCATTGATGTTTTTGATTTGCTCCATGCACTTGACATTCCCGCTCCAAAGTAAATCGGAGAAAAGCCAAATGTCGAAATAAGAATCAAAAATCTTCCCGAATATGCTAACATCTCCTAGGGTATAGATATCAGAAATTAAACACAAATCGAACCATTCATAATTTTGCTTACTACCCTTGTACTTCAATCCTGTTTTCTTGAACGGCAAGGAGTATAAATCCACCTTGAACTTCGGAAAAACCTTTTTTAAAGACTCAGGGTCTGTAGTAGGAATTGGATCAAAACTTAACAGTGTAGCATTTTTTTTGATTTTTTTAATGTAATCAAGCCTCTGATCTACGTTCTTATCCATGAAGCATATTATGAAATTATCAAGATTGTGTTTTTCTAATGTATCCTTATCTGGATCAAAGAAAACATAGTAATCAGGACTGCCAAGCAACGAGAAAGAATTGATTTTCTCGGGATTAATTTCAATCTTTTTTCCTTCCGTGAGATCGTATAATTTCTCTAGGATGAAAAAAGCCTCCCCTTCTAGAATGTAGTTGGACATAGTAAAATCAGTGTGTTAGCTTGAGTAAGTCTGCAAAGATAGAAATCACTTTTCATTTCAATGAAATCCAGGTTAACCCATGAAGACTGTAGAGAATCTAAGCAGTCAAGGAAGTATTTTGAATTGTAGGCAGAATTAGCCTCGCCTGTACATTCTTCAGTCACTACGCTTTCTTTTGCCGCCATATTATTTTCTTTGGATTCAAGATTGAGTTTTCCATCTTTAATGTTGAAATTAACAGATGCTTCAGAGAAAACACCATTGAAGAACTTAAGCGTTTTAGAGAGCTCATAAACGGAAACCTTAATAGATGAGCTTGATTTTTTCTCCAACCAATCCATAACTTGATCAGGAAAAGAATTGCCACTTTTTTCGATGAAGAAAGTTAATTTACAATTGCCCGACTCAAATAGCATTGTGCGTGAGTTTATGGAACACTTATCAAAAGCAACTTCGTGAAACACATTCTTCAAAATGGAAGGTGATTTCTTGGGTAGAAAAATTTGAATATTATCGTTAGTGTTGATCGTCAAGCTGGATGAGTAAAAAGACGGGCCGTTTGTACTCTTAATCTTGAATTTATCAACATCCACTTCGCAGTGAATAGCAGTGAGAGGGTGATCTTGAAAGTTGTTTGAGCAAAATTTAGAAGCAAAGCTAAGTTTAGATACAAGCTCCTGAGCATTACTAACATTAAATGTAACATTATATTCGCTAGATTGTCCCATGTCCACAGAGGAATCCAAGACCTGCAAAGCAATCTTGGATTTTTTATCAGAACTTGAGACTAAGCAAGATTTCTTTTCATCGTCATAAACCAATAACAAACTGTCTGCAGAAATGTATTTAACGAATTCAAGCAAAACTGACGTTTTGATACAAAAAGTCTGCTCATCATCTGCCGAAATTACCGAGATGGTTTCCTCGTAGAGAGTAAAGGCACCCTTGGCGGAAAGATAAAGATTTGAATCCTTGAAAGACAGGCTGACTATTGATTCAGAAGTTTTTTTTTCACATGCATCAAAACACCTAGACAGTGCACACGCAAGTAAGTTTGTAGACAAATTCGCCTTCATACATTATATACGCTCAGATTGTGTGTGCTAAATTCAAAAAATAGACATATTTGAGCATATACCTATTGTTGCATTTTCGCATATATTGAGTGTAGATATTCCTGAGTAAATTGTTGACACCCCGTACATGATCACGCTATGCGTTGATAGATAGGCCTCGTAAGTTTCTGAGCTCTTTTTCCTTATCCGCATCAGGGCATTATCTACTGTTTTTGGTTTAACCTTTAAAGCATCTGCTATATCTTTATAAGAAGATGAAAATGCATATTGCCCAAAGATAGACATTTCAAGTTTAGTTAATTTCTCTGAAATCATTTGAAGATTGGTGTTAAATTCCTCTTCAATAATATAGTTACTCAGCAGGTCACTGTTGGGATCTTGAATGTAATCTGCATATGTCTGCATGCCTTCTTCTTCACTTTGTGAAACTGGCGAACTAAGACTCACAGCTTCATTTTGCAATCTGAATTTTTGTGTATTTGCGTGAGACATTGCGGTTATAAGATGTCTCTTGACACATAGACTGAGGCTGAAGTTTTTAAATGACATTCCGGCTTTGTCATCAAAATCTTTAACAGCCTTCCAAACCCCAAGCCGACATTCTTGTATTACGTCCTGACTATCTCCGCCGACGATGTAATATTTATGAGCTAACTTTTTAATGTCAGGATCAAGAATTTTTAGTATTTCTTCGAATGACTTCTGGTCACCGTCTTTTGCTTTTTTCGCCAAAATAGATAAATCTTGATCACAATGTTGCATTAAATTAATTTTACAAGATTGTGTGGATTTTGGACATAGCTTTTAGTACGTTTATTTTTGAAATAAGTTTTATATTCTGTAATATCTTAAAGTCTTTCAAAATATCCGTGACACAATCTGCAATTATCATCATTTTTTTGCCATCAAAGGGAACGCTATTCTTGTCAATTAGTCTTCGTGTAATCAAATCAGCGAGATAATCCGCGTATTTATTCATCAAAGATCCAGGATCAACAGAATTGTTAAATAGCTCATCAAGAAGTCTGATTGCCTCAATGCTATTTTTTTCGCAAATAAACTCTGTAAGCTTTCTAAAATTATCAAAGCTAGTTGTTCCAAGAATTTGACCAACAGATTCTGGAGAGCTAAATACAGATTGGCATTGCTCAAGCATATTTATGGCGGATCTAGCTGATCCATCAGACAGTGAAGCTACCATTTGTGCGGAATCTTTATTGAAATCAATTTGCTCACCAGCACACACATTCTTAATTATTTTTGTGAGATTGTCATCTGAGAGTTTCAAAAACGGCACAATCTGGCATCTTGACCTAATTGCGGGTAAAACTTTGTTAATTTCAGTGGTGCAGAAGAAGAACTTGATATGCTCTGGCGGCTCTTCTACTGTCTTTAGTAAGGCGTTCTGTGCTTGACTTGTAAGCATATGGCTCTCGTCGAATATGATAAATTTGTAATCAGATTGTACCGGAATTGTATTCACTACATCTGACACAATCGCTCTGATATCGTCCACGCCATTATTAACTGCACAATTGATTTCTACATAGTCTGGGTGATTGCCAGAGATTGCCTGAGCAAGATCTTTCTCATCAAGATACTCAGCCATACACAATCTTGCCGCAGATGTCTTTCCTGTGCCTGGAGGGCCAAAGAATAGATATGCATGGTGAGTAAGGCTGTCTTTCGACAGCCCGTTATTGTAATTGCTCTGAATTAATTCAGAAAAAGATTTGGGCCTGTATTTATTATAGAGCGTCATCTTCTGCCTCTAAGCCGAACAAGATCGTTTCCTCTCCTAGAAGCTCTGGAAGGTGGGTGTTTTTACGCCAATCTTTCGCATGGCCGAGCTCATCAAGTGTATCCAAAATTCTTGAAAATTCATGGACATCCTTTCTTCGGATTTTGCCATCCATCTTTGGGTGGATTGAGTACAAGCAATCTAGCATGATCCATTCAAGCAAAGGCCCATCTGCTTTTTGATAAAAATCAAAGCTAGATGCGATACAGTAAACCTTGACATCTTCATCAGGATCTTGTGTGTGTTTAACCCATTCATTCTTAAGCCCCAACACTTCGTAGGTAAAATCATCACGAATATCTCCACCCTTATATGAAAAGAAGATTTTGTCAAGATCGATGTATCCAACAAGGTTGATATATTTCACCTTGAGTTTTTTGGCAATCTCGTACAGCTCTTTAGATTCTGAATAGTGAATTGTCTTACCCATTATTCTACATCCTCCCCGTCTTGACCGATTTTATTGGTCCCTTCCACTTTGTCCAAGATATCTCTCTCTGCGGTAAGATTTCTCACAACAGCGTCAACTTCAGAGAATTTTTCAGGATATCTTGCCTTCAGCTTTGCTATATTAATTTCTTTAATAGACCGCTCCAATTCTTCGGGTTCACGCCCCATGAGTTCCGCCAAAGCTGCCACGCAAAGTGCCAAGTACCAAAACACATCACCGGTTTCTTCGGCTAAATTTACTAAATCAAGATCCTTTCCATAAACAATATGTTTCTTAAGCTGATCCATGAGCTCGCCAGCTTCTGTGACGATTCCCATAATACCGTGCTCAAGACGCATTATGTTTGGTTGTTCGTTTCGCTTGGCGATTACTTCGTACTGCTCTGGTGAGGGGTCGGTTCGTAACGCAAGGTTAATGTAATTATCCATCAACTATCTTTACGTTTCGCGTTATTGAAATTGCTCGGTTTTTTGTTATTTCTTCTCCGTCTTCGATTTCTATTTCTTTTCGGAGGATCTAGTTTTTTAGTTTCTTGCAAATCCTCCAAAGATATCTCTTTTGAATCAGTAGGAACCATCATTTTCACAGGCTCTTCCCTGCTCCTTAGCATAATTGCGAGCTCAATCATCTGCTTACTCGTTAGAGGGTCCCTGGCACCCACTAACTCTCTTACATTTTTCTCTTCAAGCACAACTTTGAAGACATATCCCTCTTCTGCATCTTGAAGCAAAAGCTGCAAGGTATGCAAGTTATCTTCTTCTTCATGCTCATGAAGAGCGTCCAAGATTTTTACAACTTTTGCTTCGTATTCTGTAGTCATAATTATATTTTACAGCCTTAAGCCTCGCAGCTTTCGCAATTAAGAATATTTCTTGCTAATTCCTGGCTTGGATTTGTCCCTCTTTGGTAGTACAAAGTCTTGATGCCTTGCTCCCAAGCAAATAGCATTAGCTCGTTAACATCCCTCAATGGCGTGTCTGGGTGAATCATTAGATTTAGACTTTGACTTTGATCAATATATTTTTGTCTTGCAGAAGCCTGAATAACAATTTCCTTTTGAGAAATCTCTCCAAAGGTCTTGAAAACCATTTTCTCATGATCGGTTAAGAATTCAAGGTGCTGAACACTCCCGCCATGAGACAAAATAGATTTCCAGGTTTTGCTATCATCCTTGCCATAGTTAGCAAGCACTTCTTTTAGATGAGGATTTCTATAGGTGAATTTACCCTTAGCTAGATCTTTAACAAAGTAATTTGAATTCAGCGGTTCAATACTCGGAGAAACTTGTCCGAGAATAAATGAAGATGAAGTAGTAGGTGCAATCGCCACCAGAGTGGAGTTTCGCCTACCGTAGCCCTTCATAACAGGTGGTTCACCATATAATTCCGCCATTCTCTTTGAGGCGATAATTGATTTTTCTTCAATGAGCTTCCAGATTTGAATATTTCTAATTTTAGCATCAAGGGACTCAAACGCAATTGATTTACTTTGCAAATAAGAATGCCACCCTAGCCCACCTAATCCAAGTGCCCTATGATTTTTAGCAAAATTATGAGCTTTGTTCATAAAAGGCAGATCTTTTGTTTTATGAATATACTCTTCCATTACTGCGTCCAGGAAATAGGTGAGTATTTCAACTGCATCTGTGTCCTTCCACTCATCGTAGTAAAGCATATTCATGGAAGACAAATCACAAACAAATGAATTGTTTTCATCAGCTGGCAAGCATATTTCCGAACACAAATTTGATCCGTGTATCTTCATGCCGCGATCTCTATACCACAGAGGGGCGTTATTGTTCACAGTGTCTGTCCAGAAAATATAAGGATATCCAGTTTCAAATCGTTTCTGAATTATTCTTGCCCACAATTTTCGTTTTTCTTTATCCCCATCTTTCATGGAATTCATCCATTCATCTGTAATAGTAACACCAATACTCATATCTTGTATCGCGTTTCCGTTCTCTCTGATTTCCAGGAATTCATAAATGTCCGGACCTTCAACAGGATAATACGCGGCGAATGAACCCCTTCTGACATTAGACTGGCTAACGATTCTTGTGGTGGTGTCAAACAATTGCATAAAGTGAACTCCGCCAAAAGATGTGCCACCAGCGGAGATATTAGACCCTCTACCTCTCAATGCACCAAAATAAGCAGAGGTTCCAGCTCCATATTTGGTCATCATTCCCGTTTCGCTGTTGTTGTAAAGAATATCATCCATGGAATCACCAATGAATTGGCCATTACAGCTAATGGGGAGTCCCCTATCCTCGCCGTAGTTGCTCCAAACTGGTGACGCCAAGGAGTAATAGCCTCTTGCTAGATAATCTTCAAATTTTTCTCTAAACTCTTCAATTTTATAAAGATATTTACTTGCCGTTTCGATTATAACTTTAATCCGATCTTCGGCTTGCACTCCTTCTCGCAAATAACCTCTTGACAAAAATACACGCGAATCCTCATTTAGCCACTCAATATTTTTCATTAAAACAAATCTCCCGAATCATAACTTTTATTTCCTTTCGAATAATTAACCGGTCTGGAATGGAAAAAGTCAGTGTTGGTATTACCAAGAACATCCTCATTAAACCATTCGGTTTCAGCCAAAATATCTTTATCAATGTCTTCAAAAACTTGTCTGAATCCAATCGCCGACAAAGATTGATTAAGCCGGTCTTTGACGAAGTTTTTCAGGTGGTCTGGTGTTAATTTTTCACCTGTGTAATCGCTCAGAATCCAATCAATGATTTTCGCTTCGCAATTAAAAGCTTCAATTGTTTCATCTAAGATTTTGTTTTCAAATTCTTCATCGAAAAGATCAGGATATTCTTCACGAAGTGTGTTGATTAGCTTGATGCCAACCAGAGCATGAATAGTCTCCTCTTTAGCGGTATAAGAAACCTGCTGTGCGGTGTCTTTCAAAACATTATGATAACGATTGAACCAGTTGATGATATAAAATTGCGAAAACAAAGAGACATTCTCGACAAAAAGCGTGAACAAAACCAAGGCGTATAGGTACTGCTTTTTGGAGTTCTCATAATACCTGTGTGTGTATTTTCTTAGATATTTAACCCTTCCCTTGATAATGTCTAGTTTAAGGTTTTCTTCGAAAACATCATCCAGGTTTAGAATGTTCAGTAGTTTTTCGTATGCAATATTATGAATTACTTCAACATGGGACATAACAATCCCCAGGTCATTAATGCTGGGATGAGGGAAGTTATCTCCCACTTTTGACCAAAACTTTTTCACCGCCACTTCTATCTGTGCGATTGCCGACAAAGTGTTTTTAATTACTTCTTTTTGTTGATCGTCAAACTTGATTTTGTAATCATGTAAATCACTCTGAAAATTGAACTCTTTAGCCGTCCAGTGTCCTTCCTCCATTACGTCTATAAAATCCTGAGTCCAGGGGTATAAATTGGGTTTTCTTGATAATTGTTCTTCAAAAAGCATCTTTTTTTTCTCCAGTGAGGGGAAGGAATTTTAATAAGTTAGTGTTTTTTTTCTCCATTTTATACTTATAATATACTGTTTCCAGCCGCCCTACATTTTGTATTTGTTAAAATTTCCGCAGTTTCTGCACCGATCCCAAGAGAGAGACGAGTGCACTGCATCGCAAATTTCACAGAACAAAAAAGCTGCTACAGTAAATTGCTTTACATGTCGGCAGCAAGCTTGTTCATAACGCAAGGCCACTCTATTTTTTTTAATAAAACATAGTAGCCTTTTCTTTATCTTATCTTCTCTCAGCGGCAGTATTTTGCCTACAAAATCCACTCTTTTTTCGATTAAATTTTTGACATTTTCTCTCTCTAAAACGGGCAAAATTTCAATTGGTTTTTCAACTTGATTTTGAATTAATTTAGGCAGGATATTATCAACAATGTGCTGAACTATAGGGCGTTTTTGATTGGGATTCCGAAAATTCTTGTGCATACGCCTTTCGTTTTTTTATTTGCGATAATTGCTTCATATTCCGACTGTCTACAAACCAAAACAGCTCCATTGGTGCGGCTTTCTGCCTCGCTCGAAGCTATTCTAAATGCCTTCATTGCGATTGTCAAAGCTTTAGGGCCTACTGATAAGATTCTTACATATTCATTTTTGCCCAAAACATGAAGAATAGCTCTTGATAACGCCACTGGATCAGTTGGTTTCCTTTCTGGCCTGTCGGGGTCAACATCCCCTCCTCTCACTTTTAGAGTTAGAGGGTCGCCAGGAAAAGTAAATCTTTCATCGGTTGCTGAAGTGTTTTCAGCCAAAACAGGTTTTTCATTCATATCCATAAATACTTATCGTCTCCCTAAGGGATTCCATTTCGATCTCCCACTGTTCTTTTGTACATTTATATTTATCAGGCTTGTACGTCAAATTCGTATCGCCGTTTAAAACTTGCTCGATTGCGTGTTTTTGCACGTCTGTGAGATTTAAAAAGTGCAATTTGCTAAGTAAGTTGTTTTTTTCTTCAACTACTTCATATAAATCAAGCTCTTCATCGCCCTCATGCACAGATGTGGATGAGATTTTCGGGGAAATAGTTGATATTTCGGGGTACATTTCATTGAATTTATTGAACAGCAAGCTTGTGTGTTTTGAAATAAAATGTGCCTTTAGGAGTTCTGTAATTTTCTTAGGATCGTTGTTGCTCTTTGCCACCTTGAAATTAGTGCATAAAGGGCATGATGAAAGACTTTCAATATCAATATCCATTTCTTCCAGATATTGCCAAAGAATGTGTGAGTGGTCGGTAATCAGGTGAGTGGAAATCGGGTTGACCCATTCATCGCAGATTGGGCATAGTTTTGTTATATTTCTTTTTGCCGCCTGATCAGATTTTACCATGTTTATGTAATTATGGTAAAGCGATCCGATAAAATAGTTCTTAAATTCTCCAGATCCTTCATATCTCGACTTGCCCCTTTGGTTTCTTGGTTTCCAGCCAAGCAATACCGTGGCAAAAACTCTCAAATAATCTGCGACAAAATCTTCCTGAGAATCAAAAAGATAATAATATTGATCATACCAATTGTGATAGAAATCTAGAGGATTGTATAGTTTAGTTATTTTCTTATAAGCTAATTCTATATCGTTTTTATCACCTTTTGCGGACACCGCTTGATACTTTAAGACGGCATCCTCAAGTCTTAATTGTATTTCTGAATTAATTAAATCTACTTTCATAATTTCCCTAATGCACTAAGAATATATACGTTGAATTTAGCTAGAAAGTCTAAAATCAACCATATTTAGGTAAAATCTTGATCCAAAACCCCTAGTTTCTTTTCCGAATGAGAACAGCACATCAATATTTTTATCAACGTAATTATCTGGATAGTCCGCCGCTTTATGCCATAAAAGTGCAGAGAATTTTTTGTATTTTACGCGGTCATGGTATAGCGTTAACTTTAAGTGCTTATCAGATGATAGGAGTTTTTGATCTTGTACTGTGAGATTTTTCACCCAGAAAATTGGCTCAGGATGACCAGATCCAAAAGGTGCTAGTCCCGTCAAGGCATCGAAAGTATTATCATTAATTTCTCCAGGCACGATTCTAGAATCAGCAATAAAAACTTTTTTACCAGCAACAAAATCTGGATTTAAATCCTGTAAAGCCTCACCAAGTACATCCCTGAAAGCTTTAAGATTTTGCTCGGGCACTTCCATGCCAGCGGCGAAAGCGTGACCACCAACAATTGGAGCTCCATCAATCTTTTTTGAATAATACTCAAGGACTTTAGGACTCTTCAAAGCCTGGAGAATATTAATTGATTTAACTGATCTGCACGATCCTTTAGCTTTTCCTTCCTCGTTAAGTGAGAGAACTACAGCGGGTCTATGATAACGCTCTGCAATCTTCCCAGCCATAAGGCCAATCAAACCAGCATGCCAAGATTTAGCCCAGCAAACAATTACAGGCATTTCGTGAAGTTTTTCCTCTTCAATCAAAGCAATTGCCTCTTGATACATATGTTCTTGTTTAGATTGTCTTCTTTTGTTTGCAGTATCTAGCTGATTTGCTAGGAACTTAGCCCTTTGTTGATTTTTCTCAAGCATTAACTCTACAGCAATCATTGGGTCGGACAATCTTCCAATTGCATTCATTCTTGGGCCAATACCAAATCCTATAGTGGTTGTGTCCACTTCTTTGGCACCAGCAATTTTCAAAAGCTCTTGAATCCCTGGCTTACTTGAATTAGTCAAAGCTTGACAGCCCTTATGAACGAGAACTCTATTTTCATCCATCATGGGGGCAACGTCAGCTACTGTTCCAAGTGCCACAAATTCTATTGTTTCGGCAATGATTTTATTTAAATCATAATTAAGTGCATTACCAAGAGCAAGCATTAGTTTGAACGCGACAGTGGCACCACAGAGCCCAGCAAAGCCATATTCTGAATCAATACGAGAGGGGTTAACAACAGCAACACAATCTGGAATTCTTCCATCTTCAGAAGCTGTGTGGTGATCCGTAATTATAACATCAATTCCTTTCTCCTTTGCATATTCCGCAGTGTCAAAAGCAACAATGCCACAGTCTACACTCAGAAGGAGAGTAGCACCTTCTTTGATACATTCATCTACAGAGTGTCGTTTAATATCATAGCCATCATCAAATCTGTTTGGAACTTTGTAAATGAATTTAGCACCAAACATCTCAAAGCAGGTTACAATAATAGATGTAGAAGTAATACCATCTACGTCATAGTCTCCCCAGACAAAAATCTTTTCTTTATTTTCAATCGCCGTTTTTAATCTTTCAACCGCTTTGGCACAATCTGGAAGCTTCGAAGGGCTTCTAATTAGCTTAGTTGGCTTATCGATGAATATTGCCGCCTTTTCTTTTGTATCAATATCGCGGCCAACCAAGACGGTAGCAATTGACTTAGGCAATTCACATTCATCAGCTAATACTGCGGATAATTCTCTGTCCACGTCTTTGACAATCCATTCTTTTGAATTCATAGTTTAATATACATCTCCTCATCAGAGGCTCTCACTTCTGAATCAATTATTTTCATAGTTTCTTCATCCAAATCATCTGGGTCAAGATTGTCTGGTAGCTCTACTATGTTTGCAAAAATATTATTCTGCCGAGCTCTTTCCATTGTTTTATTGGTGGCTGTTTTCCCCGCATCATCACCATCAAGCATTATTAAAACTTTGTTACAATATCTGTAAATTAAGTCGCATTGTGTTTCCGTTAAACTTGTGCCAGAAAGGGCCACAACATTATTGAAACCAAGCTGCGATAGCCTCATTACATCAAAATAACCCTCAACAATAATGCAATACCCTGCTTCATGAATATATCTCTTAGCACGATTTAAGTTAAATAAATGATTTGATTTTGCATACGGAGTGTTAACCCACTTGGTAACCTTCCACTTCATAAATCTATCAAGACCTTGTAGCTTAGTTGTCTTTTGCTGATAATATTCTTTAACCGTTGTCGAATAATCGTCAACTTTACGTCCGGCAAAACCAACCCAGTTTCCATAGGCATCATAAATAGGCAGGACAATTCTGCCATTTAATAAATCAAAATCATATCCTGCGTAAGCGGGGCAAAAACCCACTTCAAAATTAATCAAAGTGGGTTTTGAAAAGTCTCTGTCCTCAAGTACCTTTTGGGCACCCGAAGCCAGAGATAGTTCTCTCTGGAATTGTTCAATCTGAACTTTCATCAATTTCTGGCTCTTCAGCGTATCCAATTAGCTCGTTGGGAGTTTCAAAATTTTCATCTTGATTCAACTTTTCGATCATATCTCCCACTGTCTTTTCATCAAATTTAATCTTTCGACAGATAAATTCAAATGCAGTAGTTGAAGGATCATTTTTTGTACGCTTTGAAGGGGCAGGAGTTTCCATTAAAAGGTTAATAAATTCCTTAACATCGCCTGATTCAATAATTTCACCATCTTCGGTGACATATTGATAACGCTTTTTGCTTTTAGAACCCACTTCCTTAATTAACTCCACATGCTTTGCCTTAGCTCGCATCAAGAAGTCAACAACAATATTGGAGTCTTCTTCTGTGAAGTAAATCGGAAAAATTACCTTAGTCATAGGTGGAGCATAGCGAATTTTTTCCATTGTCAGCTCAGTTCTCCCGCCGATGATCTGCTTCTCCGCGTTGTATATAGCTCCAGCTGCTCCGCCAATCTTCTTGAATGAGAACCTATAATGGTCATAGAAGTACAAGCCTTCTCCACCAGTAGCTTTTTTCACAAAAGTGTTAGGCATTGAGCCAGATCCAAACCTGAATTGGTTAATTAGAATTACCGAAGTATCGTGCTCACCGGTGAGATATGTAAGCTTTTTAGCTAATTCACCCACGAGTTTTGCATGTTCACCAATCTTACGAGGGTCATTGAAACCCTTTTCCAAGCTATCATTCGGGATAAGAGCTGTAACAGAGTCAACGATAATTAACCCATAAAGCTCTGATTCAACCATGGCACACACAGTGTCGCACACGTCCTCACCCGATCCCAAATTCGGAATCATCTCAAACAGATTAGGATCTCTTGTGATTACTCCGATTTGATTCGCTCTCTTTTCGTAGAAAGAATTTTCTACATTGAAAAAGGCGACCTTCATTCCTTTCTTTTGTGCCTGTGCGGCAGTTTTTAAAGCAACGTAGGTCTTTCCCGATCCGCTTGCACCGATCAGCTCAATTAGATTACCTGTCATAAATCCAGGCAGATCGCCCATCTCCGTTTCAATCTCGGGGATGCCAAGAGGAATGAAGTCTTTGTGCCTTGTATCGAAATCATCTCCCTTTATAACTTTATAAAGGGAGCCAATAGACTTAAGCCTAGCATCGAGCAGCTTTTGTCTTTCTTCTTTACTGAGAGGTTGCTTTTCCTTAGCCATTAGAAGTCCCAGTTAACATCAGAAACGTCAAGATCAGCGTCAGCGGCTGGAGATGCAGAAGTGGTTTCTTCGTTATCTTCGCCAGCAGTATCTTCCTGGGCAGGTGCAGCTGAACTAGATTCAGCGGCATCGTCTGATACAGGAGGTGTATACTTAAAGATTCGACGAATGTCATGACCAAACTCAAACCAGTCTCGCCACTCTGGCATTTCTGGATCGTTCTCTCGATCTTCATTGTATTCGTTGCGGAACGCATTCAGCTCGTCGGCTGACGGAACTCGAACAGCTCGCAAGAGATTAATGTGATCTTCGGTGAGAGCCATATCCTTAGGGTTGACGAAGACTCGATAGTCTACTCCACCCAGCTTAGTAGCGTCCTTCAGGGCCTGAATCTTAACTGCTGGTGCAACATCTCCGCCCAAGAATGTAGAAATATCTCCATCATCTTCCTCTCGGCGACCTAGTTGCCAGTCGAAGAACGGATCAAAGACCGAAGGGCCCTTGACAAGAATCTTGTGTACCCATGTACCATCTTCTTGCTCTTCGAGACACTTCTGTGCGAATCTTCGAGATGCAACATAACCAAGCTTACGCCAAGGGCAAAGTGCATGGTCGTCGTGCCCAATTCGAGTAGGCAAGCCATTTCGATGAGCATCAGGGAATGGAACACGCTTGGTTTCTTTGGTTCCTGGAATTCGAATCTTATCTTGCATTTCAGAAAACTCCAAGGCCTCTCCGATAAGCCGAAGCTTTCGAATAACCTTCGGGGAATCCCGAACCGAAAGATCTACGAGAATGTCCTTCAACTTTGGAAGGTCGGCATACTTGCCTTTGTTGTTTTGTCTGTCTGCTAGTGTTTTAGGTGTAACTCTTTTCATTTTTTTCCTTAGGACTTAAGAAGTCATATTTATTATCGTTTCTTTTGCAAAAGATTATCTTATCTTCTGCGATTTTTTCGGATTGGTGTCCAATTCTCTCCGTCTGAATCTTCATCAGGTTGCTCCACTTGTGGAGAGTCATAAGATGAAGCCTCACCTTCCATGCCAAGCCTATGATTAAGCTTAGCACGAGATTGCCTTTCTTTCAATAAAAGATCAAGTTGCAAGGCACAGAAAGTAATCGAAGAATGAATTTTCTCCAAATAATTTTCAAGCCGAGAAGTTTGAACCTTTAGATGAATGAAAGGTTGGACAACGTGAGCGGCATTTGCTTTCTTTTCTACTCCAGTGCCAGCAAAGGCACCTTGAGCGATTTCTTCAAGGTATTTAGCCGCGTGTTCACACATCTCTCGCCACGATCTTGCGTCCGCCCAAAGCTTGCTGATGCGAACTTTGTAGGATACAAGACGTGCGTAGGTTGATGCGATATTTTCTTGTGTTAGTGCATGATTAGCTGGAACTGAAATGTCCCATGCATCAATTTCTTTCATTACTTTGTCATGATTGAGTGGGTTGAGAAGAGATAGCTGTTGTTCCCAGATTTTAACTTCGATTTCAATGTGTTCTTTAGTTACACCATTGATTCTCCGCGAAACCTGAGAAGAAGCGTCAAACTTCTCCCAATCAATTAACTGTTCTATAAAATTATCTTCCATTAGAAATTATCCAGCAATGATAGTAGATCTGATCCGGAAGATTCAGTCTTCTTAGAAAGATTTCTGATTTCCAATAAGCTCATGCTATTAGTATTTACGACGATTTCGGCAGATTGTTTCTTGCTTTTCGATTTTGATTTGGAATATTCCAGCCAATAATCTAAGAAAAATTCTTCATCCACTTCAGGATCGTCAACCAAGCACTTCAATGCCCCACCAGCGGCTAATGCAACGAATAATGATTTATTACATCCGCTACGCTCTGAGAAATCATCCAGACTGGTATAAGGCTTGTTTTCAACAATACTATTTCCACTCAATCCAACACCTTTCAAGGATGTGATCGGCAAGTAGATTAATCCATCTTCCGATACAGTAGTTGTTAAATCAGATTCGCTTACGTTTGGCTCTTTAATTCTAACACCCAATCTCTCACACTCCCGGATATAAATATCCAGCTTATCTGTGTCGTCTTTATCAGCTTCGATACAGGCCGCCATCCATTCTGCTGGGTAGTATGTCTTGAAATATGCTGTCCAATAAGCAACGATTGCATACATACAGGCGTGGCTCTTGTTAAATGCGTAGCCACCGAATTTAGACATCAATTGTAAAACTTCTTTAATAACTTCGTTCGAAATACCACGTTCAGATGCTTTTCTTGCAAAGTTTTCGCAAGCTTCGTCAAATTGCTTTCCTGACTTTTTTGAAATACCCTTTCGTAGTTTATCAACTTCAAGCCAATCTAAATTAGCCATTTCACGAGCAAGGAACATAGCTTGCTCCTGATAGACCATGATGCCAAAGGTGGGAGAAAGGTGCTTTTCAACCAATGGGTGGCAGTATTTGATAGCACCAGGGTTAAATTTCCCCTTGGCATAATCTGGAATATAATCCATGGGGCCGGGGCGATATAGAGCGGCGACAGCAATTAAGTCATTCATAGTTGAAGCTTTAATTTCTTTCAACGCCTTCTGCATGCCTGGGCTTGCAAATTGGAAAACGGTGGATGTGAGACCTTTTGAAAAAACACTCTTGAATACATGTGGATCATCCAAAGGAATTTTGAGCAAATCAATATCCTGATTGTGTCTTTGTTTGATTAGTTTTCTTGCCAGCGAAATCTGCCTATATGTTGCAAGACCAAGATAGTCGTATTTAACCGCACCGGTTCTCTCTACGTTAGACATGTCAAACGCAGTACAAAGCGTACCCTTTGAGTTCTCAATAGGCACTACATGGTGTATTGGTTCTTTTGAAACAACGATGGCCGCCGCATGAACTCCAAGATTTGAAATAGTGCCATTCAGTTTAGTTGCGTTATCTATTTCTTTCTTGAACCTGTTCGCCCAATAAGCAAAATCCTCGCTTTCTTTCTTGGCTTCTTCAATTGTGATACCAGGCTTGTTTGGAATAGTGCCAGATACCTTCATTGCCATTTGTGCTAGATTATCGCCAAATTGCTTCTTGAACTTTTCTGATGTTTTTAGTGTGCCCTGAACAGCAGCTTTTGCTTTGTAAGTGCCCCAGGTTCCAACAGCCTTAACATTTTCTTCACCAAATCTAAGCTTAGCCCATTCAATGACCTCTTGACGCTTCGAGTCATCAATATCAGTGTCAATATCAGGTAACCCAGACACTTTCTTGATAATCAAATCACCAACTGGAGCTACATCTATTAGCCCAATTGCATAGAATAACACAAAATTAGATGAATTTTGCTTCAATTTGTGATTAGCATTAACTGCCTCATTCAAAGTGATAGCCATTTTTTGATTCTCTAAAACCCAAAGTTCTCGGGCGATTCTTGATTCATACTTCGTGTTTTCCGGCTTAGAAAGAAACTCTTTACATGTAGATCTGAGCCAATTTATAGCCTCTGCCTCGTCAATTGTCGAACTACTTACTTCGTAGCCCTCAAGATCAATAGCGTATTGGTTTCCTCGTCCTGGGTTTAAGAATCGCTCAAACATCAGGCCAAACTTAATTGGATCGGCTGAAGAAATTCCTAAGCAATAGTTAACGAGTGAACCAACGCCAGAACCTCTGACACCAAAAAGGATGTCTTTTTCGGTCATGTAATCGACCATTTCTTTTTGAATCAAGAAGTAATCTGTTACACCCATGTACCAGATTGTTTCTATCTCGTATTTCAGCCGCTTTACATATTCTTGGTTCTTTTCTAGCCCAAGCCTCTTCAGACCAACAAAGCATTGATAAGCCAAATAAGCTTCTTTTGATTCATGGTGGGGTAGCTTAGTTTCCCAGAAATTCTTAAAAACAAGATTGTTATTATCAATTTTTCCTTCTGGCAACATATGAGGAAGATCCACTTGATAATAGTCCTCTACCATCTCTTCAATCAACTTGGTGTTAGAAAGAGATTCAGGAACTCTGCCTCCAAAAATCTTATTCATCTCGTCGTAAGACTTTAGCCAAAATTGGTGTGAACCATAAGCTTCTTTTTTGCCCGTATTCTTAGACCCTTTGTCATTTCTCAAGTCCTTCATCTGAATAAGGACATCATGTAACTCCCAATCCTGCGATTCAACATAGTGTACGTCGTTGGATGCTACCGTGCGAATATCAAGGTCTTTGGCGATTTTCATCAACATGGGAAGATTGTGTTTTTGTTCTTCGATTCCATGATATTGTAATTCGATAAAATACCTGTCATTAAACACTTCTTTGTACTTCTTAGCAACACGAAGACCATCTTCGTATGTGCCCTTGAGCAAAGCTTGTTGAAGCTCTGACGCCAAACAGCCCGACAAAATGATAAGCCCCTCGTTATGCTGAGCAAGATAATCAAAGTCAATTCTTGGGAAATAGTAATAACAATCTGGATTAGAAGCCTCATGTCCCAATTGGAGAATGTTTCTATATCCTTGTTTGTTTTGTGCCAGAATTGTCAAGTGAGAAAGCTTTTCTCGCCCTTTCTTCGTTCCATCTTCTGCAAGAGGATTCTTTTCGTATCTGTCTTTTGCTAAATAAAATTCACAGCCCAAGATTGGTTTGATTTGGTTACGGTGTGCAGCATCAGCAAACTCAACGTGACCAGCCATCTTGCCGTGATCTGTGATGGCAATAGATGTAAATCCCTGTGCTTTTGCTCCCAGAATAAGTTTTTCAGGGGTAGGTAAAGCATCTTGAACACTGAAGTGAGTGTGGCAGTGGAGATGAACAAAATCTTTGTTATTGCACATATATATCTATATACGGGCTGAAGATGGTTTTTTCGCGGAATAAGATCCGATATTTAACTTGTAATAGTTAGGGGAGAAATTAAGCAATTTTTTGCCACAATAATACGACCTGCCACTCTCTTGAATTTGCTCTTGAAACCATTTTTCAACATAAAGATTCTTCAGGGCCCTTTGAATGATCGTTATACTGCACCCAGTGTCTTCTGCGATCAGCTTTAATGCATATGGCTTCTCTCCAGAATATTGACAGGCAACCAAGCAAATCATAAGATACTTAATTGTCGTACTATTCCATTCTTTAATTATGTTTCCAGATCCATGAGCTAATTTTCTGGGGAATTTATTAAGATCTTCCGGCCCACAAAAGAATGTTCTCTTGCTTAAACTTGCCGGCATATTCTTTAGGCTTTTCAAGAATATTTTATCACCCGATGTGGAGAAGAAAATATTAGATTTGAGCTTTCTTTTGATAGAGGAATTATTGATTCGACAACCATCAAAATCTTTTATTGAGTGGAATCCACTATTATTGATGGATTTCAAATAACACCAAATGAAAAGCTCCACATGAAGGTTATTCTTCAAGGCGTATTGAGCCATGCCGGAATTAATTTTGATCATTGATTGGTTTTTCAACAGAGATAGTGGCTAACCGCAATAACTCGCGTTCTGCTCCAGATCTTAAAATATACCAATCCGCATCTTGCTCAGAGATGTCTGCAGATTGCATAATAATCTCTCGACAAATCATGTGCTTTAAAGCGGCGTTGCCATTAAGCACCACATTAACACAAATTAGATTCGGTGGATTTTCAGTGAGTTCTTTCACCCTGTTTTGTATTCTTTCCAAAGTTGCCGAGTCAATTATTTTTTTCCCTAAAGCGTCATGCAATTCCATTTATCATCTCCTTAATACTATTATAGTCGTTTTCTCTGATATAATCGTCTAATTGCTGAAACATTTGATCTGCTTTGTCAAAATCTTTCTGCAATACTTTTTTTATCTTGATTGTTACCTTCTTTATAAGCCTTTTATTTTTTACGATTTCAGTGTCTTTTTCTGCGATAACTTTTTTGAACTTATCATTCTTTACGGCCAAAGTATCAAGATTGTCTATATTAATGTTCTCGTAAACAGCAATTACATTTATTGCTTGAAAGAAATTAATATCCATAATCAAACTAACGAGCTTAATTAATGAACCCTCTCTACCGCAACCAAAACATTTAAAAAAGCCCTTCTCTGTGTTCACGCCGAAAGATGGGCTGGAGTCGTTATGATCTTCAAACGGACAAGACGAATTGAGAAATCCTCCACCGCCATGGAAAAATTCACAACCATAATTCTCTTCCAGCCATTTGTCAGCATGGAATTGAAGATTTATTTCATCAAAATCAGAAATCAATTTCGTCCGCCCATCCTGACAAGTCCACTTGAGTTTCAACATAAGTTTTGACCGGCTTATTTTTCTCTTCAGCAAAGCTGTTAATATCTGCTGATTTCACAAAATCAAGAGCTGATTGTTGAGAATCAGTTAGTTCAACCACCTTGTTGTACTCAGGAATCCATTTTGCCGCAAACGGGGGAAACCAAGAGTCTCGCATTTTAACTGGGTGATACCAGCAGAGATGCTCATCTTTATTTGGCTCCATTCCAATTACATAAGTAGCAAGGTGCATAAGCCGTTGATCACCAGATGCTGCGTCCTGATAATAAGCAGCAGATTTTCCGTCATCTTTGCGTTTTCTGTTTTCCTTAATTGCATCTCTGTTGACCTGTTGAGCTGTTAGAATTGGAATCCCGAATCTCTTAGCTAGTTTAAATAAACCCTCAGATGCGTCACCATTCTTCTCCCAGTGCTTTGCATTTTTACTTGTACCTCGCGTGGTCATGTTTCCAACATAGTCTACGACAACAAGATCTGGCTTACCCCTGGACAGCGTAAGCTCTTTAATCTTTTGCTCAATAAACTCAGGCGTAGGATCTTCAATAGCCTCAATATATTCGAAATATTTACCATTATTGGCGGCTTGAAGAGCTTTGTCAAGCTGCTCTCTTTCGGCGGCAGTTATGTTCATGCCCTTAATATGACTGTAGTCCACTTCGCTAATCAGCGAAGCGTGTCGGGTCTTACAAAGCCAAGAAGACATTTCGAATGAGAAGTAAACAACATTTTTCTTACAAACTCTATGAGCGTGATCCGCCCAGTTCAGAAGTTGAACGGACTTACCACCTGAAGACGGAGCAAGAAGTACAATTAACTGTGAAGGCATAAAACCAAAGGTTTTATGGTCAATATGAGACAGTCCACAGTCAATACCTTTGTAAAGATTGGGGTTTAAAGCTCGCTCGTCATATTCTGCAAGGAAGAAGTTTGAAGCATCGGACATATCAAAGGCTACTTTGTCCTTTTGGAAGTCATCTTTAACTTCATGCATCACACTCACATAGTCTGAAATAATAGTTATAGATTCAGTGACCTGATCTTTGTTGACTAACTCAGCAACCTTGTCAATACATTCAGCCTGGAGGGTTACAACATAACGATCCTTCATCAAATCTATAAGATGTGGTAAATCATCTAAACTAACCTCTTCTTCGCAAAGATCATACCAAATGGTAAGCATCTTTGCCTGAGCGGCTGGCTGTACATTCTTCTTAAGAAGCAAACTCTCTAGAACAGTTTCTGTCAGCTTAAAGCCACCTGAATCTTTGTAGTAACTCTTGCATAGGTTAAAAATCTTCCCAGTAAGTGGAATTTCTATCCCCGGCTCTTTAGAAAGGAAGTAGAAATCTTGTAATGATTTTTCCGTGGCTATATCCAGGGCTGTGTCGTATGTGGTGATGCATTTAAGCACCTTAAATTCAAGATCTCTTTGACTTATTTTCAATTTTTAAATTGGCCTCCGGTAGTTTAAAGGTAAAAGTTTCCCGCGAGAATTTATTCCAAATGAATCCAAAAGCTGGGTTTTGATTATTAATTGTATCAATGGAACAGATTGTAACTTTTCCTTTGTTGATTCTAGAAGAAATTAAACGATCTAACTGCACAACGAAGAATTTGTTGTTGGAAATATCATATTGATATAAATTGTCAAAAAACAAAAAATCACAATTAAGACAATCTGAGAAAAAGTCTTCGTTTATCCCTCGTGAATCAAAGGATATAAACCTGTCACAGTATTCAGCCCATTCAACATATTTCACAGAATACCCGCGATTAATTGACTCTTGTGCTATTAAAGACATCAACATAGTTTTTCCAGATGATTTACTGCCATCCAAAATAATATCAGTAATCATCTTGATGGATGTCTTGAATTTTACTTTCAATCCATCGCCTGCGGCAATGCTATCTAGTGCAGTAATATAGCCTTTGATAAAGTTAAAAATATCTTCAGACCTCTTCTTTGCAGTTCCGGTTAACGTGCCGCTGGGGGAATAACTTCTAGACCAATCTGTTTCTAATGTCTTAAAGTGATAATTCACAGGTATGCCTGCGGAAGAATATAAATTTGCGAGCTTTTTCTTCAGATCGAGCTCGATCAGCTCAGGTTGGTTAAACATGTGTGTCGAGATCATAATTCTTCATCACCACCAGGTGCAGATGCTGGTACATCATTCATAATGACAATGTTTTTAGCCTTAGAAGCATTTCTTGCTCGTTTACTAGCCCAGCCTCGTAATTCTTCAATTTTTTCTTTCATTGTAACGTAAATCGGAACCGATTCTTTTAATTCCTTAATAATATCTACGGTTGAAATGGGCCTCTCGTTGTCCGAAAACCCCTCATACATTGCAGAAACTATCGCCGCTTCAATCTCCGCACCAGTAAACCCATTTGACTCAATTACAAGCCTTTCTAAATCAAAATTTTTGGTCTCAAAACTTCTTTGCTCAAGGTGAATAGTCCAGATCTGTTTTCTTTCTTCATCATCGGGTAAATCAACGAAGAAGATGTCATCGAACCTACCTTTCCTGATAAGTTCCGGAGGCAAGTTGGCGACAACATTTGCTGTGGCGACAACGAAAACTGCCGATTTTTTCTCTTGCATCCAGGTAAGGAATGTTCCAAAAATTCTAGATGATGTACCTGAGTCTGTGGCTCCGCTCACGCCGGAAAAAGCTTTATCAATTTCATCGCACCACATGATGCAAGGTGCTACCGATTCAGCAGTTTTAATTACAGATCGTAGGTTTTCTTCAGAACTACCCACGATTCCAGAAAAAACTCTTCCAATGTCAAGCCGGAGCAAAGGCAGTGACCAGAAAGAAGCTATAGCCTTTGAGATTCTAGTTTTACCAGCACCCTGGATTCCAATAATTAAAAGCCCCTTAGGGTTTGCTGGCAATCCATAATTTTGTGCATTCTCTGAGAAGGCACCCTTTCTTTTGTTTAGCCAGTTTTTTAGATTATCTAATCCACCCACTTTGTTTAAATCGAATTCTAAATCGATCCATTCTAGAATTCCAGATTGTTTAATGATGTCTTGTTTCTTAGAAGCGATTTTTTGCGGGCTAAATTCCTTTTCTGTTAAGATGAAATAAGTACATATCATCTCAATTTCTCTCAATGAGAGGCCCTGAAAAGCCCTGGTGATATTCTCTAATTCAGAGTCTTCGTAATCCGTGCGGAAGTTCTTGGAAAGATCGGTTTTGTTCTTCGTCTTCCCTATTAAGCTACGAACCTTTTCTCTAATCAGCTCCTTCTCTGGGAGGGGCCAGTCTATTAAACAAGCGAGCTTCTCAAATTCAAGTGGCATAAAATATTTTGCCCCGGTCAAAATGATGCATTTTCGCTCTACATTGCATTTCTCAATTAAATTCTTCAAAGACCTGATTGTAGTTATTTCTGTCTGACCTGGATGTCCATCAGGTGCTAAAAATTTATAAAAATCATGCAGAACTAAAATGCAAAAATCATCTTTCTCAACAATAAGATCATTGAACCAATCTAAAATTCCATGCTGATCTAAATCTTTTTCCAATTTAAAATCTTCAGAATTTGACATACCGCCAGATGCAATATCCCAGAAAACAAAAGACCATGGTTTAGAACGCTTGCAGGCTATTGCCTGCACAGCTTCTTTGATTCTGTGCTCTTCATGCGTGGTGATATAAATCAAAGAGCGATTTGATTTAATTTGATTTTCTAATTCTTTTATATATTCTTCAGACTTAAGCATTATTTGCACCAAGGCTCATCACCAAAATAAATGAATAAATCAGCGAGACTTTTTTTGTAATTACTAAATAATATTCCAGGAGAGTAGGGGGCATTCTCTACTGTGACACGCAGAATATTTTTTAATTTCGATAATCCCTCTTTGGATTTCGTAAGATCTTGAAGCTTGCTTATTATTAAGTTACACAATGAAGCACCATTTAGGTTTTTCTCTTTCTGTAACTTAGTAGACACAAGCGGAACGCCGTATTGTTCAAGATAAGACAAAACGCTTTTATGCACTTCAATTTCTTCCAGATCGTGTAGTGTGACCTTACTACTGAAATTAAATTTCAAGAAGTCTTTAGTCCATTCACTTGCAAAATTAGCACAAGGTATTAAGCCGAATGATTTGTATTTTTTAATGAAAAAATCATAATTTTCAAAACACCATTCTAGGTACTCATCTATAAGCTTCTCATCCACTTCATAATTTTTCGCAAGACCAATGCATATTTTATTAAACTGATTCGTCTCCAACCGTTTGGTGATCTTTAAGAACTCTCCAGTTTTCGCCAGATATTTGTTCCTGAATTTATTTTTAGCAAATTCATAAGTTACTATTTCGTGATCATCTGATTGCGAAAGATTTTCGTGCCAATTATTCAGCAAAGCGACTAGAGATTTCTCAAAATGCTTATCCATCTTTTGCCTCAGCCTTAGAAACGCCATGATGCTGGCGAACAACTATTACATTGTCCGCGTAATCCTCAAAAACATCCGCTTTGTGAGTTGCAAAAAAAACCTGCCTTTCTGAAGTGTCAACATATTTACGAAGAAACTCAGCCACATTAACGATCTTAGAATCAGAAGACACAGATTTGTAAGCCTCGTCAAGGATCAAAGGGCCTTTGTATCCCAGCCACTCCAGGGCAGCAATTCTTAATGCAAATGAAGCAGTTTCAAGAACTCCGCCGCCTCTTTCGTCTTTAAGACCAGTGATCATCCTTTCATCATTCAATGTTGATTCAATCCCCACTTCCATCTTAAAGGCAGAACTATTTTTCTTCTCTTCATTCTTGAGGAACACCAGCTTCCTGTCATCATTGTAAATTGCCCGCAAAGCATAAGTTCCCATGCTCTCAATTGATTTTATCGCGGCATCTCTCCGCTGAGAAATAAACCCAAGTAGAAGCAGATGTGCTTCTTTCTTGATTTTGACATCCTCTTCGTTGCTATCGATCTTTTCTCTCAATGTTGAACTTTGAACATTTATTCTCTCTTTTATACCCTTTGCTGTAGCCACTCTGAGTGACAGATTGTTTATCTTAGCATTTAATTTTTGCGAATTCAAGTTCAATTTCTTCAACCTCCTCGCTGAGTTTATTACATAATTTACTCAATTGATCTTTGCATTCAGCTAGAGCCGCAGGAACTTCTGATAGAGAAATTCCAAGGCTGTTTTGCACCTCGGTTTCGGCTTTCTGCCTCTTCTCTAGCATCTCCGTGATGGATTGCTTCTTTGCCATAGCCTTTGCCCTCAAATCGAAAAGCTTTGATTCTTTTTGTTTTAATTGATCTGCGTAATTCATATCTGTCCTCCTGATTTAATGATGTTTATTGTCTGTATTGCCATATCTGAAACTTTTTCTGAAATATTCGCCTTCTTCGCAAAAGCGAGCAAATCTTCTGTGATACTCGATGTTATGCCACTGTCTACTGAAACTCCAGTTACAGCATTAATGAATAGTTCAGTGTTTTTGTTTTCAATTTTCCGCTTCTTATTGGCATCAATATCGAAAACCACATCATAAGGCAGAGAGCTTTTTAGCTCAATTAATTTTGTCTTATATTCGTCTGTGTCAAAATCATATTCAACTAAGAGAACACTTACTTTATTCTTTTCATAATCTGATGAAATCTCTGGACGGCCCAATGACCCCGGATTGAAAAACTTCACACCGGGCTTTTCAGCTTGCATTCTTCTATGGATATGACCAGAGAAGAGAAGTTTTGTTCTTGGGTTTACTTCCAGCTCACTAAACAAAACATGATCGAACATCAATGGCTTTTCAGTGATAGACGCATGAAGGAAGATAATCTTTTCATCATACTCCTTGAGTATGCCATCTCTTAGGGACTGATCCAGATAAGGGGTGAAATGCATAAAACGCATCATTCCTGGGATGGTATCTGCACACTTCAGAATGCCAGCGGAAACCAAAGATTGTGCCGCAGATTTTTCCATTTTATCTGGATCGTGTGCTATATCATGATTGCCGATAGTTAAATGTTTTTCAAACGGCCAAGGTTCCCCATCATCTGAAGCCAAAATTTCAATAGCTCTGTTCCTGCATTCACCGCCCACATCAATTCTATTAAATAAATCACCAAGAAGAACATAATCATCGCACTTGGTGGCTTTAGCAATTCTAAGCGTCTCTTTGAGCTCCATAAGCCCAGATTCCATGTAATTATCCAGACGAGATGCTGGGGTTTTAGAATCCAAATGGTTGTCCCCAACTACGAGAATTCTTTTTTTCAACGAAGTACACTCCCGCAAGCTTCGCATTGAATTTTCTCTTTAATTAAGAACTCCTTAAATGAATTATAATCATTTTCCGCTTCATCTAGCTGTGTTTTCATAGTATTAAAATCATTAGTCAAAATTTTTCCATTTTGATTAATCGCAATGACATCAGCATTTACTTGCTCAAGCTTCTTAAAGTTCTCAACTTCAACATGATGTTCGGATATGTTTAATAGTTTTTGTTCTATCTTCTGAATGATAACTTCTAAATCGTTCAATTGATCTTCTGAACATTCTCCATGATTAAGAAGATTAAAAACTTTCAATTTTTCGTATTTGTCAATCAAAAGCTGAGTTTGTTTCGCGGCTTCAATGCTATCAGATATCAATTCAATTAAATAATCCAAGTCATCAATGCAATTGAAGTTTATATTAAAGTCACAATCTTTAACAAAGCTTTCCATCAATGATATTTTACTTTCGAGTTCTGAAATTGCTTGAATATCCTTATCAAGATCTTTCAGCTTATTCTCATAAAAATCCACAAAGCTATAAGTTTGAGCCTCAGCAATGAGAGCTGAATATTCCTTTTCATCAGTTTTGTTTTGCTTCTCAAGGGCTTTGTAATTTTGCATTAATTGCTTTGCCGACTCTTCAAGCATCTCAATTCCTGTTAAACCTGAAAGAGAGCGGGGTAAATCTGTGGGTGATAAGTCCACCAGGAACATTGGTGAAAATTGATCAGCATAAGAAATCAAGCCATTGAATTCATCCTGCGGAGGGTTCCCTAGAAGTAATTTAATGTCATCGGGAATATCTTTATCAATCTTTTCTTTTTCAATTTTATTCCCATTCGCATCAATAGCAACAATTGCATTTCTGCCCTCCCCTTTAATCCGCGTGACTTTCACACCATCGCTGAATTCAATAGTAACACTGGTTTCGGTCTCACCCCAATGAATTAAACTGTCTTTCTTCGGGTAATTGTAAAGAACGAAAGACATTGCCCTCAAAATAGCAGATTTGCCAGAATCTGATGTTCCCAGAAGCAAATTCAAACCTGGCTTGAAATTTACAGTTTGATCTTTATAACTCTGGAAGTTTTTTAAGGTTATCGACTTAATATATCTGCTCATAAAATTATGTTTGAAAGACTATTATCGCTGAAGTGATAAGGGAAATCTAATTCATTAGAAAATAAAACACCCGAAATAATTCCATCTACAGGAGTCCAACATTTACTATACGACGGACAAAAACAATCTGGCTCGGAAATGTGACTTAATTTCCTACATATTAAACATTTCCAATGTGTGTATTGGAAATGTAACGCACAGTAATTAAAATCAATTACTTTAGAGGAAGATATCACAATCTTTTTGGTACGCCGATAATATCTATAGCAATAATCTACAAAAGGATCAACAGTCATGTTGTCATAGCTTTCAGAACTTACAAATAATCCGCTCGCGTTTATTTGATCGAAAATAAAGACGTTACAAGTCCAACCAGAATCTGATTTAATTATTTCATTCACAGGGAAATTGATCATTTTGCAGAAATTTAAACTATGGCGTTGGCTAAAATAGATAGAGATCTAGTTCTTGATAAAATATACGAATTGAGAAGCACCGTGGAACCCCAGAACACAGAAACATTAACGAAAATTAACGAATTGATTGCTATGATTGTGTATACAGAAGAGGCCAAACCCGACAAAGTTTACCCCGAAATTAGATTCAGAAGATAATATGTTTGAAAAAATTAACCGGCTAGATAATTTGGGAATGCACAAACAAGCAGATAAGCTTGAAAAAACCCTATTAGCGGTTAATAATTTTATGCTCACTAAAAAGAAAATTACGCCAAATCAACAAATCAACACAAAACTAGATGTAATTAATAGTAATGTTCTGGATTTGAAAGATACCGTAGAAGAAGCAGGTGGCGAAGAGGCCGAAGAAAAAACAAAGGACGACAATTATGACATCTAAAAGATTAGAGGAATTAAGTAAGAAATTCGCTGATGGAAATGGAAACAATCAAGATCTTGGTGAGATTTTGTGTGAAATGTTCAAATCGTTTTCAGAACATTTAAAAGATATTAAGAATCAAATCGGAAGACTTGATATGAATCAGGAGATTATCTTTGATTCCGTGGAAAGCATTAAAACGCTATTAAACCCTGTGTATAGCATTATAGCATTGGATGAAGAAGATCTTCCACTCGATGAGGAAGAAGATCCTTCTTCAGATTGTGATTAGTTAAAAAATACCAAAAATTCTTGGTCTGTGTCAATATCGAGCCATCTATTGTAAGAGATTTGGTAGATTTCTTTTGTGCCTGAATAAGGGCTGACAATCTCATCACCTTTATTGATTCTGATGTATTTAACAACGCGGTCAGAATCGGGGTAAATAAAATCTCCATCCATAGCGGTAGCATTTTGATCAATAAGCTTCGCTGCTCGAAGACCCTCTTCTGTCAGAAGATCAAAATCAAAATCGTCTATCACCTTATCTTCATAAGATTCTTCAGCAATTGAAATCAATCGTTTTGCCTTTTCTACAGGATCTTCCTTATCTAGTAGAGTTTCGTCAATTTCTTCTGGCCCTCTTTCAATTGCCTTTTCCACCCGTGGGTTGGAAGATTCGAGAAACTTATTCTTGAAATTTTCTTTGGTCAATTCCAGACCGTTCAAAATCATATCTTTTACGATGTTACAGAAATTAACCCATCCAACCACAGCATCTTCGAACACCTCTGCTCTACTAGGCATCAAGCCTACATTCACTGTCTCTAACAGCTCGGAAACTGAATCACTGAGCTTAACATCGTAATCTTCAGATTGTTCTAGCTTGGTGAGGATTTTTTCTTTAACGTATTGTTTTTGATCAAACATTCTTTAATTATACACGAAATCAGGTTTGCAAAGTTTAAAAGTAGAAATTAAAACTATGCCCCTGCTGCCAATTTCATATATTTCAAACTTTTATGTAGTTGAAATAAATATACAATCAATTTTTGAAAGTTTGGGTATCACAGCATCAATTCCTGTTTCAATGCCAGCTCGAATAATTGCAAGCAAATTTGACATAAAGTTTGAAAATCAAGCATCTGCTAAACCGATGATCCAAGGAAAACCAGGAGTGGTGGTTCAAGACGTAACTACGCCATACTACACTTACACAATCGAAGCACCGCTAATAATCAGAGGCCAATCCACCCCGCCAGGGCTAAACTCTCAATTCTTGCCATATAACTCACTGAACTATTTAGGTTTGCAGCTGGTAAATTGGCAATGGCAGCAATTGCATGGACATCCAACAGCCCAAAGCACTGATCAAGCACTTGATTACAATCTTGTTGTTAAAAGCTACACCATTAAAGTGGCCGAGTCTGGTGTTACGCAAACATTGGTTATCCATTCTAACATTTTATTGCCGATTCTGGGTTTCTCAATTTCTAATTTCGCTTCACAAGATCCCGCTGGATATTATGATATCACTAAATACATTGGCCGAGTGGCGAGAAATTATGATATATGGACTAATATGGCTTTTTCGAGAACCACTCAAAATGGCCCAACTACACCTTTTTATATCACAGATAGCCCGGTATTCATGAGCGGAACAAGCTTCGATATTACATTTGATATTGATAATAAATTCTTTGTTAATCTAGGGAATGTGGTTGTGTTTATGGTCAAAGGATACACATTTAAGCAAAGTGTAGATATTGTTGGATTTGAACAATTAATTTTCACTGACAATTATAATGAAGGACAATTTGATTACTATTACACAGAAAACACAATCTCCGTGGGCCCAAGAAATAATGTCTTATTGCAATACCAAGCACCGCTAATTGTAAAGTCGAAAGATTTGCAATTAAACGCAGGAGACACAACTAAAACTACTTTTGACTTTTCTATGTACGGAACATCTTATGGGCCAGGAGACAGCCCATATGCATTAAACGATCTATTCTACTCTGATATAACCTAAGCTGTACAATTAATATATGGACATATCTCAACTCAAAGACGGGGAGAAAATTTTAGAATTTTTTGTCCCCGGTAGACCCGCAACTAAGAAAACTTCACAAAGAATTGTTAGAAGAGGAAGATTCACTAAGATTTTACCGTCAAAAAGGTTTGAAGATTATGAAAAAAATGTCCAAGAGTTGTTTGAAAGCGTGTGGAAGAATCTTGGACATAAGCCTATGTCTTATGGTGTAGGTATAAAATTAACAATTACTTTAAACAGCTGGGTATTGGGGGACGAAGTGGGGTATATGCAAAGTTTGGGCGATATTTTAGAAAAATACGAGGTGATTGCTAATGACCAGTTGATTCATTGGATTGATAATGGAACCCATATGATTACTATGCCCGATAAAGAAAACCCAGGTGCTAAAATAGAAATTTATAGATATAGACACCCGCAGGAAACAAGAGAAAACTTTGCCACTAAATTTGCTTCTAAAGAAGATTCTGAAGATGACGAAGACACAATCTATGTTAAAAAAACAACAAAAAGAAGAAAAACTACTACAAGTAAACGTAAACAGAAATAATGAAAGAAATATGGCTCTCGCCTTCTGATCTTTCCTATTTCTGGTCTGACTCTAAAATAGGATTTTATGATAAGTATGTTTTGGAGATTCAAAGACCTAAGCAAGCTTTCCCTTCAGTATTTAATACAATCGACTCGTGCATGAAAGATGCCTTTGAAAAAGTCACATGTACAGATATTGTAACTGGTGCACCCGAGGGGCACATCACGCACGATGATATCTACGTCCAAAGTCAATTAATTGAACTGGGTGATTTCAAAGTGGGCTTCAAAGGTAAAATAGATTGTTTACTTGACAGATTGAATGGTAATTATTTTGTGGTTGATTATAAAACCACACATATCTCAGAAAAACTTTCTCATATTTACTTCCTACAGCTTATGGCGTACGCATACGCTCTTGAGAAACCCCTACGCGGAGAATCCAAGAAAATAGAGGGTCTTGGCCTAATTGCATTCCAGCCCAAAAAATTCGATTTCGATCTAAATTTTGGCAATTTATCTGGCGAATTAGCCTGGATTCCTGTTAAATTTGATAAATTGAAATTTAAAAACTGGATCACAGAAGAACTCAAACCATTACTTAACGGCACAAGAGAAGAAATTTTTGAATCAGGAACAGACAAATCTTGGTCAAGATACACCAGCTGTTTCGTAGTGGAAGATGTAGAGGGAAATGAAGCATAGAATCTTAAATAGATTTTATGCTAAGAATTTCTCAGATTGTCGATCAAAGTATTTATGAATACGAAAATGGCAACATAGCCCTGGCTGAGGCGATGCTTGATTTTGCTCTTCGACTAGCTAAGAAGAAGCCTAAATACAAGGGGACTTCTAAGAATGTGCCATCTAATATGGCGTTATATAACAAATGCAAATCACAGGCTAAAGCTAAATTTGATGTTTGGCCTAGTGCTTATGGGTCTGCATATTTAACAAAATTATACAAATCAAAAGGCGGCACATACAAGAGCAAGGGGTAAACATTTTATTTGTATAAATAGAATGTATGAAAAGCTGTTCTTGTTGCAAATCAACAAAAAATCTTGATGATTTCCCAAATAATAAATTGACCAAGGATGGTAAGGGTTCAATATGCCGTTCATGCATCAATGAAAAAGATAGAGTGAAAAGAAGAACATCAGGTATTCCCGAGAAAAGAACCGGCCTAGATAAAGAAAAAGCTAAACAAACAAAAAAAACCTGGAGAGATCAGAGAAAAAATAAAACTTTTCCGGCGATTTTTTTTAAGACATGTACTAGATGTAAAAAAAATTTATCAATTGAAAATTATACAAAAGACGAAAAAACAAAAGATGGTTATAGAAACTATTGTAAAATTTGTCGCAGTATAACAGCTGGCAAGGTTGCCTTGGAATATAGAGTAAAAAATTGGGCAAAAATGCTAGTAATAAATGCAAAGAAGCACTCAAAAGACTTAGTAGAAATAGATGAAAATTTTGTTTTGAAACTGTTTGAGCAGCAAAAAGGGAAATGTTATTGGTTTGAGGTTCCTTTAGTTCCTTCTGAAATTGAAAAATATCCTTTTCAACCGAGCATAGATCGGATAAACAGAGAGTTAGGTTATGTCAAGGAGAATGTAGTTTTGGCATGTTACTCTGCAAATATTGGCAGAAATACATCTACTTATGAAATTTTTAAAGAATTTTGTGATGTTTTATTGAAAAAGGAATCAATTACAAAATAAAGAAACTAATATTAATGGGTATCTTTAGGGAAGCTGGACTCAAGGAGTGGTTTAAAGAGGAGAAGTGGGTAGATGTATCAAGGCCCAAGAAGGAAGGCGGCTACGAAGAATGTGGTCGATCTGACGCTGACAAAGGCAAATACCCAGTCTGTACACCAGCTTCTAAAGCAAAGACGCTTGATGAAAAAGAAAGAAAAAATCGAATTAAGGCCAAAAGAAAGAACGAGAAGAAAAAGAGAAAGGGCAAGAGTCCTAATATGACTGAATACACACCTTCTCAAGGTGGAAAATCAAATCCAAAAACTGCCAGTCACAATCTTGTGGAAAAACTTGTAAAATCAGAAGGAGTTAAGATTAAAACTTCTTTTAAAAATTGCTTAAAAATCTACAATGATCATTTTTTCGATTTGAAGGGAAGCTGGGATTTTGATGACCTGATGACTCCAAAAATGATCTTGAATTTATTTCCAGAGGAGATTCTTAATCTTCCTGTAATAATTGATAGTAAGCATGTAGTTCTTGAACTTCCTGGTTCTGGAGTTGAGGTTTTTAATATGATCCCGGAATATTTAGTGGAAACTACAATGAGGTAAGGCGATGAGACCAGATTTATTAAATTCGATATACTACAAATTAAGTGAAAAAGAAGATACCACGAATTTGCAAGGCAATGTAAATGATTATGTCAAAAAAGTTTTCGTGCTCTTCCTTGATCTCCTTAATCATTCTGGAGTAAGTGATTTAAACGAGAAAATTAAGGTAAAGACTGAGTTTGAAAATGGCAAAGTAATGGAAGTGGTTACCGAAGCTGGTGAGCACTTAATTGAAATGCTTTTATTTTCTGACGAATTCAAGAGAGAAATTGATGAACTAGACGATGCTTTGATGTCGGGATGTGATTGCCGAAATAAAGAAGGTGTGGTTGATAAAATCAAAGCTATTCTTTCTGATGTAGGATCGGAATCCATTGAGCTTAAAGATTGGGTAAATGCTGTAAAGGGAATGAATGATTGCGAAGATTTCGACGCAGAAGAAAGTTTCTTTGATTTAGACGATTTTTAAACGTACAAATAATCGTGCTTAAACCATCTAATTTATTATCATTCGATGACGTATGGCTTGAACCAAGGTATTCTGAGATAGAAAGCAGAGCTAATCCAGATTTGTCAAGCAAACTCTCTTCAAGTGTAACACTTCAACACCCTGTAATTGCGTCAAATATGGCATCTGTAGTAGGGCCTTTTATGGCAGAAACTTTCGATGATAGTGGTTCGCTCGCTTTCTGCCACAGATTCCTTTCACGAGATCAGCTCGTCTTCCTTGCACAAGGGCAAAAGCTAAACTATTTTCCTTATTCCATTGGAATTAAAGAAGAAGATCTAGATACCGCAAAGGATATATTTAATATTCTCGGAGATAAAGCAATAGTTTTAATTGATATTGCTCATGGTCACTCTAAAAAAATGGGTGAGTTCGTGACTAAGGTTAAAAACATTGGATATAAAACAGTAGTGGCGGGGAATGTTGCCACAGTTGAAGGATATCAATTCCTTTCTAATGCTGGAGCAGATGCTGTGCGAGTTGGAGTAGCTGGCGGAAAAGTTTGCACGACAAAAAATATCACGGGGCATCACATCCCAACACTACAATCTGTTCTTGAATGTGCTTTACACAAAAATCATGCTTCTATCATTGCTGATGGAGGAATTGCCACTTCAGGTGATGCTGCTAAAGCACTTGCCGCTGGTGCAGATTTTGTCTGTTTAGGAAGTGTACTGGCCCCCACATCTGATTCACCATCTGAATTAGTAAACGAAAATGGTGTTCTATACAAGCTCCACTATGGCATGTCATCGAAAACAGCAATGGATACATTTTTTGCTGGTAAGAAAACACATGTTGCCCCCGAAGGAACTACAATTAAAATGCCTTACACAGGCGAAACTGCAGATGTTTTGAAAGAGTTTATATCGGGGATTAAATCTGCTTTGACTTACACAGGTGTAGACAACATCAAAGATTTTCAAGAAAATGCGATTCTGAGGTTTAAAAACCGTATATGAATAAGGAGGTAAAAATATGAGTTATTTTAAGGATTTTAAGTTCAACCTTTTGGTTCAAAAGGTAGTTATCTTTGTCTTGACAGCTTTCCTTACTGCTTTCAGTAAGGAACTTAACGTCACACAAGATCTTAAAGTTGCAGTAGAAGCGGGACTTTCGGTCTTGCCTCAGGCAATTGTCATGGCTCTTGGTTTTGATCAGTTGACATTCAACTTTTTCAAGCAACCAGAAGTTAAGGCAATGGTTCACGCAATGCAAACAAAGAAGGAAAACTAATTTCGTAGTCCGAAAACTTGTATCAGGATGGCTATTTCTGATACAAGTTTTTTTAACAATTACCAAGGCATAATTGGCTCAACTTATGCGAAGGGATTTGAGGAAGTTTACAACCCATCCTCAACATTGATTAATTATTTTCCCGCTAGACAATTATTCTTGTCAAGCATGAGCACATCAGATGTAACCAATGGCATCTCAGTGGTTAATGCCCATCTTAATGCTGAAAGTGTTTATAGCAACGCATCAGTCAATATAGCCAGATCGGTAGCTCAGACTGTCAATAATTTCTTCACAAACACTTACGGATCTTCGTTAAGGGATTATTTCACTGGCATCACCCCATCAAAAAATGTCGCCTGGGCTAACGCATTTAAATCATTGTGGTATCAAGCTAATACTCAAGAATTAGTTCAGCAAGTGGGTTTCGCAACCTGGACTGGCTCGGCCTTCGTAATCTATCCACCGAATTCGTCTGCAACTAACAGGCAAAATACTGCAACCGCTGTAAGTATTTCTGGCAATAATGTTGCTGTTTCAGGCTTCCAAACATCAATCTCTAATTTTGCTCTACCAGGTGACATAATTGTCGCCAGCAACTCCGCATCTATACCAACAGCCGCGAATATCGCACTTAGCACAACGGTAACCGGATATTATAATTCAAACACCCTCACGCTCAGTGGCCCAGTCAGTTCGCTCACAACTAACTTGTTCGCGTTTAGACCAATTCAAAATCCAGAATATTTAGAGTTCAGATTCGGTACGTCGTCCTTAACCGGAGGAGCAAGCACAGGTGTCGTTTCTAACTTGGGTCTAACTGTTTACCTATCTACTGGAGTTAGTACGACAATCAATCTTAATACAACCAACTTAATCGGAAGAGCAAATATTGGAATTTATAATAATTCCACATATAAAGCACTTGGTATTACATCGATTGCACTAGCTAGTGGTTCTGTTGCTGGCCTAGGAACAATTCCAGCTCTTGAAATCTGGGTTAAATCTACGAATTAAAGCTCTGATACAAAATCTGCTAACTCGTAATATTCAATCGAATCAAGCATGTCAGCTATTCTTATATTATTAAGAATTTCGTCTGATTTCTTCTCACGCTTAGATTTTTCTTTTGGATTCTGCTTGTAATAAGTCTTCCAAGCCGTTCCATAAGCAATATCATACATCTTTTCTTCAGAAATATTTTTTTTATCTTTCTTCATTTGCTTAATAATCGAATCAGCAATTTCATCTACTTTATGTGGCACGTTTTCTCTTGGCATTTTTTTACTAGCTCCTTTAAATATATTATCTTCCTGGTTTTCCTTTTCCTCATGGGGATGCTTCACTAAGCGAGCTCTAGCACCAGGTATCTCACCAACTTTTTCCACATTTTTAGGAGCATCATCAAGGAAATGAACCTTATTTAATCCTTTAAACTCCTGAAGATCTTCGATTGTTTGTTTCTTTTTGTCCGCTGTATCACCTTTATAATGCATTTGCTCATCTCTGGTAACAATGTGGCCGATATCAAATCCCGTCTCTGGTAAAATCGGGCCAAAATAATCATCTATGATATTCTTAATATCAGCCTTGTTAGATCCACTACCCCTGGCTGTAACAATGAATAAATTCTGAGGACTGTGTAACAAAATGTTTCCAAAGATAAGAAGATTCTTTTTAATGGGACGGGGGTTCTTGACATGCTCGAAATTATCAAACGAAATCTTCGCGGATTTTAAATCTTCTCTTGAAATACCCATACTGGGCAATTCATGGTTTTTTTCTAATTGACCGAACTCATAAGAATTAAGATCGATTCTCTCTCGACCAGGAATCAAAACGCCAACTGTGTTGTCTGTTGTGAATAATGTATCATCAAAATCGAAAACATGAAGAGAAGGATCTTTAGAGGCCACATAAACTTATACGCCCAATCCAGCTCAATAACCTGCCAGTATGTATAATGTAATCATGGTCGATTATAGCCTGTTTATTGCAATTCTTAAACACGAAATAACATCAATGAAAATGCTAGGGGAAAATTTTCCAATGCATTCGAGAATTAATGCATTAATAAAAACGAAACAAATCAAAAATGAAGACGATGCACAACTTATATTCATTTACAAAGAATCCCCACAATTTATTGATTTTTTCTGGAGAAATATCTTAACGGAAAATACGCAATGGCTCATTATTGCCCCGCGAAATAAAACAGAAGCCATAATCATATACAAAGAATTGAGAAGCTTCGGTGAAACTATAATCGTGCAATCTGAAGAACCAATAGTAATTATAAAAAATCTTAAACCCAATTTTAAACAATATTTTCGACAAGAAATCTTGCTGCCAATAGAGCAAAAGAACCTAAATGATTTTCTAGATGCTAAAGATGAAAATCAATATGATGGAAGATTGTGTCAAGTTATGCAAGGCACGGAAGAAGAACAAATCATACAATCAATAATGTCAAACTCAATGTATGTGTATTTCGGAGACGATATAAGCTCAGATTGTGTGAGGGTGTGTCAAATGCTCGCAAATATGAAATTCTATATCATAGAATGTGTGTCTCAAGATAATTACAAAACAAAAGGATTCTTCGTGCATAGAGATTATCTTGAGAAAACAATCATCTATAAACTTACAGGATACAAAACTCTTAAAAATGTTATGAAATTCAATGAAATCCACATCAAAATGCCCGTATATTAAAACGTGGAAAGTAAATCAAAACCCTTTGTGTGCCTTGATGTAGATGATCAATCAACATTGAGAGCACTTAGCAAAAGAATTGAAGAATTTTTCCCAGATAATATTGTTAGATTGAAAATAAACGGCAATTATAGCCCGTTCTTCTATATGGATGGACGATGGATATATAAACCCAAATTGACAAAGCCAGCAGAAAGATTCACATTTAAAATCTTCACCAATGACACAGCTGAGCAATTCCTTGAAAAAGATCACATTTTGCAGCTAAAGCAACTAAATGTAGACACGGCTAATATTAAATTGGCAGGAGACATATATCTTGTTGATCAAAATTTGCCCGGATTCTTTTTCACAGACGGAGAAACAATCGTCGTATATCAAGCACTACTTGAAAATGCAAAAAAATTGTCAAACTTCCTAAATGAATTCCTTGATTGTAAAATTGTTCTGGATTTAATGAACGAAGAAAATAACGGTATAATGGTATTGCAAACAAAAAATAATACTTTTGGAGTAAAAAATGGTCAGAATAGTTAAAAGACAAAATGAAAACATAGACAGCTTACTGAAGAGATTCAATACAGCCGTTACAATGGAAGGAATCATCAAAGAAGTGAGGGAGCGATCAAGGTACGAAAAACCCTCAGTGAAAAAGAGAAGAAAGCGATTGGAAAAGCTTCGTGAAGGAAAAAATCCTGTAAAATAATATTATGAAGTTTAAGCATGACTCAAGCTCTAAGGATCAGAAAACACAGTTTTTGCAACAATCAGTGCAAAACCCAACCCCTCAAGCACCAGCACCAGGAGCGAAGCCGCATATTAATGTTATCTTCTGTGTGCCAGGAAGAGAGTTCACTGCCAACTTTTTACAAAGCTGGACTAATCTCTGCAATGCCATGTACCAAAATGGCATCTCTTTCGCTCTGAGTAACGCATACAGCCCCGTTGTGTACTATGCACGATCTGCATGCCTTAGAGCACACGTTCTAAGAGGAAGACATCAAAAGCCATTCAACGACGAATATACATATGATTATATCATGTGGATCGATTCAGATATCGTTTTCACGCCAGATGATTTCTTCAAGATGCTAGAAAGAATGCAAAAGACCCCGAGCATGCCAATGCTCTCAGGATTGTACCTCATGGCTGATGGACATCACACTACTTGTGTGGACAAATGGGATGAAGACTTCTTCCAGGAAAATGGATCTTTCAAGTTCCTTACACTGGCCGATATGGAAGAGAAGAAGAAAGAACAAGAATACAAAGAAAACAATGGTGTTTTCCCATGTGTGTACATCGGGTTTGGATGGCTTATGGTCAGATATGGTGTGCATGAATCTTTTGAGTACCCATTCTTCAAACCACAGTTCCATGAACTTAAGGGCGGTTCCATTTTTGACTTTTCAAGTGAAGATGCAAGCTTCTTCTTGGAACTCCGAGAGAAGGGCATTAAGTGCTATGTCGATCCTGAAATCAAGGTTGGACATGAAAAAATGTGCGTGATTAGGTAGTCGAGCAATAATGCAAAACTATGAAAAGCCTCGCAAGGGGCTTTTTTGCTGCCTGAAGATTACGAATCCAGGACACAATCTGATTTTTCACTAAATAATTATTATGAATATTGTCGAACTGTTTCTGACACTTCAAAACCAAATGCGAGTGTTCCATTGGCAAACAAAGAGCTTCGCAGAACATAATGCCTTTGGAGATACATACTCTGGACTCGATGAAAAAATCGATGAATTCATGGAAGTATATATTGGCAAAAATGAAAGACCTGTTGCTAAAGACAAATTTAATATCTCGCTCGTTAATATATCAGAAAATAAAGAAGCCGTGATTGATGCATTTATTGATGTTCTTACGGAAGATTTACCAAAAGCACTTGAAGAAAAAGATACAGATCTTCTCAATATCAGAGATGAAATGCTAGGACTACTTAATAAACTCAAGTATCTCCTCACTCTTAAATGAAGCCAGCCGTTAACACTTAAATAACATTATTTTTTTTCAAATGTTAACATTTAAGTGTTAACCTATAGGCACAATCTGACCATTACCTGAAGCAAGCTGCCTTTGAATATAAGCCAAGGACTCAACAGGTTTCTCGAATTTCTTGGAATCTCTCAAACCGCGAAGATTGTTAATCAAATCTGCCTTGCTCTTGATATTGAATAGACCTCGAACCAGATTTTGATCAGATTGTGGCAAACTCTCTAAAGTGACCGTGGATTCGGCTTTGTCAATTTCAGATTGTGTTAAGTTTTTATAAGCATCTTCTTTTTTGTCTGATTGCGGAATGAACCCGCACCCAAATGAAGATATGGCCCACAAGGCTGCAAGACCAGGTGCCAAACTAGCACCAGCAACACTGGCGGTTGCTATAAGTGAACTAATTCCTAGAATAATACTAATAATTTTGCAAATTACGCGAGATGATAATCCCTCTCTCTCATAGTCTGTGTAAATATCATAAGTATCAAAAGGAATAGCTAAAGCTCCTAAAAACTTCGCATTCTTGCTTATAAACTGAAGAACTCCCATAAGTGATGGGAATTTAGTTGCAAGACCTTCTAGAATTTTAAGAATTAATCTAGATTTTTCCAATTTAAGATTTGTCTTTAACTTTCTGGCCTTGTCTCCGATCCAAGGACTTGTGGTCGCGGTTGCGGGATTTAATTGGTCATGAATTTGCTGAACATATTGGGTAGCTTTTGTCCATTGTTTTGTATCAACCAAACGTGAAAGTTTTCTCACCTGACTCTTGTCGAGGAGAGTGTTGCCTAACAATTGGTTAATAAGTCTCCGGCCATATGATTTCGGAATTTTTCCGCTATCCATACTTTCTATAAGGCCTTTAATTTTTAGCACGAGGCCACCAATGGAACCAGCCGCCGATCCTATCCCACCGGGTGCTGACATTCCAGCAGGACGAGAGTCAGGTGAAAAAGAAGGAGTGGAAATGCTTTCGGGTTCATTAGTTTGAACAGGGGCCGATGGCATCGAACGAGGCGTGTAAGTGTTAAACTTTGGCATCGCGGATTGAGCATAGCGAAATCCTGAACCACCACTAGCAATGCGATACAATTCAGACACAATCTGATCAATCTCTGAAGCTAAACGAAAATTCTTATCTTCAATTTCGCTCGCATACTTTAAGGCACCTAAATAGCCCCGATCTAGTATCAGATTGTATACTTCCACATAATCTAATTAAAGGAATTCATCCACTCTACCTCTAAATACAGATTGTGGTAAAATTAGAAATTCCCAAAGAACTTCCAGTTAATAAACTGAATAAAATTGGCGTTTCTAAGAAAACCAACGAAGAACATCTTAAGCTTTGGCAAGGATATGCTAAAAATAATAACAAAGCTGTGGAAGCACTCGATCAAAGAAAGAACCTTAAAGATGTAAATTCCACGTTCTCAGATGTTCGAAGCCAAAAAATGGCTGAATCATTTTCATATGGAGGATTCTTAAACCATAAAGTGTTTTTTAATCATCTCAATGGAGATGGCAAACCAACTAAAGAATTTCTTGCCCTGATTAAAGAAGATTATGGCACATTCTCAAACTATATCAACGATCTGAAAGCCACTGCTCTTTCAGCCAGAGGATGGGCATTCATCGGATATTGCTACGATCACGAGATGATTATTAATGTGATTGGAGATACACAGAATACTTTCCCTATGTGGAACTGTGAACTCATTGGAGCTATAGATATGTACGAGCATGCCTATTTTGCAGATTTTGGCACAGATCGTGAAGGATATATAGACGCAATCTTGAGCATAATGGATTGGAAACAAGTGGTTAAAAATATAAGAAATTGAAATTTCGCCCGCTTATTTCCATAGGTTTTCATCTGAAATTCAGCTAATATAAGATTGTGTGGTTAAGCCAACAAGTGATTTTTCAATATTTCATTAATATCTTTTTTTTCTAAATAGCTTATTTCTATTAATTTAATATTGTTATTTTTACACCACTCTTTTTTAATTTTGTCATTTTGTTGTATTTTTTCAAGATTTAATTTTAATACATTATCGTCCATTGTTTTTGACCTTTTTACTACATTAAAATGTTGGTAGCCCTGAAATTCTATTAAAATATTTTTACAAGGGATAAAAAAATCAAACGGGAGACATCTTTTATTTACACAGTCAGAAAATCTTTTCTGTTCTTCGAACTGAATGTTTTGTTCAGTTAAATATCTTCTAATGAGCTCTTCGCCCTTGGAAGATTTACATTTATAGCAACCTGTTGCCCCAAAAATATGATTATTTGGAGCTGAATTAAAGTCACCATGCTTGGGGCAAGTTATTATAACCTCCGTTCTGTCATTTATATATATTGTTTTGTCATAATTGTATTTAAAATTGTGCACATTGTTTGATATTTTAATAAAATCTTCTAAACTTCTTTTAATATTTTCACGGCAGGCGGGGCATCCATTTCCATATAGGTGCATATGCGGGGTTTGTAAAAACTGTCCATGCATTTTGCAAACAATTATTACTTTTTCTTCATAATTTTTATAAACAGAAAGACTATAATCATATTTATCGTTATGAATTTTTTGAGATCTTTCAATAAATTCAGACTGTGTTAGTTTATTAGTTCCGCCACACCTTGGGCAACCCTGTCCAGAAAGATGCATGTGTGGCGACTGCGTAAATTCACCGTGCGTCGGGCAAATGATGATAACTTTATGTTCATAATTTTCATAAACAGAAAGACTATAATCATATTTATTTTTATGAATTTTTTGAGATCTTTCAATAAAGTCAGATTGTGTTAGTTTATTAGTTCCACCACATTTTGGACAACCACTACCTTTAATATGTCTTTTTGGTTTTTGTAAAAACGAGCCATGAATAGGGCATATGATTTCTATATGAGTTATGGTGTCTTTGTAGTCAACTTTGTCATAATTGTATTTTTCTCCATGAATTAATATAGCTCTTTCTTTGAAATTAAATTGCTTCACTAATTATATTTACGAAGTGCCCTTAATGGTACCTGTAATATAAGGATTTTTTTTAATAATATCGTATTTATATAATATGTGGTATAATTTTGCTCAGAAATCAAATAGCTTAAACATACCGATTCCAGAAGTTTTACAAAAAATACTTTCAGAAATACAAAAACAAAATGGCACTGGATATTTAGTCGGCGGAATTGTTAGAGATTCATTATTCAATCAAATTCATAAAACAAATTTTAAGCCCAAAGACTATGATGTTGAGGTTTTCAGATTGACTTATGAAAAACTTATTGAAATTTTATCAAAATTTGGAGATGTTTCTGAGGTGGGGAAATCTTTTGGTGTTATAAAATTAAATGCTGACGGAGAAGATTATGATTTTTCTTTACCCAGAACTGAATCTAAATCTGGACAAAAACACCAAGATTTTGCTGTAAAATCAAATCCAAATCTTTCAGAAAAAGATGCTGCAAGTAGAAGAGACGTAACTATTAATTCTATTTTATATGACCCTTTGACAAATAATTTAATCGATAATTATAACGGCGTTGAAGATATTAAAAATAAAACATTAAAGCATACATCTAGTGCCTTCTCTGAAGACCCACTTAGAGTGCTTAGACTTTTATCTTTGGGTTCTAGGTTTGGTTTAAGTTTAGCTCCAGAAACCGCAGAACTAGCACAATCTATAAGAACAGAATATCAACACCTTCCAAAGGAAAGAGTGTATGAAGAATTTAAAAAACTCGTGACAAAAGGAATTGAACCAGGAAAGGCACTAGACTTTCTCTACACCACAGGATGGTCTGAAAACTTCCCTGAAATACACGATCTGAAAAATACTCCTCAGGATTCGGAGTGGCATCCCGAAGGCTGGTCAGTTAGAATTGTGCCTCCTGATTCTTTCACTGCAGGCGTGGCAATATCCAAGCCCATTGATCTTTTGTCCAGGGAGCTTCTCCTTAACTCTGGAGCAAACCCTGCAAGCGGTAAATCTAGAGATGTTACAGCTCACACACAATTTCCTGTCAAGCCTGGGGCTGTTTTTATTAATTTGGTGTCCACAAAGAGTGCAGGGATTAGTGACCTTATGTTTTCTCCATTGGTTTTTCCTCCAGCATTTATCACACCATCCAAAAGCTTTGTGCGGCAAATTAGAACCTCCGCACAACAAGCAGACAAAATTATTGGGATCATGTTTAAGATTCCTAAGCCTAGTGTGCTCAGAATTATGGGCTCTGCCATCGAGAACAACCAAATTATCCAAGGAATTATTAAGTCTGTCGCCGTCTATGTGATGAACATGCTCGCTAGTGCTCAAGATTCTTCCCAAATGAATCTCCATGATGTATCTATGCAAGAAAATGCTCCCAGGGGTTCTTCCGGGTACGGAAATCTTAGCATATCCCCCGGCGTAATTGACCCTAAATTCTCTATCGTTGATAATAACGTAATCTTTTACTTCTATCTTCGTGGTATAGGTGATGTTGATACTCATAACAATGGTATTGCTGATAAGCACATATATCTCCTTGTTGAGCTAGGTGATGTTGCCACTCATACAGCCTATGTAATGAACGAAGCGGCAAATATTGCCACAAGAGAGAATCTTAGCCCTGAAGACCGTGAAGTGTTGATTTATTCCGCCCTGGCACACGACTTTGCTAAACCAGAAACTACCGATGTAATAAATAAAAAAGGCATAGACAGGATTACATCTCATGGGCATGAGGACAAGGGCGGAAAGAAGGCTAAAGCCTTCCTACAGTCAATAGGAGCCCCAAAACACATCATTGATAAAGTGGTGCCGCTAGTGCAATTCCATCTGAGCCATATTCATCATTCTAATACACCAAAACAAGAAGCCTTTGTTAAATCACTTGCAGAGAAAATACATCCAGCAAATATTAGAATGCTTGAGCTTCTAATAGAAGCGGATCACTCAGGCAGACCACCACTTAATAAAGAACTGCCACAAGAAGCCAGAATGATGTCTGATCTGGCAAAACAACACAATGTCTACGAGGGCAAGCACCCCGATCTTCTACAAGGCAGAGATATTATGCCCTATCTTGATAATAAAGGTGGGCCGATTGTTGGAGAAATCCTTAAAGAACACAGAAACCTAATCTTGAGACACGATCCAGATATGCAATCAAGAGAATCTGCCCTTGCATGGCTTGATCGAAGAATGAAGAAAGTGGCTGGATTACTTAATGGAAATGATATCATGAATGTCCTTGGGTTGACCGGGCCATCTGTGAAACTCATGCTAGATGAAGCGTGGAGAGCACAGAGAATGGGGACATTCAGCACGAAAGAACAAGCCCTGGAATGGCTCAAACAACAGTGATTACCATTCCAGCACCTCTTGCTGATTGATATCTAAACACTTGAAATGTGTGTTGCCAATCTGTTTAGAGAAAGACTTGTGCCAATGACCAATTCTCCATAATGGCGGCTCATGAATCTTCCACATCTCCCAAAGCAATCTTCCTGTATGAGTTTCCTTGGGGAAAATGCCTTTGATTAATTGAGTGAAATTTGGAGGGCCATCGTGAGAAATTACTAAATCAATCTCGCCGCATACCTGCTCCCATAACACAAGACAATCTTCTGCTTCCTTATATGAAAGTTCTTCATCGGCCCACCAGCTGAGTCCTGGGGTGCGATGGGCATAGTCGATAGACCAAGCACCAGCAACAAAGAAAATCTTTTTACCAGCAAATTCATACACACCAAATCTACCAAGATCATGTGGGTATTTATTCAAAATCTGAGGATTATCATGATTGCCATGTAATACCTTGAGTTTTTCACTATCGGCAGAATCAAGATAACGCTCGGCTCCGAAGCCGGCACCATAATCTCCAATCTGAATGGTTAAATCAAAAAGATGGCAAGATTGAATCATGTCGTTGATTACTTTGCCATCAGCATGAATATCTCCATATAATCTTAATTTAGCCATACAATATATACGAAAAAAATTGTAAAAGCATCTCATGAAATACAAAATTATGTTCCTTGTTTTAATTGGAACCGCAGTGTACCTGGCGAAAAAGAAAGAAAAACACAATCTAACAGAATATATCGGCAAAGCTGATATATTCATAAACAATCTGGAAAAGAAAATGGAAAATATCCATTCAGCTCAGATCAAATAATTCTTGAGCATTGAATAAAGATGTGTGGGTGTCATAACACTCGGGGAATTCTCGCTGCCAATTACAATCAGACCAATGTCTTAATTTTAATTGATTCCAAGTGTATTGACCATTTACTCTAATCTCCTCACCCAATCTGTTTAAAATAGTTTTCTCAGAAAATAAATATTTGAATTTCTCAGAAGGATTGTTTATCTTTCTTGACTGATGAATTAAACCCGTGAATGTAGATCCTAAACTGCCAATGAAATTATCTGACATTGTTGCAATTAGCATAGACACTAAACCCACCTCCACACTATCTAACTCGGGATTTCTTTCCTTAATGATCTTATCAATAAATATCATCTGATTTTCACATGTGAAATATTGTTCATCTTCTTCATTGGTGTGAACTAAAATTGGATAGTGATAGAAATTGTTGTATATTATGCTTTCAGATTTATCAAAAGATGATGTGAAATTCTCAGCAAAAAAATCAATCTTGCAAAAATCTCCCCTTCTCACATGTATCGAATTGTTGCATCCTATCTCTCTGTAAATATCACGGGCCAAAATTGAATATCTCTCCTTGGGGCGAAGATTGCGTGAAAGATTGTGTACATAATCTGATTTATTATCAAACAAAATCTTAAATGAATAATAACCCAATGTGTTAGGCGAATTACCACCAATATCACTTGAATTGTAATCCAAAATATTCACACACTCCCGGCCAAGAGCGAAACTATCATTCGGCTTCTCTGATGAGTAATAACACACACCAAAATCAGAAGGGAATAAATCCATATCAACTATAGAACCAGAAACTATATCTGCATCTATATCAAACAAATCATTAACAAATAAACCACAATCTGAAAAAGCTAAAGGATGATCTAAATGTAAAACCAATCTTCGCTTTGAAATTAAAGACAAAATCATGCCCACTTGAATAGACATAATCTGATTAGACATGCCACTGTTATAAACACTCCAATGTAACCTCATGCTCTAATCAAAGGGTATAAACCCTTCTCCCCAACACAATAAGAAGTGCAGGCGGTTAGGTCAATAAGGGAACCATGAAATTCAGATTGTGTGAATAAATCAAGATCTGAAATCTTTACCCCTCCATGAGATAAATAATCTCTCACCGCATCTGCATACACTTTATAAAGCTTCCAAATGAGAATCTTATCTTTGAACTCTTCCTCAACAAGCTCTTTCAGCATTATAAGAGATTGTATCAGATCGTGTGAGGAATCGTTCATTCGAAATTAAAGCAAACAACAAAATTTGAATTTAAAATACTCATTCCAAATTCTGTTTTATTGTTTCTTGTGGCTAAAACACCCAGGAATTGTGGCGGAGGTAGGAAAAAAGCTTTGTTTTCGGGGCAAAGCTCTGACTCGTGTACATCAAGAAGTGGCATTTCCACGGCACGAGATGGATGAACTACCACTTGTGTGCAAATAAGTTCATTTTCTTCAAAAAAAGAAGCTGCATCTAACCAAGCAAAGTGATCGTCTAAACTTTCTGCACTTATGTTTCTGATTGTGTCAGATTCATCTACACTTTGAATTAACATCTGAATTAATTCATAATCCCAATTAATATCATCTTCTGTTGTGGGCACTAATATGTCCAGATTGTAAAAATGTTTTTCGATGTGAGACGGACGCCGTGGGTAAAAAATAAGAGAAATCGAGCTGGGATCTACTTCATATCGTGGAAGAAGACCATCCACATGATCTACCATTAAAACCTTAGAAGCTAAATCATACATAATTGTTTTATACAATTATTTCTTTGAAAAAATGGTACTCTGTGCGGGATTCGAACCCGCGATCTTCGCCGTGAAAAGGCGACATCCTGAACCGCTAGACGAACAGAGCGAGCAAGTACGGGGGAAGGGCTCGAACCTTCGACCTCCTGGTTATGAGCCAGGCAAGCTACCACTGCTCCACCCCGTAATTATATTATACGAGAAAATTGGGTGAATTGTTCCGGATTCACCCAATTTTTATTAGGCATTTGCTAATTCAGCAAGCTCCGCCGTGAGTTTTGCCTTTTTAGCAGCAATTAATTTCAACTCAAGCTGAATTAATTCTTCCCTGCTTGATAAGATCCTCTGATCTTCAGATTTGTTTTCATAGAAATCTTTCAAAACATAATCTTTCGAAATTGTTCTCTCTCTTGCTACTACACCCTTCAACACAAGTTTGATGATTGTGTAACAATCTTCGATATCCATATGGATCGAAGTGAATTTCTGAGAAGAATAACCACCCTCCACCGTGCAACCATCCTTTGCCTGAATTGGCTCATAAGCCACAGGGCTCGGCACTTGCGAGCAATTCAAGTTTGCTGTGTTTAAGCTGCTATTAGATGGAGCGGTAAAATCACATGGAGTAGTGAAGGGAGAGTAAAAAGA